TTTGTTTTTCGTTGATTATCATAGAGTTATGATGAGCAACTTCAACTTTGTGTTCGTATTTTGCGAAACTTTCATCGAGTCTCTTTTGGGATTCTTCAACGGCTTTTTTGAGGTCAGCCGAGGCTTTGTCTAAATTTCCGAGGAGGATTTCTAATTTTGTTTTTCTTTTCATACTTATAATCTATCAGATTTTAGGATTTTTGCAAGATATTTCTTCATTTAAATTTCATTGTCCATCAACGAGTTACAACGCAAGGGACCCGCCCCTCGTAAGTCGTTGGTATTCAACAACTTAGGAAGGTGCGATTTTTATTAGTCTCCTTTGTAGATTACGACCATTTGATATTCTTCTCTTAAGTTAAACGCTGGAGGCATATCAGCATATCGAGCCTGTGCCATTTGAGTGTTGGCAACTTCACTATTCTGTTTGCCCATCATAGCGATGAGTGCGAATCCATAGACAAGGATTCCGATTATAAAGATACGGCGTAGGATATTTTCATTCATATTGTTTTTCTTTCTGCTTTGTTAAGCGTGAGCTAATTGTGTTTCTGTGGTTGGAGGGTAAGGCTTGTTACAAGGTAAAGGCACGCAGTAAACAGATACTTTGTAAAACTTATGATTCCTTATGACTGCCACTAGCTTCCCTTTCTTCGCCCACTTTGGCGAGACGCTCACGGCATGGTAATGATTAGCACCACGCACAATGTCGGGCATCTGCTTATGGATAACTAGGTCTGCAAGGTATAGAGCGTTCTTTCCTTGTGGTGTGGCAAGTAGCTTCTTCTTGGTAGCCTCACTCACGCCACCATTCCAGAAACTGAATTGTTTAGGTGCTAGACAAACCTGTGAGGCTGTCTGGTTACGCTCTATCATCCGTGTTTGAATGACGCTAGCAACGCCAGCCATTCCTTCGAATGTCTCGCCCCTAGCTTCACCCAAGAGCGTTAATGCTACAATGAATAGTTCTGCTGTCATAGGATTAGTCCCTTCCATTGCTAACTGCACCGCAGTAGTCAGAGGGTTTCTCTGCACTGATAGTTCCAAGAGTGAATCCCTCGGAGCTACTCGCACCCCAAAGAAAACAGGTTTGCTCCATAGCATCCACAATGCTTTGTGCTTTAGCTTTAGCAAGGTCAAGCAATCCACCTTTACGCCCTTTAGCGTTGATCTTATTGATCAAGCTATGCAACGCAACCTTGGTAAGAGCGTGCATCACATCATCAGGATGAGCGTAGAAGTAAAACGCTTTGCCGTTGCCCATATCGTGCAACTTGCCGTTAGTTCCTTCCCAATTATAGATAGAATTGAAGAAGTGATTGATTTGTTTGATGCTTCCTTCGAGAAGGTAAGCATTGTTTTCACCGAATGTTTGGTAGCTGATTTTGAGGTTTTGTTTCATAGGTTCTATATTGCCTTTCTGGTTTAGTTTCGTCAACAATTATTTATTCATCGCCTCTTGGTGGATAGCTTCCACCTTGTTAGCGTGAGCGTCAAGGGTTGCGATGGCCTTGGTAGAGGCATCTTTAAGGTCTTGGCTAGCCTTGTTGAGGTTTGCGATCAGTTGTTCATATTTGCTTAATTTCTTCATATAGGTAATCTATCACAGATTAGGAATAGTGCAAGGGATATTTACCATTTAAATTTCGTTGATAGTTAATGACTTACAGATAATCGGCAAGATTTTTATAGAATATATCCCCCCTTTTTTGAAAAAAGTAGGCAACCTCCTTGAGCGAAAAGGGCGTGGGGGTGTTTATATCATTCTCCCCTATTCTAATAATTGTTATTCTATATATACCTATCTATACCCCCCCCTTTTTCTAAATCTAATATAAACTAATTAAAATAACATAATCTTCAAGGTAAAAAAATCCGATGGGCTATTTTTCTCATAAACCCTTTTCTTATATACCCTTATCTATTTGGCCGCTATGTGTAATTATTATCAATATGAAAATAGATATAAAATCATCAATAATAGTATGTTTATTATTAGGAACTCTCTTTTACTTCTTATCCTATAAAAATAAAACAACTCAAAACAAACAATCCAGCGCCGAAAAGCCCTCAATACTTATAATTGATAAAAAGCCCTTACCTTTACCAGCGCCCAAGCCTTTATATTGTGTTGCGCCAGACCAAAATAGGCTAGGCGTAGGAGATAGTTGGAAGAGTAAAAAATAACAAAAAATTCTTTATTTTTATCTAAATATATTGTATTATTCCTCTATGGGAACAGTCTTTATATTGCTCTTAATAGCTTATCTTTTTAGCTTTTTATTTAATATTAGCACAAAAGATGTAAGTAATACTATACAAGGATCTTTTAATCTATCTGAAACTATAATAGTTAAATCTTTTAATTATTTTAAAAATCATGAGCGCCAAAGTCTTATATTAGGTTCAGCTTTAATTCATATCCTAGGGTTTTATATAATAAATCAAAATGTAACATTTACCGTACCAATAGAAGTAAAACAAGATTGGCGTTATTTAGCTTCAGTAGATAATGAAAATCAAGAATCAAAAATATATACTGTAGAACCAGAACATCCCAATTCACCAGATGAAGAACCACTAGAAGGTGAACAAAGCACAGATAATGATACCAAAATGGGTAAAGAAGGTTTAAACCTACCATCAGATATAATTGATTTACCAGATTTGAGTCAAGTAGCATATCAACCAATTATAAGATCTCCAAGTCCTGTTAATCCAGCTAAATTTGTTTCAGATAAAAATTCAATATCTATTAAGAATGGCAAAAATTTATACGCAGGAAATGTAGATGATGGTGGAGCAGGAAAATTCGGATTTGGTAAAGATAATGGATTAGGTTTTAAAAGTGGTGAAATTTTTGGTAACCGAATAGAGGCTAGAAAATTAGGTGTTATATTAGATGTATCTCATAGCATGGCGCCATACAAAGAAATATTAGAAAAACAAATTAGAGCAAACTTTCCTAATTCTCTTATTTGTTATGTTGATGGTTGTGCGATTGGAACCTTAAGCCAAGCAACAAGTGCATTTCAATCTCTTGCGTCAAGTGGAGTAGATGCAATTTATTGGTTTTCTGATTTACAAGATCCAGAAAGTTTAGAAGGTCTATCTGCAGTAGAACAAGCAATAAAGAAAAAGAATATCAAGCTCTATGTTAGAAGCGTTGATAAATCTCCAAACCCAAAACTAGAATCTATTATTAATTCCAGTAATGGAAGTTGTTTTGTTGGATTAAACTAAAGCAAAGCCTTTTTTGAATTTTAAATCTAGTTTAAAAGCATTTACAGCTTGCCCACGATCAAATCTTTTAATAAAATTAGTGCCAGCTTTTGGCATTTTAGCAATAAACATTTTCTTATCTATTGTTAAAATAACTTGAGTTGGTAGCACAGATACATTAGTTATCTTCTTTTTCATTTTACTTTTGATTGCTCTGGCAATAGCACAGTTTTGAGGATTAGCTTTTTCTCCCTCTAGAATATTTGTATCAGTTATCTTAATAGTGTGATTCATTTTATCTCCTGTATTTTATAATCATAATTATCACTATCTTCAGTAACCCATTTGGGGCTATTTTCAGCAGTATAAATATGAGAGTTTATTTTTCTTTGCAACAATAGTTCATTTTGTTTTGTTGCGAAGCTTGGATCGAATACTTTGATTCTATTATTAGGTTGTATTGCGAAATTGCCATTGTCAAGTTTTATAACATGTCCAGCTTTATGCTGATCTGGTTTTTGACTAAATCCAAAATTCAATTCATTATAATCACTATGCGCCCAATCAAGAGTAAATAAATAACGACCAGTATATTCTTGTCCACTTCGTCCAGTATATTTTACTACTTTATTTTCTAATAGATAAAAAGTTGTTACGGAGATATGATAACTAAAACTATCCCAAAGTTCTAGTTCAATTAGTTCCATATCTGGCGCATCTTCTTTCCAGCAAAAAGCGTTTATAGGTGCATGCCACCAAATCCCACCATCTTCCATAAGAAAATTAAAAAGTGGAACTTGACTTGGTAAACTTGTAACTCCAAAAATTAAACATCTATATTTTTTATCAAAACTATCCTCTTGATTCCTTAGATAGTTACCACGCACGTAACATTCAATTGGAGGTATGTTTGCGTTCAGATATGCCACAGTTAATTTATTTACACTAAATATAAAATATGGTGTAAACTTAGATGTAAGTCGCATGTCTAAAAAGCATAAGCAAAAAGAAGATAAATCAGTCCCTGTTCCTCAAAGAGATAAAATTGAAGGTTTCCTAACTATCCGCGAACTACAATGGACAGAGAATCAAAAGAAATTTATTCAATTACTTCAAGATAAGGGTACCAAAATGGTATTCTGTAAAGGACCAGCAGGAACAGCCAAAAGTCTTCTTAGCGTATATGCAGCTCTTAATGCAATTAATAGTAAAAAAATAGGTGAAATATTCTATGTTCGTAACCCAGTAGAAAGCTCTACTCATAATTTAGGATTCCTTAAAGGTGATCTTCACAGTAAATTAGATCCTTATCTACAACCATTAATGGATAAATTACATGAATTATTACCAAACAATCAAGTAGAAATGCTATTAAAGCAAGAACGAGTAAAAGGATTACCAGTTGGTTTTTTAAGAGGTTTAAGTATTAATGCCAGTTACATTATCTGTGACGAAGCTCAAAATTTAAGTATACATGATTTATTGTTAATTACTACTAGAATGGGTAGATTTAGTAAATTAATATTAATAGGAGATATTAGACAAGCAGATATCAAAAATAGTGGATTTGAAAAAACATATAATCTTTTCGATGATAAAAAGAGCGCTGATAAAGGTATTCATACATTTAAATTTGGTAGAGAAGATATTATGCGAAATGATATTTTGGCCTATATTATTGAAAAATTCGAAGAATTACACTAATTAAATATTGAAATTTTAATTAATTTTAAGTATAATTAGTATTATGCTAAAATTATATTGTACAGAATGTGGTAGTCCAACTAGTTATTCAGCTTCTAAACCAAAATTTTGCAGTTCATGCGGAACATCCTTTGATAAACTAGTTGTTAATAAAGTCTTGCTTCAAAAACCAACAGCCGACAAACCAGTTGCACCCAATAAGATTTCTCCAAGATTACAAAAAGCAACAAACACACAAGATGAAGATACAGATCCTGATTTTGATGATCAAGAAGATGATGTTACTAAAATGCCATCAATTCGTAGATTAGATGTTGAAATTGACCAAGGACATGCTACAACTCAATCTAAAACTAAAATTGGAGATATTATTGGTAGCGCAAGAAGTCCGCAAAAAAGAGAAAAGATTAAAGGTAAAACAGTAACAAAAGCAGATCGAAAGAAATTTTTAGAAGACTTCCAAAGAGAAGCTGGATGCATACGTTCCTCACGAGGACGCAAAGATGGCTAAAAAGCCAACCTTTGAGAGCTTAATTGATTCAATAAATTCTGAAATTATTAAAAGAAAAAATAAATGGAATTTAACAGCAATTAATTGGATGGATTTTAGCGATGTATCGCAAATCCTGCGAATACATATCTATAAGAAATGGCATCTTTATGATCCTAAAAAACCTCTTGCGCCTTGGGTTAATAGAATCATAAGCAACCAAATTAAGAATTTAATTAGAAATAATTATAGTAATTTTACCCGCCCTTGTCTTAAATGTGCAGCGGCCGAAGGAGATGATGGTTGCGCTATTTATTCTAGTCAATGTAATAATTGTCCATTATATGCAAATTGGGAAAAGAGTAAAAAGAATGCTCACGATACAAAATTAACTCTTAGCATAGAAAATCATCATCAAGAAATTAATGACAAACCAACAGATAATTTTAATATGGAAAAAACCGCAGAGAATATTCATACTAAAATGCAAAAAGTTTTAAAGCCAATTGAATGGAAAGTATATCAACACTTATACATCGAAGGTAAAGATGAAGAACAAACAGCAAAATTAATGGGATATAGAACAAGCGAAAAGAATAGAATCGCAGGATATAAACAAATTAAAAATATTAAAAAGATTATTATAGTAAAAGTTAAAAAACATCTCTATAACGGAGATATAGATATCCACTAATATGAGCGAAAATTTACCAGAACTAACAGAAGAGCAACAATTAAAATTATTGAATGAATGGAATAATCGTCCAGATAATCCACCATCATTAGTTGAATTGGTTAAGTTAGCTTTTGATAGAGATGATCTTGATGGAAGAAGTAAAGAAGGTAAAGCTGTTAAGGAATTTTTAGCGTCCAGATCTATTAAACCAAGAAAAAGCCACGAATATCAAGCGAAAGGTCTCAAAGAATTAGATAACGATCAAAAAGAATATATTAGTAACAATTGCCATACAATGACTGGATTAGAGATGGCAAAAATTTTATTTAAAAATGAAACATTAACAAATCTATCTCAAGAAACAAGAAGCGTTCTTGAATATATGAAAATTATACCAAGTAATATAAAATTTAATAATACTGAAAATGAAGAAGTTGTTAATGGAGTTTATAAACCACCTCGTAGCGAAGAAAGAACTATAGCAAAAATTAATAAATATGTTCTTGACGGTATTGATAAAACAAAAATAACTCACGCTCAAAAAAGAGAAATTAATGCACTTATTGGTTATATGAATACTCATAGATTTATTCATCAAATTAATCTTTATGATAATGAACCAGACCGCGAATTATTTGAAAGTAGTTTTATAAGATATACATACAATAAGGGAGACTTAACTCAAGAAGAAGTTGATCAATATATTGTACTTTGCACAGAAGTATTAATATCTTCTAATATTCAACAAACAATTACTATATTACAAGATCAAATTGATATAGCAATCCAAGAAGACGGTAAAATTCCAATGGCTCTTGTAGAAGCAAGCAATACTGCTCGCAAAGAGTACAACGATTGCGTTAATCGTCAACAAAAATTAAATAATGATCTTAAAGTAAAGCGTAGCGAAAGACTTAGTAAACAAGTTAAAGAAACAGCCTCAGTTATTAATCTTGTTCAGATGTGGAAAGAAGAAGAAAGTAGAGCAAAACTATTAAAAATGGCTGAAATGAGAAAGGAAGTTTTAGAAAAAGAAATCAACAGACTATCTACAATGGAAGAAGTTAAATGCAAAATACTAGGAATATCTAGAGACGAAATATTGAACGGATAATTTATGTCAGTTATATGTAAAGTTGATGGTAAAGAATTTAGAGATGATAAAGCTCTTCATATGGCTTTAAAAGGATATGGCCTCAACAAAGTTAAATACTATCAAAAGTATTTTGAGCGTAGAGACTTATTAACCAATGAGTTAATTAATTTTAAAACTAAAGAACAATATTTAAATAGCGATTTCAATGACAAGAATAATATGAAGAAATGGTTAAAAGCCCAAACTCCAGAGAAAGCTGAAGAGTATTGTAAAAAATTATTAATCAAAAGAAAAGAAGTTAAAAATCTTACATATTCACCAACTCAAGTTGAGCTTAGAACAATCATGGCTCCATCTATTATATTTTATAATACTATATTTAAAGATTATTATGACATTTGTTCATCTATCGGTCTAGAGAATAAATTCATTCATCCTAATCTTGTAGAAGATCATTTCAAAAACAAATTAACAAACAAATATACAATCTATGTTGATACTCGTGAGCAAAGCTGGCTTAAATTCAATACGCCTTTTGAAATTAAGACTCTTGGATTTGGAGATTACGCTTGCTCAAATGATAATTGTGGATGTTTTATAGAAAGAAAAAGTCTTAGCGATTTTATTAGTACTCTTAGCGTCAAGAACTTTGATAGATTTAAAAATGAAATTGAGAAGGCTAAAAAAAATAACTCTTATATCATTGTTATGGTAGAAGAAAAATTAACTAGCGCTCTAAGTTTTCAATATCTTCCTCATATTAGTAAAAAAATAAAAGCAACACCAGAATATATATTTCATAATGTGCGAGAGCTTTTACAAAGTTATGATAATTTACAATTTCTATTTGTTGATGGTAGAGGAGAGATGACTAGAATAATTGAATCTATTTTTGCAAGTAATTGTTTTTACAAGAAGATAGATCTTCAATTAGCTTATGACATGAAACTTTTATGATATACTGTCCAGATAAATATTTAAGAGAAGTCAAGGATGTTAATGCTGAGTTATCTCAACTTAAAGGGTTTCTTAATGATAAAGAGGCTAAAATAAGTCTTGCAAAATTTTTAAGAGCTAACTTAGGATTTACAACAGAACTTATTAGCGGAGTTAAGTTAGCTTCATATCAAGAATTACATCTTAAAGCTTTAATGAATAGAAATTTTAATATGTGCGTCTTTGGTCGTGGTTGTGGTAAATCATTTATGGCGGCAGTATTTTGTTTTCTTCAATGTGTATTTGAACCTAATACTAAAATTTTAATTGCTGGTCCAACATTTAGAACTGCTCGTTTTATTTTTAATAATCTAGAAAAAATTGTAGATAGTAAAGGAGCAGAATTATTAGCTCAATGTTTTGGTGCAAAAGCTAAAAGAAATGATCAATTTGAATGGCAAATTAATGGTGGCAGCATTGTTGCTATTCCTCTTAATGGAGAAAAAATTCGAGGCTTCCGAGCCAACATTTTAGTGCTTGATGAGTTCCTTTTGCTTCCAGAAGAAATTATCAAAAATGTTTTAATGCCATTCTTAGTAGCACCACAGAACATGAAAGAACGAATGGAGATTCGTGAATTTGAAGACAAGTTAATATCAGAAGGAATAATGAAAGAAGAAGATAGAATGGTATTTGAAAATACAAGTAAGATGATTGCTCTTTCATCTGCAAGCTATACATTTGAAAATCTTTATAAAACTTATAATGAATGGTGCGAGAAAATTAATAGTCCAGAAAAAGGTGAAGCCACATATTTTGTTAGTCAATTAAGTTACGAAGCTCTTCCAGAAGAAATGATTGACAAAACAATTATTGAAGAAGCTCAAGCTGGTGGGTCAAGTCATAGTGGATTCTTACGAGAATATTGCGCGCAATTCACAGATGGTAGTGATAGTTATTTTAACGCAAAGAAGATGGAAGAATGTACATTAAAAACTGGAGAAGCACCTCATACTTTAATGAAGGGCGATCCTAAGAAAAAATATATTCTTGGCATTGATCCTAATATGAGTGACAGTCCTAATGCAGATTATTTTGCTATGGCAGTTATGGAATTAGACGAAGAAAAGGGTCAAGGTATTTTAGTTCATACTTATGCAGGTCTTGGTAATTTAAAAAATCATGTTAATTATCTTTATTATATTTTAACTAATTTTAATATTGTATTTATGATTCTTGATAATGCTGGCGCTGATACATTTTTATCTGCATGTAATCAATCTACTTTATTTAAAGATCATAAATTAGAAATTAAAACATTAGATATAGACTCAGATTTAGAAGGCGTAGATTATGACTTAATGATTAAAAATGCTAAAAATAGATATAATTTAGATGATAAAAGAATAGCATTTAATCAAGTATTTACAAGCACATTTATTCGTAAAGCAAATGAATATCTACAAGCTTGTATTGATTATAAAAGAGTATGGTTTGCAAGTAGAACAGCATCAGATGAAGCCTCATTTAATCAAACAGTAGGTTTAAATATACCATTCGATTTAATGAAAGTAGATGATAAGAAGGATTGGACAGTTTTAGACTTTATTGAAAATCAAGACGACTTTATCTATCAGACGAAAAAACAATGCGTATTAATTGAACATTCAGCTACTAGCCGTGGTACTCAAAGTTTTGATTTACCCCAACATTTAAAAAGAAGCGCATCAGCAAATAAAGCCAGAAAAGACAATTATTCAGCATTTATGTTGGCAAATTGGGCTATAAAATGCTATAATGATATGATGACCGTTCAAATCGTACAGGCAGAAGCTACTTTTTCGCCTATTATGATCAGATAATGTGTAATATTTAGGAATAAAAATGGCTAAAAAATCTAAAAAAGAAGAAAAAATCGTAAAAAGTGAAGAAATCCAACCGCTAATGGTGTCAGATGCCTCTACTTATGAGACTAAAGCGGCCGCTTATGGCTCTGATTCAATGGATGCCTCTCATACCCAAACTAGAAGAAACGCATCAGCTGATATTATCAGAACAGATAGATACAAAAATATTGATAGCGGATTAATCCCTTTTAGATATTCAACTGGCATATCAAATAGCTCTAATATGAATGTCCGTGATGCGGTCATTCTTTGTCAAAAATGCTATTATAACTTTGCAGTATTCAGAAATACTATTGATTTGATGACAGAATTTTCTTGCAGTAATATTTACTTTAAGGGCGGAAGTCAAAAGAGCAGAGACTTCTTTAGCGCATGGTTAAAGAAAATAAATATATTTGATTTGCTTGATCAATTTTTCCGTGAATATTATCGAAGTGGCAATGTATTTATTTATCGTTTTGATACAAAAATTAAACCAGAAGATGTTAATAGAATTACTCAAACTTTCGGATTATCTGCTAAAGCTGCGGATGTTATGTTGCCAGCAAGATATAATATCATTAATCCTGCTGACGTTCAAATTGGTGGAACAATTAATTTCTCAGTTGGAAGATATTATAAAATCTTAACAGATTACGAATTGGAAAGATTAAAAGCTCCAAAGACTCCAGAAGATAAAGAAGTCTTGGAAAGTCTGCCACCAGAAACACAAAAACTTATTACAAAAACTAGAGTTGGTATTTTGACCTTGCCACTAGATCGCGATAGACTTTGCGCTGTATTTTATAAAAAGCAAGATTATGAGCCATTTGCAGTTCCAATGGGATTCCCAGTTCTTGAAGATATTAATTGGAAAGCGGAAATGAAAAAGATGGATATGGCTGTTGCTCGCTCATTACAACAAATTGTTTTATTAGTAACAATGGGAACAGATCCGGATAAAGGTGGAGTTAATCAAAAGAATCTTGAAGCGATGCAAGGATTATTCACCAATCAAAGTATTGGTCGTGTTCTAATTGCAGACTATACAACAAAAGCACAATTTGTAATTCCAGATATTGGTAATTTAATGGGACCAGAAAAATATGAAGTTGTTGATAGAGATATTTTAGTTGGTTTAAATAATATCCTTATTGGAAATGATAAGTTTGCTAATGGAAGCATGAAGGTCCAAGTATTTATCGAAAGATTAAAACAAGCTAGAGAAGCTTTCTTGAATAATTTCTTGTATCCAGAAATCAGAAGAATTAGCAGAGATCTTGGTTTTAAAAATTATCCAACTCCATTTTTTGAAGATATTGATCTTAAAGATGATGTTCAATATTCTAGAATTTATACAAGACTAATGGAACTTGGAATCTTGACTCCAGAAGAAGGCATTACTGCGATTGAATCTGGTAAACTACCAGAAAATGAAGAATCAATTACTTCTCAAGAAAAATTTAGAGAATTAAAAGATCAGGGTCTTTATCAACCACTTATTGGTGGAGCTAAAATGGGTTCAGAACCCGGAAGACCATCTGGATCAACAGGAATTCCTCAAAGTACAAAAAATATTAATCCAAAAGGTCAAGGTAAACAATCTAAAGCTTCACTATTTAGTATAGAAAAAATTAAAGATAATTTCGTGCTTGCTTCAAAGTTGCAAGAAAAAGTAGAAGCCTCTTTAAGAGAAAAACATTCTCTTCGTAAACTATCTAAGCAACAAAAAGAAGTTGCATTTGAAATAGTTAAAGTTATTGCTTCAAATGAAAATCCAGAGACTTGGGATTCTGTAATAGATGAATACGTAAAAAACCCTAAAGATAAAAATCTTGATAAAATTTCAGATATTCAAACAATTGCAGCGGAACATGGTGTAGATACTTATATAGCTAGTATACTTTATCACAGTAAAGATAATAGCTCAAAGGAATAAGGTATGGCAGACAATTTCATTAGAGTCAAACAGATTAACCAATCAGAACTCAGTGGAGTTGTACAAAATGTAATTAATTCTAATCAATATACCATTACATATAATGGTGGTACTGGATTAAGCATAAACAACCTTAGTCAAATAAATTTAAGTGGCGTACAGCTTAATATTCTTGGACCTAGACCTACAGTAAATGGAACAGGAATTCTTTTAAGTGGTGAAGTGGCTGGAGGCGGTGGTGGAGGTATAACTGGCGACGTAGTTTATTTAACTGGAAATCAAACTATTTCTGGCATTAAAACTTTTGCTAATAACGTAATTATTTCTGGAACAGGAATTTTTAATGCAATTAATTTAAATAGCGTTAATGATCTTTCATTATCTGGAACAAACGTAACAATCACAGATGGAAATGTTATAGTAGCGACGAATAGTGCAACTTATACTCCATTAACATCTAATCCATTTTCTGTTGTTGGTAGTGGTAATACTTATATTCAATTAAATATTCAAAATAAAGCAAGCGGCACAGCAGCATCATCAGATCTTGTTATCACAAGTAATGCAGGAAGTGATTCAACAAATTATCTTGATCTTGGAATTAATAATAGTGGATATAACCAAGCTGATTATAATATTGGTGGAAGTGGTGATGGATATCTTTATATTCATGGTGGAAATTTAACAATTGGAACTCAAACAACTGGTAAAGTTATTAAATTTCATGTTGATAATACAACAAGCGATAGGCAAGTAGCAGAAATTAGTGCTTCTGGAATAACATCAATTAGAGTTAATGCAACTTCTGGAATTTTCGGATTAGAAAGTCTTGTATTTGGCACTTACAATGGTATTGGTGGCGGAAGTGGTAATTTTATTACTGGAAATTTTAATTATATTGGTGGAGGAACTAAAAATTCTATAGGCAGTGGCACGGCATGTAATCAAAGTGTTATTGGTGGAGGAAATAGAAATTATATTGAAGGTAATACTAATACAATCGCTGGTGGACAAACTAATTGTATTATAAATAATGTTGCCAACAGAAGTCTTTCATTTATTGGTGGTGGATCATGTAATGTTATTGGAAATAGTCAAAGCGTAGTTGGGGGTGGATATTGTAATAAAGTTTTTACTTGTGCATCAGCTATTTTAGGTGGACACCGTAATTTTATAACAGGAAGTAATACATCTATTTATAACACAATTGGAGGCGGCTGCAGTAATATCATAAGTGGAGGATTTGCTAGTATCGTAGGAAATACTATAGGTGGTGGACGAAAAAATTCTATTACAGGAGCATTTTCGAGTTCTACTATAGGCGGCGGACTTTGCAATTTTATTTTAAACAGTTATGGTAATATTGGAGGAGGAGGAGGGAATATTATATCTGGATGTTATTCTACTATAGGAGGAGGAAGATTAAACGTAGCAAAGCAACTATATACAACCATTGGAGGAGGAGCCTATAATAATGCTTGTGGACTTTGCTCAACCATTGGAGGTGGAATATATAACTGTGCAATCGGATCAAATTCAATTGTTGGTGGAGGATGTGGAAATTGTGCAATAGGAGACTCCTCAAGTATTGGTGGAGGAAGATATAATTGCGCAATAGGAAATTATTCAAATGTTGGCGGAGGAATTAATAATTGCGCAATAGGAGACTCCTCAAGTATTGGTGGAGGAAGAAGCAATTGCGCAACAGCATTAAATTCAACTATTGGTGGAGGAAGAGGAAATTGCGCAACAGAATTCTCTGCAACTGTTGGCGGAGGATATTATAATCGTGCAACAGCATTATCTGCAACTGTTGGTGGAGGAAGAAATAATTGTGCAAAAGGAATCTATTCAACTGTTGGTGGAGGAAGATATAACTATACAGCAGATCTTGCAACTGTTGGTGGAGGACAATGTAATTGTGCAACAGGAATCTATTCAACTGTTGGCGGAGGATATAGAAATTACGCAACAGGATATAGTTCAACTATCGGCGGAGGATATAGAAATTGTGCAACAGCAGCCTGTGCAAATGTTGGTGGAGGATATTGCAATTGTGCAACGGCAATCTCTGCAACTATTGGTGGAGGAGCTTGTAATTTTGCAACAGCAAACTATTCAACTGTTGGCGGAGGATGCTATAATGGTGCAACAGGATTCTACTCAACTGTTGGAGGAGGAAGTTTTAATTATGCAACAGCAAGCTATTCAACTGTTGGCGGAGGATATAAAAATTGTGCAACAGTAGACTGTGCAAATGTTGGTGGAGGATATTGCAATTGTGCAACGGCAATCTCTGCAACTATTGGTGGAGGAGCTTGTAATTTTGCAAAAGCAAACTATACAACTGTTGGCGGTGGATATTGCAATACCGCTAATAGTAATGTTGGTACAATAGCTGGAGGAAGTTGTAATACCGCAAGCGGAATTAACTCAGTTATCGTTGGTGGATTAAAAAATTCCACATTTGGTGAGGTCTCATTTATTGGTGGAGGAATTTTAAATACTGGTTATTCTAGTGGAACAGCAATTGTGGGTGGCACAAGAAATTTTGTTAGTGGAAAAGAGAGCTTTATTGGAGGAGGATTTAAAAATTGCTTAGTTCAAGAATATGGATTTATTGGTGGTGGTTATAAGAATTATATTTCTGGGGAGCCCGGCGTAAATCTTTCAACTATCGTTAATGGATCATCTAATTCTATCTCAGGATCATATTCATTTATTGGAGGAGGAGGAAATAATTATATAACTACTAATCAGGCATTTATTGGAGGAGGAGGTCAAAATAGTACAATTGGATGTAATTCAGTAGTAGTTGGTGGAACTTGTAATTCAATAATTGGCGTTACTAATGCTTGCGCAGCTCATTCAATAATAGTCGGAGGATGCTGTAATCTTATTGTTAATGCAAATCGTTCATTTATTGGTGGAGGATATAGAAATAAAGTTTTACCTCGTTGCGCATCAATTGTAGGTGGAATGGATAATTTAATTACTGGCTCAAATACAAATAATTCAGTTTATACATTTATTGGTGGTGGTTGTACTAATTGCATAACTGGAAATTCAAGTTATGCAGCTATTAATGGTGGAGGATGTAATACTATAACATGTTTTTCTTCAGCCGGATTTATTGGTGCTGGATTATTTAATAAACTTGATAGCGCAAGTTATTCTGTTATTGGTGGTGGACATACTAATACTATATGCAATCTTGGTAATATTGGTACTTGTTCATTTCTTGGTGGTGGAGAAAGAAATGCTATAACTGGAGCTTATAATTTTATTGGTGGTGGAGCTCGCAATACAATTGAAACAGATAGATCAGTTATTGTTGGTGGAGTAAGTAATTATATATATTCTGGTTTATCAACAACTGGATCATCAATTGTTGGTGGTCAGTTTAATACTATAAGTGGAGGATTTGCTTTTATTGGTGGTGGAAATTTTAATTGTATATTAAGCGATTTTAGTACGATTGGTGGAGGACTTAGTAATTATATAGATAATAATGCCGGAGTTGGATCATATTCAACTATTGGAGGTGGTCAGTCTAATTTTGTAAGTGGATTTAGTAGTACTATTGCAGGAGGAAATACTAATACTGCAAACTCTTGTTGTTCATTTATTGGTGGTGGAAATTTGCATTTAAATAATGGAATTAATGGTGTCATTGGTGGAGGATGTTGTAATTATATTGTTGCGGCTGGTGGAGCAAATTCATCAAGTTCATCAACTATTGCTGGTGGAATTTTAAATCTTATCGACAGGTCTTGTTGGGCAACAATTGGTGGTGGAAGAAATAATAAAATTTCAACTCGATGCTCAACAATTGCAGGTGGAGTTAGTAATATAATTACTGGTAGCACAGCAGTATCTCAATCAATATATTCATTTATTGGTGGTGGAAGTGCGAACTGTATTAGTGGGATAAATAATGGTGCAGTTATTGGTGGTGGAGCTTCTAATTGCATCGTAAATAGTAGTACTACTGCAACCATTGGTGGTGGAGCTGCTAATAAAATATTTGATGGACAATATTCAGTTATCGCAGGAGGAACAATCAATACTATATGTAATCCAAATGCTAATAATGTTTTATATTCAACTATTGGCGGTGGATTTAGAAATGTTATTACTGGATGTCAATCATTTATTGGTGGCGGAGGTGATAATATAATTGAAACTGAAAAATCAGTTATTGTTGGTGGAACAAATAATTATATATATTCTGGAACAACAAGTGGAGCATCAATAGTTGGTGGCGCTTTTAATACCATAAGTGGCGAATTTAGTTTTGTTGGAGGTGGACAATGCAACTTTATAACTGGCAGTTGGGCAACAATTGGTGGTGGAGCAAGTAATTGTATTACATCTTCAACTTCAACTGTTGGGCAAACTATAGGTGGAGGAGTTTGTAATTATATTAGTGGATCATGGAGCACTATTGCTGGTGGAGTATGTAATTCAGGTAATGGTAATTATATTTCTATTGGTGGAGGAGCTTTTAATTGCTCTAACGTTGGTTTAAGCGTAATAGCTGGAGGAAATCAAAATTGCATTGGATCTTCAGCTTGTGCATCATTTATTGGTGGTGGAGCAGCTAATTTAATATGCCATGCATGTTCTACTATTGATGGTGGATTATGTAATAGACTTTTTGGTCATTATTCAGTTATAGGCGGAGGAAGAGTAAATGTTATTACTGGTTCAGCTGTATCAACTCAAAATACTCATCATGTAATTGCTGGAGGATGTCTAAATTGTATAAGTGGAACTACTTGTGGTGGAGTTATTGGAGGAGGACAATGCAATATTCTAAATCAAGCTCCAGTTTCAACGATTGGTGGAGGATGGAGTAATTCAATAACCGGTAGTCTTTATGCTACTATTGCTGGTGGAGTTTGTAATAGACTCGAACGTGTTTCAAACGCTTCTTCTATAGCTGGTGGATTTAATAACATTATTTCTGGATCTTGTTCGTCAATTTTCGCAGGAAGAGCTAATACTATTTACGGAGCAAATACTTCAACCATTCTTGGTGGAGTAAGAAATACTATTTTAACTGGTCATGATTCTTCCACTATATTAGGAGATGGTGAAGATAGAGATAAATATTCATATAGTCCAAGTTCATTAACAATAGATTTCTCAAGCGGAGTATACTTTGCTGACAAGAAAGTATTCGGCGCTGTTCCAGATTTAAATAATGTAACAGCTAATTTCCCAATTAGCGGAATTTATAACGGCGAAATGATATTAGCAAATTCAGCTACTACAATAACAGGAGTTATTGCTAGTGGTAACGTAACAGGATTTAATACATCAATAATTCAAATTGGCGCTGGACAAATCCAAATCACAGGTTCTGGAATTGGAATTACAATTGGTTCTTATAGCAGCCAATATAAAACAGCAGGACAATTTGCAACAATTTCATTATTACATACTGGAAGTAATGGTTACATAATGTACGGAAATACAAGTTCATGATTTTAACAGCTGCGCCTTGTGGAGTAGTAAGTTCGGGTTTAAAAAAATCTGTTATATCAAATGGATTAGTTTTTCACGTTGATCCATCTAATCCTTCTTGTTATTCTGGTTCTGGATCAACATGCAATGATTTAACTACTATAAATGGAGTTGGTACATTAAGTAATGTAAGTTTTCTTCCTGATAAATCATTTAATATGAATGGTGAGTTATCAAGCGTTTATTTTACTAGGAGTTATACTAATATTACTAATTCTGTAACTTTCATGGTTACAGCAGAAGTTCCATCTACCGTGCTTTATCCAATAATAATGAGTTCTGTAAATGCAGCAGGTGGTGGAATGGCTATTTTTACATATAGTTCTTTTGAAAATCTTATATCAGCTTTTATATCTAATGATAGCAACACTCTTACAGACGAAATTACTGATGGCATAAGCAGTTATCCATTTAAAAAAGTTATTGGTTTTACAATAAATGGTAGTGTTTTTAAATTTTATATTAATGGAGTTTTAATATCAACTCGTTCTCCACACTCAGCAGGAAATGTAAATGCTCAAAATCTTATTGAATTAGGAGCTGCAAGTGAATATGGAGGTGGCACTGTCCCTAATGTGAAAATTTATAATAGCTTAATTTATAATAGACCACTATCTGATGCTGAAGTTTTGTTTAATTTTAATATATTAAAATCAAAATATAATTTATAAAAATAATTTTAAACTTGATATTTTAAATATCTTATCTTATAATATAAGAGATGTCCTCAAAAGAAGTATTCTTTATATCTGGTCTGCCTAGATCAGGATCAACATTACTTTGCAATATTTTAGCTCAAAATCCTGAAATTTTTGTAAGTAAAGCTACTAGCGGTTGTGTTGAAATATTATTTTCAATCAGAAATCAATGGGATCGAATTGTAGAGCATCAAGCAGAAGGTATTGATAGAAATCAATTAAAAAATCTTTTAAAAGTAGTATTAAATTCTTACCATTTAACAGATAAAAATATCATATTTGATAAAGGTCGCGGCTGGTTATCTATGATAGAAACTCTTGAATTTGCATTAGATAAAAAAACAAAAATGATTTGCACAGTAAGAAATATCAATGAAATTCTTGCTTCTTTTGAAATGTTGTGGCGCAATACAACTGGTCAAAGTCAATGGAATATAGAGCAAAATAATTATGAAAAATCTCTCACAGTTAAGGGCCGTTGCGAACTTTGGGCAGAAGCAGGTCAACCACTAGGTTCTGCTTTTAATAGATTAAAAGATGCTATTGACAGAGGTCATAAAGATAGATTATTTTTTATGGAATTTGATGATCTTACAAATAATCCAGAGCAAACAATAAGAAATATTTATGATTTTATTGATTTAAAATATTATAATCATGATTTTAATAACGTAATACAAATAACAAAAGAAGACGATGATAATATTCATCGAATAAAAGATCTTCACACAATACGATCTGTTGTAAAACCCGTGCCACTTAAAGCTCACCAAATTCTTGGTGATGTGGCAAATCAATATACTAATTTAGAATTTTGGAGAAATACAAAATGAAAAGCGTAGTATTTTTTGTTCAAGGCGGAATTGGAAAACATATAGCTTCCACAGCAGTTGCAGAAGCCATAACTAAAAATCATCCAGATAGAAAATTAATAGTAATTTGTGTTTATCCAGAGGTATTTATTAATAATCCTTTTGTTTACAGAATCTATAGATCAAATACAGTTCAATATTTTTATGAAGATTTTATCAAAGATAAGGATGTTTTGTTTTTTGGTAACGAAGTTTATCAGAGCAACGAATATGTTGTACAAAATAAACATTTAATTAGATCTTGGTGCGAAATGTTTGGATTAAAATATAACAATGAAAAACCAAAATTATTTTTAAATCAAGTTGAAATCTATGATGCTTCAATGAAGTATCAAAAAGATAAACCAATTTTAGTATTACAATCTAATGGTGGCGCAGAAGGTCAGCCAAATAATAATTATAGTTGGTCACGAGATTTGCCTCCATTTTTAACAGAAGGTTTAGTAAAAGAATTAAGTAGAAAGTATCATATTTATCATCTCTGCAGACCTAATCAATTAAAATTTGATGGCGCAGAACAACTATCAATTCCTTGGCGAGAAAATTTCGCGCTAATTAGTATTTCTAAAAATAGATTGCTTATTGATTCTTATGCTCAACACGCTGCAACAGCTCTCGATTTAAAATCAGTAGTTTGTTGGGTTGGAACTAGACCAGATAAATTAGGATATACAACAAATAAAAATATCATAGCAAAAGATACATCCAAAACATTTTACCATCCAATTGATGGTATTGTTGCAGAGCAAGAATTTATCGGCTTACCTCATCAATGTAATGTTGATCTATTAAAAGCTTTTGATCCAAAAGAGATATTAAGTTATTTTTGATATATAATATATTAAGCCATATAATATAGTGTAATAGAATATGAAGACTATGTTATCTAAAATATTTGGCCCCAATTGGAGATCTAGCTCATCTGGAATAGCCACAGTTGTAGCAGTTTGTACAGCAATAGCAATTCATTCTGACCCTTCATTAGTAGCATTTCTTCCAGATCAAGCAGAAGTTTATATTCTTGGAATTTCAAAATTAGTTGCAGTTGTATCTGGTATTATTTTTGCATTAACAGTAAAAGATGCAGCAGTTACTGGCGGAACAGTAGCTCAAACAACTGAAGCAAAAGATAGAACAAATGGAGAAAACATATGAATAAATTACAATTAGCCGCAGTTGCTCTTTTGAGCATATTTCTTGGTGCTTGCGCCACAACTCCAACTGGTCAAGTTGATCCAGCAACAAGCGTTTCAAATGCGCTGCCATATGTTAAACCAGCAGTCGTTCTTGCTTGTACTGTTGTTTTAGATCAAGCTCTTTCTGCAAATGATCGTGTAGAAAAAGCTAAAATGATTAATCATGTTGCAACTATCGTGGAAGGACTAACAGTTGGAACTGCTCCAACTCCAGAACAATTGCAAAAAGCATTAACTGATTATCTTCCAGAAGAAAAAACTCATTGGGTAAATTACGTTAGTGTTATCAAAGATATTTACGCTCAACAATTTGCAAGATTAGATGGTAATACCGCACTTGCAATCAAGGTACTTAACGCCATTGCATCTGGATGTAAAGATGCTACAGCAAGTTACGTAGAATAATTATGCCAACTGGAATACTCCAAGCATTACTATCAGCAGTATCTGGAATATTCGCAGCAATCAATAATGTATTCGGCGCGAAGAATACAAAAGAAATGAAAGAGCGTCAAGAAGCTCAAAAAGAAGTTAATTACCAGAGTGAAATAGAAAAAGCAGTACAGGAGAAAAATCTTGAAGAAGTTCGCAAGCGTATTAGTTCTTAATTTATTTTTAGTTAGTTGCGCTACTGTAACTCCAAACAAAATAGAAGATGATAAATCTTCATATGATGCAAGTACTCCAAAACAATATCAAAAAGATAATGGTGGATTAATTTCTTTTATTGGAGGCGATGCATTAATTACTCCTCAAGCGCGTGAGAGATATAATAATTTAATTGCCATGTATAAGATTAAATTTAAAAAAGAAAAAGCAATCGAACTAAAAGCTGACTCTGGCATCAAGCCTTATAAAGATAATTTTAATAATGAATTATATATTATTGATAGTGAACATCTTGTTTATTTTGGAGTTTTAAACTCTTGGCTAAAAGAAAAAGTTCCTCAAGATAATATTGTAGATAAAGTTATAGATAAAGTTAATAATTAAAAATGCTCTCAAAAAAATCCTTAGATCTTATTCTTGAATTTGAAGTTGGCGGAGGCGAAAATTATTATAATAAATTTTTAAAAAATCCTACTTGGCCAGAAGGTCAAAGTGGAGTTACAATTGGTGTGGGTTATGATTTGGGTTATGTAAATAAAGCTGAATTTAGCGAAGACTGGAAAGATCTTCCTAAAGAAGTTTTTGATAGATTATATAAAGTTGTTGGCATCAAAGGATACAATGCTAAGAATCTCGTAAGAGGATTAAAAGATATTAGTATACCTTGGGATCTTGCACTAAAAGTATTTAATAATAAAACAGTAACAAAGTTCTGGAATTTAACAAAAGAAACTTTTCCTAATTTCGATAATCTGCCAGAAGATGCAAAAGGTGGATTAGTTAGTCTTGTATTTAATAGAGGAAATGCATTAGAAGGTGATCGTCGCCGCGAAATGAAATTAATACGAGATGGTATGGCAATAACATCTACTTTTGATCAAAAAGCTTTATCTTTTATAGCTAACCAAATAAGAAATATGAAAAGAATATGGATTGGTGGTAGCATAGAAAAGGGTATGAGTAGACGACGAGATGCAGAAGCTAAATTAATTGAAGAATCATTAAGCGTGTAACATCTTGTATGCCAATTCAAGGTACATTTTCAATAAAAAAAGCTTTATCTATAGGAATAGATTCTCCTATAGTGGGTTTAGATGGCAACGCTTCAACAAAACAAATATTTAGTACAGAAACTCCAAATGGTGGAGTAAGTCCAGTTTATGTTAGAAGCACAACTTGCTGGGCAAAAAATATAAATTTATCTCCAGCTTCTCCTTGGAATAGCGCTTTTGGAACTTATTATGGAGGGACTTTGATAAGCCCACGACATATTATTGGATCAAGTCATTCTTTTCCATCTAATGCATCAACATTAATTTTTGTTGATATGGAGAACAATTGTTATACTAGAACAATTACAACTTCGCAAAGAGTTACTGCAACCGATACAACTGATATTCAAATTGGATTATTAGATTCAGATCTTCCATCGAGTGTGAATTTTTGTAAAGTTGCAAATTTTAATTTAGCTAGTTTAGTATCATATTCTGATACTATTCCTGTTATTTGGTTAGATCAAGAAAACAAAGCTTTAATTGGAGAATATTTTTATGTTGGTTATTATTATTTTAATGATGGATTAGTTTTTCCTCAATATATGGGGGAAGTACGTTATTCAGATAATCCTCAAAGATATAAATTTTGGGAAGGAGTAGTAGATTCTGGTAAACCAGCAGGTTTTGTTTTTAATAATAAAATGATTTTATTACTTACTTTTTCAATTAGCGATAGGACTTCAATTGCATTGGGAGGAAGTGAAGGTTATTATATAGATGCAATTAATTCTGTTATGACTAGTCTTGGCGGAGGATATAATTTATCATTATTCACAGAAAATGATTTAAAAGGAAATAATAAAATACAAAATCCAAGCCTTAGTTATTTAGAACCACTTTACATAAACAATCAAAGTACTGAAATTTATAATCCTAATAATACATATATATTTCAAGGTGGATCAGTTAATACAATAAGCACAGTTTTTAATATTCAAGATTTTACAGGAGGAGCAACATTTTCTACAGCAGATTTGTTGTATATAAATAATGTATTATATTATCGTAAAACAGGTATTGGTGCGGGTTGGAAAACATCAGTAGGTGCAGATGCAACTAATACTGTTATAAATATTGGCGAAGTTATTTATTTAAGATATTATAATAATCTCGCAGGTGGAAGATCAGTGAATTCTGGAGCAATTATACAAAGACAAAATTACGGAAAGTTCTCAATAAGATGAAAAAATTAATATTAATATTACCTTTATTATTTTTAATTAGTTGCTCAGAACCTAATTATGAGAGCAGAGAATTATCTACTAAATATCCAGAAACTCCAACTAGTGGATCAGCTTATGATGTTACAGAAGAATTATACGGAAAGAAAAAATGAGTTTAATACAATTAGTTTTAAATGGAAATGGTTATTTAAATATATCTGGAGATATAACATCTAGTGGATATATTCAACTCACAACTGATCCAGATGCATTAAGTTATATTCAAAGAGTAGGAATCACAAATTCAAGTATTCAAACTAATATTACTAATTTTATTTTTGGATTAAAAGATCTTAATCTTTGGGATAATACTATTAATGTTTATTTATTAAATTCTGGATATAATGCTACAACTGGCACAAAAGTTTATGGATTAAGGACTGGATATGATGGAAACTTAATTAATTCAGGTCAAGCAACTTGGACATCTAGCGGAATATTTTTAAGAAGTGGATATTCTGGGGACTCAAGATGTGTAGGCAGTGGAAAAGCCACAATAACTCATCCAGTTCTTCCAGTATTTGATGGAAATTTTACTATTTCAATGTTAGGAAAAACTACTGATAATGATTATGGAACTTGGTGGCATCAAACCGACAGATCTAATACAAATAGATCAATTTGGATACAACCAAATGCTTGTTATTATAGCAATGAATTTTGTTATGGAGATATAAATAGTGGAGCTATAAGTTACGTAGGTGATCCAAGATTAAATACTGCTAATCAATATAATGTTATTTCTTATGACGTTAAGTATGTTTCAAAAACTACATATTCTGGATCTGGATCGTTAAATATTTATAAAGATGGACTTATTCAAGTTACTACGCAAACTGGCGCAGTTGTTTTACCAAGTTTTTGCATTAGACAACCATTATATCCATATTATCCATGTGATCAACATACTGGATGTATTGGTGGATTTATAGATTTACAACCAGATGGAAAATTGTTTGGTTCAAAAAGTCAAGGTTATTATAGTTTTGCAGGAGCTTTCTCTAGAGTATTATCTAGCGGAGAACATTTAGCAGTAAAAAATCTATTATTAAGTACAATAGCGCAAAATATATCTTTAGGTTAATTAAAATTAATTAAAAATGTCCTCTCTGTAAGTGTATAATATATATAGGATGAATTATAATTCTGAACAATATGGCTTTGAATTAAATGCCGAAAGAAAAGGACCAAAATCTGCTGCTCAAACACCATCAAAACCTTCTGAAAGACGCAAAGGATCATCTCGCAATAAACCCGGTAGCGCAGGAACAAAAAGTGATAAAGCTATTGAATTTTCTAAAAAAGTAATTGAAGCTCTTAAAAATAAAGTTAAAGAACATAATTCAAAATATAGTAAAAAAGTTACACTTGGACAACTTAAAAAAGTATTTCGTCGTGGTACTGGTGCATTTTCTTCTTCTCATAGGCCCGGAGTTTCAAGAACTGCTTGGGGACTGGCGAGGGTCAACGCATTTCTTAGAATGGTTAGAGGTGCAAAAGTTAAAGATTCTTATCGTCAAGCAGATAAAGATTTAATGAAAAAATGAATAACAAATTTAAAAGAGGAGATTTTAATATAAATACCCAAAAATATTTTTGGAGTTATATTAATGGAGACAAAGAGTATTGGGTAAATTCAGATAAATTTAAAGAATATAAAGCTAGTCAAAATACTATAGAATATAAAAATAAAAAAAGAATCTCTGACGTAAAATATAGACCTATAGCCAATTTAAAAAGAAAATCAAAATATCAAAATAATTTAGATCATAAAAATAAAATTTTAATTCAAAATAAGTTAACTAGAAAGAAAAAAGCCCCAAGAACTCCAGAACAATTGGCTAAACACGCAAATTATCAAAGAGCAAGAGACGCAAGAATGAAGTCGCCTAAAATATTAAAAGATTTTTGTCAGATATTTTATGATACAGCAAAATATTTTGAAACTATAACGGGTAAAAAATATCATGTAGATCATATTATTCCTTTATCTAAAGGTGGAACCCATGTTCCTTGGAACCTACAAGTTTTAACAGCGGAGGAGAATATCAAAAAATCTAATACAATATGAAAAAATACGAAATAGAAATTGATGCAACAGAAAATATGGAAATTCTTGAAGAAGACTTAAATCAAGCTTTTGCAGACATTAAAGAATATGAACTTGATGATTTTGATTTTCTTTCTGCTGATGAATTATATCTCGATGATGAGGAAGATGGTGTAATATTTGGGAACGGGAAATTTGAAATATGAAAAAACAAAAATTTAAATTTGAATCAATTTTTGCGAATATTAAAATTCGTCCAGTAGTTAGTGAAGATAAAGATAAATATTTATCAGTTGCTTCACTCGATAAATTAAGAAAATTCTTACCAGATATCAACACAGAAGATAATGTTGATCTTCTTCCTGTTGCTTTTGATGCTTGTGTTGTTAATAGAGTAAATAAAAATGGCGATGTTATTGATGGCGAAACTGCCGCTAAGATTGCTAAAAATTTTGTCAATAAACCAATTAATATTGAACATAACCGCAAACAAGTTATTGGTTGTATATTATCTGCTAATTTTAGTAAATTTGGATCTAATGAAAGTCTAGCAGAAGCTGATATTAAATCCATGAAAACTCCATTTAATATTACTCTTGGTGGAGTTATTTGGAAAGTAGTTGATAAAGATCTAGCAGATCAAATTGAAGAATCTAATGATCCAACAAGTGATAATTATATGAGTATAAGTGCTAGTTGGGAATTAGGATTTAATGACTATAATGTTGTAGTATTAGATAATGGCGAAAAGAATATTGAAAATGCTACTGTTGTATCTGATGCTGCAGAAGTAGAAAAGATTAAAGATTACCTAAGAGGATTTGGTGGAAATGGTAAATTAGGTGATGACAAATCAGTATATAGACAAGTTTTAGGTAAAGTTGTTCCTCTCGGCATTGGATTTACATTAAATCCAGCTGCTGATGTTCAAGGTGTCGCAACACCTCCAGAAGAAGCTATTAAAGTTGAATTAAAAACCAATAAAAGCTCTGATGAAGTTGAACTAAAAGAGGAAGAAAAAGCTGTAATTGGTGAAGAACCAGTTTTAGCTTCAAAAAATAATATTTCCCAAGAGGAAAGTTTAGATGTAAAAAAAGAGAGGATATATATGAAAATAACCAAAATCGAAGATATTACAGATAGTCTCCTTAAAGAAGTAACAGCCAGCTCTATTGTTGACTTTGTTGCAGAGGAGCTCAAAAAAGCTAATGAAACTTTCTTGGCAGAAAAATCTGCTCAAGAAAATGAACTCAAAGCTGCTAACGAGAAAATTGCTACAGTAACTGCTGAACATGATGCAGTTAAGAAACAAGTTGAAGAACTTGGTCAAAAACTAGCAACTATCGAAGCCGAAAAAGAAGCAAAAGCAAAAGAAGAAGCATTCAATTTAAGAATGGCATCTTTTGATGAAGAATTTGATCTCAGCGATGAAGATCGTAAAGTTCTTGCTTCTGACCTCAAAGATTTAACTGAAGATGCTTTCTCTGCTTACAAGAGCAAAATGGCAGTTCTAATGAAAGAAAAAAATAAAACTGCCAAAAAAGCAAAAATGGACAAAGAGATGAAAGATCGTGCAGAAGCTCAAGAAGTTAAAGCTTCTGAAGAAGTAGCTCAACCAGTTGCACAAGAAATTTCTACAACCCAAGAGGTTGTCGAACAAGCTGTTGATAATGGATCAAAAGCTTCAATTGAAATTCCAAATTCCGCACCTGCCAGTCAGCCAAGCGTAAAAGAAAAGTACGCAGCAGCTTTCGGGTTAGACGGATTTGAATTGATTAAATAAATAAGGAGATAATCATATGGCACATACACTAAGACCATTCAGAGATTACAGCGAGCACGAAGTGCTTAACCTTTTTGCTTTTAGCGGAACCGCTGAAAGTGCTGCTATTATGGCAACAAGAGGATTAGCTGTTAAAGTATCTGCTGAAGGATTCACAACTGGACCAACAAGTTCCAGTGCAAATCAACCAACCGACTTTTTAGGTGACGTTGGTGCAACATTCCCACTATCAAATTCACAAAGATTCGGCGTAAGACCAAAAGTAACTATTGCTACTTCTGGCGACGTTGTTGGACTAACCCTCCTAGATGTCCGCGAACTTGATGAAAATGGTGAGAAATTAATTTTTAACCCACGTAAAGCTGCTGAAATGAACGTAGTTATTTCTGGACAAGCCGTTCCAGTTCTAACTCGTGGCATAGTACTTTATAGCGGTTCTGCAATCACAAATGCAACAGTCGGTCAGTTTGCAGTAGTAAGTGGAACAGCTGGTGATCTAGCTAACACTTCTACTCTAAGAACTAACGAAGTTGCAGTTGGTAAATTCCTTGGTAACGCAGTATCTAATACTGCCTTGCTAAAGATTATGCTCTAATTTCGTAAAGGAGAAAACTTAACATGAAATTAAAACTCAAAAACACAGCAGAGCAAATCGAACTTGTAAAAGCTATGGGCAGCCGCGATACCGCAGTTGCCGCAGAAGCTAATCAAGCTTTCGCTGCTTTCCTAGGACCAGTCGTAGCCAAGGTTCTAATGCAAGCCGCAACAGCATCTGCAATCTACACTGATCTTCCTTACGACGAAGATGATCGTCCTTCTATCCCACTCGACCTATGGTTTGATGGTGGTGAAGGTTATACAACCACATGGAGTCAAAACGTAGCTGGTGGTCTTCCAACTTCAACAGTTGAAGGATTCTCAGAAATGAAAGTTGCAACCTATCGTTTGGATAGTGCTGTCAGCTTCTTAAAGCGTTATGCTCGTCGTGGTCGTCTCGATGTAGTTAGTAAAGCCGTAGAGCGTATGGCCAACGAAGTTCTCGTAAAACAAGAACGTAATGCTTGGGCAGTTGCTCTAAAAACACTTGCTGAAAGTGGCAACGTACTAAATACTGACGAAACAACCGTCACATTCACACTAGACATTCTAAATCGTCTAATGACACAAGTTAAAAGAATTAACAGATCTTATGCTGGTGGTACTACCACAGATTCATACGGTCTAACAGATCTCTTCGTTAGCCCTGAAGTTAAAGAAGATATCCGTTCTTTTGCTTATCAACCAGTCAGCATCACAACAACTGCTAATGCATTACCAACAAATAATGTATTAACAAATCTACCAGATGCAGTTCGCGAAGATATCTATCGTAATGCTGGAACACAAGAGATTTATGGAGTTGCTATCCATGATCTAATCGAACTCGGACCAAATCAAAAGTATAATTCACTCTTTGATGAGTTCTACAGTGGCACATTCACAGCTAGCTCAGACGAACTAATTGTTGGCTTGGATCTAACCAAGGACGCATTTGTTCGCCCAGTAGCTCGCCAAGCAGAATCCGGTGGTACATTCACCGCTCTTCCAGATGATCAATTCGCAGCTAGAGCCGAGAAAATTGGCTTCTACGGATTCCTAGAAGAAGGACGCGCTTGCGTTGATTCTCGTGCAGTTCATGGTGTAGTAATTCGCTAATAGACGATAAAACTACCTAATTTGAAAACCCACGGATTAATAGTCCGTGGGTTTTCTTTTTTTAGACATCTTTATATTTTTATTATATAATCTATTAAATAGGAGAATAATATATTATGCCACGTAAAAAATCAGCATTAGATAATCTTAGCCAAACTCATGGCAAAGTAGAAAACCGTAAAGTTACATTAGATCAAATTTGGGGTGATGATGGTAAAAGAAAGTACGGAACTCTTGATCCAGTAGAATATGATTCTTATCTAAAAGGATTAGTTAAGAGTGATCTTCAAGCTCATGCAATTAAAATTGGATTAATTCCAGTTGATGATCGTCAAACTCTCGTCAAGAGATTAAAACAAGAATTTCTTAAATACTCTGCTCAATATTTTGTAAGACCAGATTCAAAGAGTAACAAACCAGTTTCAAAAACTGCGCGAGATATCCTTTCAGAAGGACGATAAAATTTAAAAATTAATTCGCTATAAAAGTGTAGCCGTGTAATATTTTATATGGCTACACGTTATAACATTAGTGGAATTCAAGGCGACTACATACAATTAACTCTTAATATTAAAGATGCTACTGGCGCAGCAATTAATTTAAGTGGTTACGAAGTTCGCGGTCAAGTAAGAGCAAGCTATGGCTCTGATATAGTTATTTTAGATTTACAACCAAATATAACAAGTAATATTTCTGGCACAATAGGTATTAATATTCCTTCAACAGGAAGTGCTGCAACACCAGTTAATGAGTATGTTTATGATATAGAAAGATATCCTTCTGGAAATGTATCAGGAAATAGCATTAAACTATTAATGGGAAAATTTTCAATCCTACCAGAAGTAACGAGATAATTTTATGGCAGACATAATCGTTGATGTAAGTTTGCCTAATCCAATTGATACAAACGTAACATCTCCAACGCAAGATTTAAATGCTAATATTTATGTTCCCGGTCCACAAGGACCAGCTGGACCTCAAGGGCCAAGCGGAGCAATTGGACCGAGTGGAGCAACTGGACCAAGTGGTGCGATAGGTCCATCAGGCGCTAGAGGCGCTGGAAGTAATATAAATGGTTTAACTCCAAATCTTCTTTATATAACTGGAAGAGATGGCATAATAATTTCATCTAATAATGTTGATATAATTTATATTTCTGGTAGTAGTGGATATTTTCAATCAGCAGTTAATACTCTAACAACTAATTTACAAAGCACAGGAAGTAATCTTTATACTTTATTAACTAATTTTAGTGGTAATTTAGATGCTACTTATGCTACAGATCTTCAACTATATAATACAGGTAGTACATTAGATAATAAAATAAATTCTCTTAGTGGTTATTCAGCTTCTATAATTAATCTTGCTAGTACTGGATCTAATTTAAATTCAAAAATAAATTCACTTAGCGGCTGGTCAGCATCTGATGTAAATCTTGCGACCACAGGAAGTACTTTAGATTCTAAGATAAATAGTCTTAGCGGAAATTTAACTTCCACTTATTCAACAATATTAAATCTTGCAAGTACTGGCAGCACATTAGATTCAAAAATCAATTCATTAAGTGGTTACTCTGCATCAGCAATTAATTTACAATCTACAGGATCTAATTTATATTCAATGCTAACAGGATTTAGCGGAAATCTTGATGCGACATACGCTACAGATTCTCAACTTGCAACCACTGGCTCTACTCTTGATAACAAAATAAACTCATTGAGTGGTTGGAGTGCATCAACAACAAATCTTTATACAACTGGTTCGACTTTAGATTCAAAGATTAATTCGTTAAGTGGATGGAGTGCGTCAGCAATTAATTTAACTTCTACTGGCGCTGCATTAATTACTAATTTATTTAATACAGGCTCTAATTTAAATACAAAGATTGATAATTTAAGTGGATATGTTAATACTCAAGATAATAATATTTCTAATAATTTAGCTTCAACTGGAACTACTCTAAATAATAAAATAAATTCATTAAGCGGTTGGTCAGCATCATCTACTAATCTTGCATCCACAGGATCTACATTGGATTCTAAAATTAATTCACTTAGCGGTTGGTCTGCTTCTGCATCAAATCTTGCTTCAAGTGGATCAACACTAGATAGCAAAATAAATTCTCTAAGTGGTTGGTCTGCATCCGCCATTAATCTCGCTTCTACTGGTTCTAATTTAAATAATAGTATTATTTCTTTAAGTGGTTTGTTTACAGGATATACTGGAACTTTAGATGCTACATTTGCAACTGATCTTCAATTATATAGCACTGGTTCAACTTTATACAACAAAATAAATTCACTCAGCGGAAATTTAACAGCAAATTACGCCACAATAACAAATCTCGCAAGTACTGGCTCAACTTTAAATACAAGAATAAATAATCTCAGCGGCTATATAAATTCTTCAGCTAGTAATATAGTATTCACTACTGGAAATCAAACTATCTCTGGAACTAAAACCTTCATACAAGATACAACATTTGGCGACTCGGCGCAAGGTGACTTTTTAGTTATTTCTGGTAATCAATTTACAGTTTACGGAAGTGGTAATTTTACTAGTGGACTTTTTGTAAATGGGAATGCAGTACTTACTGGATCTTCAACTTTATATGCAACAACAGTTAACCTTGCAAGTACTGGATCGACTCTTGATACAAAAATTAACAATCTAAGTGGTTATATAAACTCTTCTGGTAGTAATATCCTATTTACAACTGGAAATCAAACGATAAATGGTAATAAAACATTCGCTAATTCTGGAATATTTTCTCTTTCTGGCGCAACACCATTAGGATTATCAAATAACCCTTTATCTATTGTTGGTAGTGGAAATACTTATTTACAAATCAATATACAAAACCGCGCTACTGGAAATACTGCTACTGCAGATTTAGTTATCACAGCTAATAATGGAACAGATACAACAAATTATATTAATCTTGGTATTAATAACAGCGGTTACGATGATCCAACATTCAGTAACGGAAGTGGGCTAGATGGCTATTTATTTATTAATGGTGGAAGTTTGGATATTGGTACTCAAACAACTGGTACGAGTATAGAATTTCATGTTGGTGGAACAACCTTAAACAAAGTTATAGTAAGAATAAATGAATCTGGATTTAATCTTGTTAGTGGAAACTTTACTTATCCATTATATTCTGGCGCTACAGGTTTTGTATTTACTCCAGATGCAAGTACTAGCACATTTTTTGATTATACACTATCTGGTAATTCAACTCTTAATCAGCCAATCAATATGAACAATGGACAATCTATAACTATATTCTTAACTCAAGATGGTACAGGAAATAGAAGTATGAGTTTTAATACTGGTTATTTATTTTCTAATGGTATTACTCCATCATTAAATTTTTTACCAAGTGGCACAGATATTTTACAAGTTATAAAAGCAAGAAATAAATTATATTCTACATTTGCAAGTAATTATTAATTATGAATTTTTATGTTAATAATACTGAAAAAATAACTAATTTTCCAGAAAGCGGAATAACTGCTTTACCATATTATACCGATGGTAAAACATCTTTAACCTTTTGTTACAGTAAAATTACTGTAGATGAAAATTATGTATATTATGCTACTCCAAGCCTTACTTTTAGAACAAAAAATATAAATAATTTAGTAGCTTTAGATTCAGATGGAAATATAGTAAATCAATTAAAACCATTCATTGGAGGAATAACTATAAATGATGGATTTAAAATAATTTATTCAGATGATACTTATCTTTATGCACACATTGACAATTTACTTTTAAATAAAAATAGTCAACTAGGTACTCTCCAAATTTATCGAATCTTTAAAAGAAATTATACGATTGATCCAAATTTTTGTTTAACAATGCCTTCACAGGGTAGCGTTAATTATTTAAAAATGTTTAAATATAATAATAAATATTATATTATTGCATATGGCGCCTCTCAAGCTGGTTATCAACCATATTTTTATAAAGATCAAAACTCAAGTTTAGGTTTATATATAATAAAAAATAAACAATTAATTTCTAATTTTAAACTAAATCAAATCGGATCAATAAATAAAATAAAATCATATAATGGACAAATATATGGTTGTCATGCAGGAGGACAATCTGATATTGGTAAAATTCAATATCCTAAAATTTTTAGATTAAATAATAAAAACCTTTTAGACCAATCTTTTTATCCATTCATAGATAGATATGGTAATTCAGCTACTACAGCAGCGGGTAATGCGGTATCTCAAGTTATTGATTTTTCTTTTGCTAATGATGGAATATTTATTGGTGGAAGTTTTCAAAGCGTTGGTGGAGATCCTTGCACGGGTTTAGCTAAAATTGATTATAGCGGAAATAGAATAACAGGTTTTAATGCAAATTTAGGTTTCTCAATAAGTACAGTTAGTAATACTATGGTAGGAGCAATAGTAAATTCTGGTAGCGGTGTTTTTATTGGTGGCGTTGCAGCAATGTATTATAGTGGAGATACAACAAAAAATCGTTTACTAAAACTTCATGATGATGGTACATTAAATTCACAATTTACAGGATATAAAGTATTTAGTGCAGGTACAGTTCAACAACTTTTGTTGTCTGGAAATAGTTTATATGCTGGTGGATTGAGTTTAGCTAGTCCGGGAGGAATTTATGGAAGTCAAAATTTTAAATTAAATGCAAATGATGGATCTTCCGATCCAAATTTTTTTACTAATGGATGTGTACCAAGTGATTATAAAATTAGTGGAAATAGTTTATATGTAGCCTTAAGTACTCCAGATACTTGGATTAATATGAATACTTCTACAAGTCATACTGTAAGTGGAGTTGTAAAAGTTAATGCTTCTAATGGTGAACCAGATACAAATTTTAAAATTAATTTTAATCCACATGCCGCGGCTGTATCTGTATCTAGTATGGCGATAAAAGGAAATGAACTACATATTTGTGGATCTTTTACTGGCATAGAAGGCAAGAAAATCAATAGCTATGCAGTAGTAAATACAACAAATGGAAGTTTAATAGATACAAATAATTATTTTTATGACACTCAAGATGCACTTCTTTTAAGAGGAATGGATTATACTGATAACTTAGTAATTGGTGGTCAAACTAGTAGTCAAAGACTGGGATTTTATATTACAGGATATAATAGTCAATATAATTCTAATGTACAAATTTATGATCAAAACTTTATTCCAGAAACTGGGACTGCTTCTCAACTTTATTTTTATCCAAATCAATCACTTTATAATTATTCAACAACTGGTATTCCATTTTTAGCAAATAATACTGGATTAATTGTATCTGGTAGTAGTGCATGAAATTATGTTTTAGCATGCGCTCTAAATCTTGACAATTTAAATACAAATACTACAACTTTTTACTTGTCTGGTAGTCCCGGAAATTCTATATATGCAATAGAACAATATAATAATAATTATTTTTTTGGTGGGACTTTTACAAATCTTGGTTGTAAAGATTTTACTACTGGAATTAATTATTTAGTAAAAACAAATTCTAGTGGAGTTATAGATAAGAATTTTAACTTTTTTCTAGCTCAAGAAGCTGGCACATCAAAAAGTGCATATATATCAACTCTTAAAATAATTGGCGATAGTCTTTATGGTTGTGGAGTATTTACTGGCATCAGTGGAATTAAAAATTTCTTTAAATACAATTTAACTAGTGGATTTTTAGAAACAGGTTTTAATTATTTATCTGGCTTTTATTTTTTTCCTCAAGATATAGCTAAAGATAATAAAAATAATGTATATGTATCAGTTGTAAATTTTTATAATGATAGTGGAAATTTTTTCAGAGTTGGCGATAATTATAATCAAACATCTGGGCATATTTTAAAATTTAATAGTGGATCTTATAATATAGATCCAACATTCACAACTAAACATTTTAATACTGCTTCTAAATATTTATATTCTGATGATAATAAAATTTATACTGCATTAACTAGTCAAGGAAAATCTGCTGGTTCAAGTATTTATAAAATTAACAGAAAAACTAGACAAATAGATTCATCTAATGTTTATGTAAGCGGTGGACTAACTTCAGCTGTATATGATATGTATAATGAAGGAAATTATCTTTATATCGTTGGTCCATTTAGTGGAGTTAATAATACTCAAATCACAGGATTTTGCAGATTAAATAAAAGTGATCTAAGTGTTGATACATCATTTAATTTTAATATAGGATCTGGAACTGATTCGGTAACACCTTACAAAATGGTTAAAAAAGATAATTATCTATACTGCATGGGAAATTTTGATAAAGTAAATACTACTACTATAACTGGATTAGCAAGATTTGATTTAACAAATAATACTTTTGATACAAATTTTAAAATTGATTTTAGTGGAGCGGGAATAGGTTATCATTATCATCTAGGTGGAGATTTTAGTGGAAATAATTTATATTTAGCTGGAATACCCGGAAATTCTACCCCAATATTAAGTATTATAGATATACAAAATAAACTTTTAAAATTTACTGGAATTAGTTCAGAAGCTTCCACCACAGCTGGTTTTTATAGTTTAGAAAATGTTGGAGATGGTTTAATTGGTGGAGCAGGAATTGGTACAGCTGTAAGTAATTCTAAATATTTACTTGTAAGAGCAAGAGGACTATTTCATCTTGGATATGTATCAGGAGAAATAGTTAATCCTTATACTTTTTATACACCTAGTAACGCAACCGTTTTACCTTATTTAAAATATCATCAACTCTCTAATAGTATAATTGCTATTCCAAATGCAGCATCAAATCAGAACAATGTTTTAGGAATTAATCCTAACATAAATCCTACTTATTATATAATAGATAAAAATAAAAAATTTATTAAAAATAAATTTAATACTACATATAACATTGGCGCTTCATCGCTTCCACTTAGTTTAGTACCATTTGTTTATAATAATGAATTATATATGGATTATGCTACATATATTTTACCTAAAAAAGATTTTTCATATCAAAGATTAATCACAAACAGTTACCAAAGAGGTATTATAAAATTTAATGCCAATTTTGATGATTATGAGATTATTCTTTAGAAATATATTAATTTAAATATTATAATATATAGTGTAATATCTATTATATGAGTAATGATTCTTATACACCTATTAAACTTGTTGATGTTGCAGACGAACTTTATCGTGAAATGAACGAACCATCTGATTGGAGCATAGCTTCAATCGCTTGGTGGCTCAGAGCAAATATCGGTGATCTAAATATTTCAATTAATAAAAGATTCTATATAGATGACACAACATTAGAGATTTTATCTGATCCAAATAGTGGCGAATTATTTACTAGTGTTGAAAAGAGTATATTTAAGATGCTTTTTGCTATTCATTTCTATGAGAGATTACTAAGAAATGCACTTGGCGCCGCTAGCACAGATAGTCTTATTGAAATTAATCAAAATGGATTTAGCGCCAGAAAGATCAATAAGAATGAATTAGCTAAAACTTACGCTCAATTTAGAAAACAAATTAACGATGAGTTACAAACTCTTGTTAAGACTTATAATATTAATGAAGCCCGTCCTCTTCAAGTTGCTGGTGACGATACAGTAGGAGACCCCGGAAGAAGTTATACATACAACAATTTCATAAGAAATATCGACAACATAATGCAATAATTTTATGGCTACTAGTTTTATAGGTGCAGGAGATCAAACTTGGTACGAAGATGCGGCCGATACATGGTTCGAGACGTTCAAGAAATCTATCACAGTAAATAAAGAGCCAATTAAAAATATCGTCCAAAACACAACAAATCAAATGCTTGGATACGATGAAAACTCTAACATCGTAGACTATACATATACTCCTAGAAATCAAACTTTTGATGCGGTTATTAAATACTCTGTAAGTGAAAATTTACAAGAAAATCCAGATATTAAATTGAAATTTCCAGACCAACAAGTTGAAATTTATGTTAAAGCAGATTGCGCAAATTACATTAATACAGATCGAACAGAGAATATAACATTTGATGGTAAAACATTTAATCTTTATAGCACAAGTATAGTTAAACATTATCAAAACAATACTTTCTATGTTTACTTCTTGAAGGAAACAAGGTAATGAATAAAATTAACTTTGATCTTAAAAAAGCTATAGAACAAACACCCGCATTTCAAATTAAATCAGAAGAAATCGTAAGAGAAAAGTATGAAGAGAGCAAAGAACAATTTTTAGATGATTTTGATAATCATGCAGTAACTCAAGAAATCTCAGAGGGACCAAGAGCAACCAATAGTTCAAATACTTTAAATGGAATTGGAAATTTATTCAGCTATATTGGTTTTTACGCTGGAGATAATCCAGTTGGTGATCTTAGAGAAGCGCTAGAAAAAAATTTCAATTTAAAAAGAAAATCTGCATCAAGATTTATAATTACATATCCAGATATGGAATTTATCAAAAAAAATACTCCTATGCCTTGGGAAGGTGGCAGAAGTTGGGTTAGTGGAATTGAAAAAGGTATATCTGGTTTTGGATATTATATTTATAAAAAATTCCTAAAAGGTCGCTCAGAAGAAGCTGTTCAAAGTGAAAATAAAGTTAGAGGTTCTTCATTTAAAAGAGTAAGATATATGTCAGAAATTATTAAAAATTTTACAAATAATTTAACAAAATGAAAATCCAATTAGATAACGTTTTAATGTCAAGTATGATTATGTGGATGGACAACATCCTACTCAAAAAAGGCGAAGCTTTTCAAAACTATAATAGTCAATTTTATCCTATTACAAATATTTATAATGGTTTTTATACTTATGGATTACCATTTAAGCAAGTAGTAAGTGATAGTTCTATTAGCGGCGCTAATTTATTATCTGGAGTTTATGTTAATAATTCATTTATTAAAGTCGGTCAAAGTGGTTTGAGTGGTATTAATCCTAATCAAGGTCAAGTATATTTTACTGGAAACCAAGCTGGCAAAACAATAAGTGGAACTTATGCTGTTAAAGATTTCAATATATATTTAACAAATCAACCAGAAGAAGAGTTATTATTTGAAACAGAGTATAAAATTAGACCCAAAACTACTCAAAGTCCAACTGGATTAGCCCTTGAATCCATAACTTATCCTTGTATATTTCTTAAAAATAATGGTGGTACTAATGAGCCATTTGCCCTTGGAGGCCAAGACCAGACTATGCTAGAAGTTAGGGCTGTAGTTTTAGCAGATAATATGTTTAATTTAGATGCCGTTTGTAGTATACTAAAAGATACTGCAAGAAGATATGTGCCATTAATTAATCCCCCTCCATTTAATAATTTCGGATCATTAAGTAGTGGATATTTTAACTATAATACCTTAACATCTGGCATTAATCTATCCAATGACGCTTTTTATATCACAGAAGTCAATATTAGCAAAATATTTGCTAATTTTAATCCAAAAAATACTCAAGTATTTCCAGCCTTCGTAGACTTTACCTTAAGTAATATACGCTATCCAAGGTGTTAAAAATGACTTCTCTTGATATAAAATTAACTGTAATAATAGACAAGATTTCAAAGGAGAAATAAAATATGGCAAGAAAAAGAGTAATTTATCAAAGTGAAGCCCTTTTCGTAGGACCTACCGGAAGTTCTTCACCAACAGAACTAATAAGAGTTCAAGATGCAAACTATAGTTTTGATATTGCAAGAACAGATGTTAATCAATACGGACAATTAGCCGCGATTGATCGTATTATTGTAGAGCAACCAACAGTCAGTTTAGATTTTAGTTATTTCGCCAGCTCTGGTCAAAACGAACAAGCTTTAGGATTTACTTTCGGAGCATCAAAAAGCGCTTTATCCGATATTCTTTCTGGTACAAAAGATGTTAATAATTACTACATCTATGTTTCTCCAGAAGGTACAGATGCAAATATTGACGTAAGTGCAACTGGTACAAACGGAGCACAAGGAAGAGTTATCGGTATTGGAAATGGTGCTTTAACTTCATATTCTATTGAAGCTGCAGTAGGTGATTTTCCAAAAGTATCAGTTGCCGCTGAAGGTTTAAATATGAAATTCTATCCAGCCACAACTGGATACGGACCTCATGTTAGTTCTCAAGATGGCTCTGCAAATACTACAGATAAATTCTCTATTTCAGGTTTAACAACTGGAGTTGGATATACTGCACTTCGCCCCGGAGATATCTTGCTAAACATATCTGGCCTTGGTGTAAATGCGAGTGATTTAAAGATTCAAAATTTCTCACTTTCAACTGATATTGGTCGTGATTCAATTCAAAAATTAGGAAGTAAATTCGCTTTCTCAAGAGAAATCACATTCCCAGTTACAGTTACAGCTAGCGTAGAAGCCGTCATGGGTGATATCGCTGGATCTGATACTCTTGGAAATGCACTATCTGATATAGTTTGTGATGATAGTAAGAATTATGATCTAACATTTGTCTTGGGCGCTCCAAGTAATGATTGTAACACAAGTTATACTCCATACGCATTAAGATATACATTAAAAGGTGCAAAACTAGATTCTCAATCATTTAGTTCTGCAATCGGTGACAATAAATCAGTCACAATGGAATTCAGTGCTCAAATTGGTGGACCAAATGATACAGCTAAGGGTCTATTCATTGAAAATAATGTAATAAGTCCTTAATATTTTAAATAAAATTTAAAATTACTAAGACCCCGCGAAAGCGGGGTTTTTAGTGTAAAGATAGGTAAGGAACAAGGAATATAAGGCTTATGGAGACAGATCCTAAACTTAAGGAATTTCTATTATTTCAAATACATAGAAACATTACTTCTCTTTATAAGAGATATCTTAATCTAATCGAAGATATTCAAGAAGAGCATGTAAATATGCTTAATAAATTGAATAGTAAAGTAGATCAAGGGACATTGAAAAATGTTGATTATTTTGATGATAATAAGTATAATTACTTAAGGAAAAAGATATTAGATTTAGGAAATGAAACAGTTAGGGAAATAACTAAAAACTTAGATCTATTAAACATGGAAATTAAAAAATGAAAAGCAAACTACTATTTAATTTTCCTATTGAGGAAACTTTGTCTGCTGTATTATCTATGCAAGCTATTCAAAGAACTCTTGAGAAGGATTTTAAGATTAAATACTTTGACTTTGAATCTTTTATTAAAAATAAATCTCTACAGCATATAAAAACTTGGGATGCAGAAAAGCAAAATAAGTTTATAAGAACTATTGGCGGAGTTAAAAATTTTAACAAAACCAAAGACTTTTTAAAGTCTAAAAATCTACTATAAGGAGCAAGGAAAAATATGAAATGGCTATATGAATTCGCAGTAAATAATGAAAAAGAAATCGAGCAAGTTGAAGTAACCAACGATGCTCAAGGCAACGAAGTTAAAACAACTAAGAAAGTCAAAAAAGTTGTTCCAACTAAGTTTAAAATACAAAAACCAACTCGCAGACAATTTGATGATGCTGAATTGTTTTATGGCATCAAGCTTTCAGAAGGAATTAAAGCTGGCCTATTAACAAAAGCTCTTCTTGCTAAAAGATATCAAAATGATGGTGGCTCAATGAGCGAACCAGAAAAACAAAAGTATACTCAACTTTATGTTGATCTTTACTCTAAAGAAACAGAATTTCAAAAAGTATCTCTTAATTTGGAGAATATTTCACCAGAAGACAAGACTGCAAAAGTCGCTTCTGTATTAGCAGAACTAACTGAAATTCGTCAGGAATTACAAAATCTAGAGTTTTCTCAAATTTCATTATTTGATCAAACAGCAGAAAATAGAGCTAGAAATCAATGTATTATGTGGTGGGTTTTAAACTTATCTTATATGCTTGATGAAAAAGCGAATGATTTTGTTCCAGTATTCCAAGGAAAAACTTTTGATGAAAAACTAGAATATTATGATAGTCTAGAAGAATCAGAGAATTTATTTTGGAATGAGTCATTTAAGAAATTAGCTTATTTTATTAGTTTCTGGTACATGGGTAAAATCTCCTCTCAAGAAGATTTCGTTAGAGCAGAAAAATATTATATTCCTGTTCAAGCTGAAATAACTGTAGACGAAGCCAAAGCAGAAGCTAAATCAGAAAATCAAGAAGAAAAGCCAAAAGAAGAAGCAAAAGAAGAAGCTAAAGTAAGTGACAGTTGATAATGAGTATAGATTTTTAAGAAAATTATATAAAGATATCATTTTAGGATATTCTTATATAGCTTCTCAAAATATATACATCAAGCATCCATATGAGATTGATTTAGGCTTAATCGAAGATCTTTACATTCAACATTTTAATGAGGCCAAAGTTCGTGGTCTTCCAGATGAAAAAGGCAAGATAGAAGAGCTATGTAATGCAGATTTATGGTCTGAAGAAAAAGAAAAGAAAATAGCATTTAATAAAAAACAAATTGCACATCTTAAAGATACTCTTAAAAAAGTATTCATTAAAAGTCAAACCACTAGTTTAAATACCCAAATCAAACAATTAGAAAAAGAATTAAATGAAATAAATCTAGAACGAGAAGGTTTATTAGGGATAACTGCAGAAAAATACGCCAATAAAAGATCAAATGAAATGATAATTTATAGATCAATATTTAAAGACCAAGATTTAAAAATAAATTTATTTAGTGAAAATGATTTTGAAGAACTTGATACAAAAGATCTCACAGTATACATCTCAATGTATAATAAAATAATTGAGAATTTCAACCAAAAAAACTTAAAGAAAATAGCTACTCTTCCATTTTTCTTAAATAATATGTTCTTAACAGAAGACGATATATTCATTTTTTATGGTAAACCTATCATTCAATTATCTACTTTTCAGCTTGAAATATTCTCAAACGCAAGGGTCTATAAGAACGTATTATCAAAGGGCGCTAGTCCAAGTGAAGAGTATTATGATGATCTTGATCAATTGCTTGATTGGTATGAATTAAATAGAAATATAAATAGCGCCTCAGATGTTAAGCATAAATCTAAAGAGAAAGATGGAGCGACATATATTGGAGCTTCTAAGGATGAAATTAAGAATATCAATCAATTCTCTAAAGATGATGAGATAGTAGATTTAGGTAAAGAAGCTCAGAAAAAGGGTGGTGAACTTAGTATGCAGGATATGTTAAAATTACATGGATTATAACTATAATTAATTAAAATATCGTGTAATATTTATTAGTATGGCACAAGGTAGAAATCAACTAGATATTGATGTAGTAGCGAATATTAGGGCTGCTCAAAAGCAGATTAACGCCCTAGTTAGTCAGCCATATACTCTTAATTTAACTACAAAAGGAGGAGGTATTTCTGCTCCTTTAGGTAAAATTAAAGGTCAATTAGGTGAGTTTGAAAAATCATTAGAAGCATCTAATGCTCGTGTTATTGCGTTCGGTGCCTCTGCTAGTGCAATTTACGCAGTTGAAAAAGCTCTTTCTGAAAGCGTTAAAGCCGCAATTGAAGTAGAAAAAGCTCTTGTAGATATTAATGTTATATTAAATTTAAGTAGCAAAAGTTTAAATGAATTTGGAACAAATCTTTTTAATATTGCTAAAAATACAGGAAATACATTTTCAACTGTAGCTGCAGCTGCAACGGAATTATCTCGACAAGGTCTTGGAGTTACTGAAACTTTAAAAAGAACACAAGATGCACTTATATTAACTCGTCTTTCTGGTTTAGGGGCAGCAGAATCGGTAAATGCAATTACAGCGAGTCTTAACGGTTTCCAAAAAGCAGCATTATCATCAACAGATATTATTAACAAACTAGCAGCAGTTGATGCTAATTTTGCTGTTAGTTCTGGAGATCTTGCTGAAGCCATTAAACGAGTAGGAAGTAGCGCAGAAGATGCTGGAGTTAGTTTCGATCAATTGCTTGCGATTGTTACTTCTGCTCAACAAATTACTGCGCGAGGTGGTGCAGTTATCGGTAACAGCTTCAAAACAATTTTTACAAGATTAGAAAGGCCAAAAGTTTTAGATGCTTTGCAACAATTAGGAATTGAAACTCAAACATTAGCTGGAAATACTAGACCAGTTATTGATATTTTAACTGAATTAGCAAATAAATATGATACTCTAAACGACAGACAAAAATCTTCTATCGCGGAACAAGTTGGTGGCGTTTTCCAAATTAATATTTTAAAAGCTGCTTTAGGAGATTTAAGTAAAGAATATTCTATTTATTCTCAAGCATTATCTATTTCTAGTGGAGCAAGTAATGAAGCTATAAAACGAAATGAACAATTAAATACAACTCTTGCAGCCACTTTAAATAAAACATTAGCTAATCTAACTGCAGCTGGTGCAAAAATTGGAGAATTAAGTCTTGCTCCTGCTTTGAAAAAAGTTATGGGTGGATTAAATACTGCTTTAGAAAGTTTTACTGGTGGAGATAGTGAAGATGTTGGAAATAAAATTGGAGAAGGTTTACTTAGAGGATTAGGAAACTTTTTAAGTGGACCGGGATTAATAGTTGGCGCTAGAGCTTTATTCACTATTTTTGAAAGATTAACAACATTCTCAGCGGATGCAGTTAAAACTCTTTTAGGATTAAATACGCAAGCAGCAGAACAAGCACAAATTCAAGAGCAAATTACTACTTTATTGAGTAAAAATCCACAAATTATTACTCAAATTGCTAGTGGACAAACTACAGTCGAAGCAGTTCAATTATCTATTTTAAATACAATTAAAGCTCAAACTCTTGCCATGCAACAGCAAGTTACTCTTGCAAAATCTCTTGCAGCTTCATTATCAGCAGCTGGAGTTTCTATAGGAAAAACTGGAGCAGGTAAAGGAACACTCCAAGTTAGATCTGGTGGATTTATACCTAATCTTTTTGGAGAAGAAGAGCAAAATGCAAGAAGTATGGGCGCAGTTAATCCACGTGCACAAATTTCTCAAGGAACTATTGGTGGTAAAAAGTTCATAAAAAATAATAAAGAAATAGAAGTTGTGGGTGCTGGACGTAATGGTGATTCTGCAGTTATTCCAACGTATGGTTCAATTGGCGATAAAAGACAAAAAGAATATTATGATAAATTAAAGTTTTTGGGATTTGTACCAAATTTTGCAAAAAGTAACCAAGAAAAAATGCAAAAAAATATTTATGCAGCTTATAGAAAAATAAATCCTGCGATGTTAATTGCTGAAGGCGACCAGAGCGTTGGTACTTTAAAATATAAAGATGCTACTTTACAATATCCAATTATTCCTTTGAGTAAAGCTGGCGTAGAGTCTGAAAAATCTATATATCAACAATTTAACAGTAAAGAGGCAATTGATAAAATTTCAAGAATGGTATTAGATGGTGCAACAAATTATATAAATTCTATTGGATATAAACCCCCAGCACAAAAAATTACTACAGATTCATTAGTAGGTTTATTTTCAAAAAATTCTAAATATAAAGGTGCATATGGAGCCTTACAAGCTTTTATTGGAGCAGCATTTGAAGTTGGTACAGGAGAAGCTTTAGGAGTTAAAGCAGCTGCTTCAGATGGTGGAGATTTTGATGTTAGAAATTCATCTAATATTGCAAAAGTTAGAAAATATTTTCCCGGAAATTATAATGTAGCAGATTTTAAAGTAAGTGGAAGTAAAACAAATCGCGGTAGCATGAGTGATAAAATTAAAAAAGATTTAGATACATTACTTCCAAATTTAGATATTATTCGACAAGGAGAAAAAGAGGCAATTAAAGGAAAATCATTAAGTTCAGCAAAGAAAACATTACAAGAATATAGACAAAATCTTTTGGTTGGAGATCAAAGAACAATAACAGCACGAAATCCATCTGGCACAAGTCCTCTTGATAAATTAATAGCAGCTAAAAAAGCTAAGGGTTTTATTCCTAATTTTGCAGTATTTAATGCAAATAAACATATTCAGCGAGGAGGTTTTGTTGGAAGATCAAATAAATCAACTGCTCAAGGTTTATCAAACTTAATATCTTTAATGGGAATCAATTATTCTGGTCCTATAACTAAACAAAATTTAACTCAATTATTTTCTTCTAAACAAAATAAGAAAAAACTTTATCAATTTTTAAAAAAGCAACCAATTTTAATTAAACAATATCCAGAATTATATTCTGAAGTAAAAGATGGAAATCATAGATTTGAATTAGCTCAATTAGCTGGAATTAAAAATATACCAGTAGAATACTTAGCGAAAGGTTTTATTCCTAATTTCGCTTCTATTAAAGATGCAATGGAAACAGAAAAAAAGATGGGTGGAAATCCTGCGCTTGATTTTCAAGAAGGTATTGGATTATATGTTAGAGATAAAAATACTCAATCTAATTTCTCTGCAGTTAAAAGAGATCATCCAGAAGGAATAAATAATGCTATTAAAAATTCTAAAATGGCACAAGAGACTTTAGCGCGAGGATTTATACCTAATTTTGCCCCAAGTGGCGGAGCTGCAGCTGCAGCATCCGCAGCTAGTTCTAGTAAAGCAATGAGAGGATTGCAAGCTAAAATGTTAGCTGCATCTTTTGCATTCTCAACATTACAAGGAGTAGTTGAAACATTTAATAGAGATGGTAAAAGTGCATTTGGAAATATAATATCAGGAATTTCACAAGGTGCCTCAACATTTTCATCAATTGCAACCGTAATTCCGGGCCACGTAGGATTAGTTGTTGGAGCTATAGTTGGCGTAGTTCAAGCAATAGATTCAATTAAAGATTCTTTTAAAGCTGCAGCACTTAGTGATATAATAAAAAATGGTGAATTAGCAGCCGAAGGTTTAAATAAATTAAGTGATGCTAGTCAAGCTTACGCTCAAGCATTTGAAAAATTAACTGAAATAACTAGTAATAGCGCATCAAGCGCACAAGATATAATTAAAGCTCAACAAAAATTACAAGAAGCACTTTTAGATTTACCTAACCAATATAGAGAACAATACGCTTCAGCAAAAAATTTAACTGAAATGCAAGATATAATGGGTCAAGCTTTAGCTGCAAAACGAAAAGAAGCAATGCAAAAACAAAGCGCAGCAGATTTAGCTAAAGATGTAGAAAAACAAGGAAAGACTAGAAATTTTATTGGTGATTTTGTAAGAGATATGAATGATAAATTAGGTTTAACTGGAAAATCAACAAAAGGAGCTAAAGCAACGGCAGCAGGTGGTGCATTATCTACATTTGCACCTCTAGTAGCTTTAGCTGAATTAAGCGTAAATTTTGGTAAAGATAAAGTGCAGGGAAAGAAAGATAAAGGAATATTTACTGGAAGTCAATTTGGAGAACAGTTAGCAACTGAAAGAGCTAGTGATATTTTCAAAGGTTTAGATCCACAATTCGCTAAAGATTTAGCGTCTGGCGTAATAAAAGCTGATCAAAGTGGCGAGCAGTGGCTCGCGACTCTTAAACGTTATGGCGCAAGTGCAGATCAATTAGTGTCAGCCCAAGCAATTCTTAATAACGAGAGCGCAGATGGCGTAGCAGATTTTAAAATGTTAACTGATGCATTAGTAAATGTAGCTAAGACTACTACTAAAGCTAATGACAACTTAAATAAGTTATCTGCAGAACAAAAAAAACGATTAGCTGACGAGGAACAAAAAATTATTAATACCAGAAAACAAATAGAAGCGGAAAAAGCAGCTGCAGAAGCAATTGAAATTAGAACAGCCGCAACATTAAAAGCTTCAATGGAAGAAAAAAAATTAGCAACATATAGGCAAAGCTCAATGAATAGAATTGCAACTGAAGCAGAAAAATCAAGACTTCAAACAAAACAACCATTCATTACAGAAGAGTCTATGGCGAGAGGAAATGCTCAAGTAACAGCTAATCAAGCAAATAATGATTACGGAATAAAAGTTCAAGAATCCAACAACAAAGCAATAGAAGAGATGACCAATCAACTTACAACTTCTATAGATAATCAAATTGAAGAATTAAAAAAATCTGAAGGTAGAGGTGGAGAAGCAGTTACCAAGGAAATCGAAAAACTTAAAGGAGCAAGAGGTCAAATCAGTAATATTATAAAAAGCGGAGGAACAGCAGATCAAGTTAGTAATAAATTCCAAGAATTAGCTGGAGAAGGAAACTTAGAATTACCTGATCTTCAAAAACTTGCAGTTCAAAATGGTGTTATTATACAAGAAGCAAGAGCAGAAGCCGCAAAAGCAGAAGTAGATAGACAAGAACAAATTCAAATTGCTAAAGATCAATTAAAAGCTCAACTACAACAACTACGAGATCAAAAACTATTAAAAGGTGGAGGTGGAATAGAAGGCTTCTTAAATCCAGAAACATTAAAAGATCCACTCGAAAAATTTACTCAAGGTTTGCAAGGAATGCAAGCAGGAAGAAAAACTGGTCTTGGAATGATGGAGGCTCGTGGAAGTCTTCAAGCCGGAATGTCATTGCAAGAACTTACTGGAGGATTAGGTAGCGATAAATTAAATAAATCATTAAGAGATAAAGTTGTTCCAGCAATGGCAGCTCAAAAAAAGCAAATGTTTAATGATATTGCGTCTCAAGCAGAAGGGGCTGGAAATAAAGATCTTGCTCAAATTGCTAGAGATGCAGCAGCTGAAGCTGAGAGCATGGCGCAAAAACAATTTGACAATCAATTTAAATTAGAAGATTATGTAGCAGAAATTAATACTAACGTAGCAGCTCTTGCCAAAGGCGGAGTGGAAAGTCAAACAACAGGTGGAATTCAACAAGGAATAGATCAAGCATCAACGACAATGAATAAGCAAACAGTAGCAACATCTATAGCAACTAATCCAACGTCTACAGTAACTAACGCAACACCTGCAGAGGGTAATAGACAATATTATCCAGATGGTACTCCTATTCCAACAAAAGAAGAAAGATATAAAATGGTCCACGCGCCAACAATGACAAAAGAACAACAAATTGAGATGAATAAAAGAAAAGAAAAAGAAAGTGCTGATTTAGAACAACAATTTAGAACGGGTATTTTCCCCAAAGATACTATTGCGAATGAATATAAAGAACCAAAACCTAAACCACTCTCTAATTCTGAACTTGTCAAAAAATTTGCTGAAGGCGCCACTGATGAAGTTACTCCATTTCTTTATAGAGATCAATTTTTTAAAACCGAAAAAGATTTAGAAAGATATAGAAGTAGTGCGCAAGGAGGATTTGATCCAGTTGCAGACGCTTATGCAGAAAAACAAGCGAAAAAGAAAAATAATGTTGCAAATATTGGAGCAGGACCATCCTCGGCAACTCCTATAACCGCAGGAACTTACGCTGCTAGTGGAAATTCAAATACCGGAAATAATCTTACAACGCCTCAAGTTAATAATTCTATTAAACAAAATAATGCAGCACAAGAAGAAATCTTGAAAAAAAGAGATGCTCTTGCTGGAAAAAATGATCCAGAATCTAATAGACAACGTACGCAATTAGATAAAAATTTAAATACATTAAGAGATCAACAAAAAGCAGCCGGAACCGCAGGAAAAGAAGCTGGGATGAGAGAGCGTCCAGCGCAAGAGATAGAAAGACAACAAAAGGGAAGACCATTATCAAGTAATCAAAATGATCAAGGCCAAGGCGATAAAAGTCAAAAATTAGCAGATGCAATAGATAAAAATACAAAAGCTACTACAGAATCAAAGAGCGAAGTAAATGTAGCTTTCACTCCAATTTCAGTAGAAGTTAAAGGTTCAATAGAAACAGCAAGCGATCAATTAAGTCAAAAAACAATGGATGCAATTCAAAAAGCCGTAGAACAACTTGCCCCCGGAATCATGGCAAAATTAAAAGGCCCTCCAACGAGAGAATCAGGAGCTAGTAATACCGTTACAGGATAAAATAAAATATATTTATGAGCTATACAATTACCGGAGCAAGACTTTTAACATATAGCCATCAAAACAATTTCCTTGGTGATAATTTTCGACTCAATTCAACTAAAAATTATACTGTAGAAGGTTTCTTTTTACAATCTACTAATACTCAAGGCGTTTCTGGTAATCTTGCACTTCAAAGCGGAATGATTAGAAGTTTAAATGAAAGAGAAAATATTATTGTTAATGGAGTAAATCTTGGTCCAGCTACAATTACTTCAATAAGTTTCGATACAAATAATCCAATTAGACTCGATACTCATACAATTAGTTTTAATGTTTTAACTAGTGGCGCTAATGATCTTTATAATTTAAGTGGAACTTTATATACTGGAATTAGTGGTGTATTAAGTGGTACAACTAGCTTACTAGAAGCTTTTGATGAAACTTTTGCTTTTAATATTAACGAAGATGATGGTTATAATTATAGCCATAATTTAAACATTAGATATAGAAAAGCAGATAACTATACAAGTCCAATTCAATTAGCGAAAAATCTTGCTTCTGGAATATTTAATACAACTCCACCTATAGGATTTATTGATTCTAAATATTCTGGTTTTTATATTAAAACTGGTAAAAAATATTTCACAGAAAATTACAATCTTATAACTAATGATTGTTCATTCACCAAAAATTTCACTCTTTATAATAATTATTCTGGAGATTATACATTAACCTTATCTCAAAGCTTAAGTTTAGGAGCAGATGGAAATATAGATGTAAGCGAGCAAGGTAATATTAGAGGATTAAAAGAACCAAGATTTGCAACTGCATCTGGCGCTGTAGAAACTGAATTAGCTAAAAGTTATAATAGATGTAACGCACTATTAACTTCATATGGAAGTTCAAACAATTTGGGTAATTACTATAGTTTAGTTAATACTGGAATTGAAGTAAATAGAAATTTTAATACATTTAATGGTGATGCAGGATATTCAATCAAATACACAAATAATCCAATTTTTACAGTAAGTGGATATACTCGCCAAGCAACATTAACGCTAAGTCAAAATAATCTTGAAGTTGTAGAAGTCCAAGAAAATGGCAGTATAAGAATATATGGAAATAAATCAAACAACTTTGTAACTAATTATTTATTACAAAATTATATGAATGGAGTATTTGCAAGTGCAAGCGGCAAAATAGATCAATTTTATAGTTTTCAAGGTTATAATAAAAAATTAAATTCTTTAGAAAAAACGATGACCTTTCCTCGTTATGGTAACGCTTTAAATTATTCATTAAAATATTCTGATGATAGAATTTACAACACAAACATAAGTGGTATTAAAAAATTAATTGTTAAAAAATCTGATGCATCGCCAAAGCATATTTATAATCAATACGTTATACCTAACAAAGCTGTATTTTTAAATGCAGGAGGTCAAACTGAACTCGGCGAAAGAACAGTGAATTTAGAGTGCGTTGTAGAAAGACCAAATGCTTCAATATATTCAACAAATCCTGTATCAGACGCTATATTGAGTTCTTTAAAAATAGTAGCAGTCCAAGAACTAGCAAAAGATTTTCCTAATGTTCCAGCTCAAGAAGCCTTTGTAACAAAAAGTGATTATTCTTTTAATTCTGATTTTAATTTGAATTTTAATGTTGGAATTAATTATACTTCATATGTTGATGCATTTAATAGTGGGATTAAAATGATATGAGTATTCAAATAACGTATGATAATTTTACTTTTAATGACCCTATTCCTTTTGTATCTAGGAATCAAGAAATTATAAATTATGCTGATCGTTTTGGTCAAATTACAAAAATTGTTTTACAAGGTCAAATAACAGGAACTTGTCCAAATGATTTTGGTCAATTAATTACGGGTCAAAATAAACTTATAAGTGGATTTTCTAGAGATTTTAAAAAATTAAATATAATTGAAGATGGTAAAAATTTATTTAACGCCGATGCTTGTATAGTAAGAGGTATTAACTTTGATCAATCTAAATATGTTAAATTATTAAATTATTCAATTGAATTAGATTGTTATGAAAGTGGACTATTTTCTGGCGTTTATGGGATAATGGATCCAACTAATGAATATACCTTTACTGAAGGCGAGGATAAATCAGTAGCAATAAGTCATACTGTTTCAGCTAAAGGCATAAATACAAGTACTAATTCAGCAATAAATAATGCAAGAAACTACGTATATTCACTTACTGGTTATGATCCGACTGTTCTGCCTATTAATATTAGTAATACCAATTATACCCCACTTTTATTATCTTTTAGTGAAAATTTAAATCGTTTAAATGGAACGTATAGTGTTCAAGAAAGCTATAAAGTAGATATCTCTAATGATCCATATGTAAATCCAAGCTATTTTACAAGATATACAACAACAATAAATAAAAGTATTAATACAGATTTTGATGATATATCGGTCCAAGGCTCAATTCAAGGCGCAAAGAGATCTAACTTTAATAATTTAGTTAACTATGCAAAAGCTTTAGATCTTTATGGAATATGCACGGGAAATTTTGGTGGACCATTAAATACAAAACCAATCACAATGTCATTTCAAGAGGATCGCGAAGCTAGGACTGTTAGTTTTTCAGCTTCATATAATACAGATGTTATTCAAGGGGATTACGCTACATCCGCTGCGCCATATTTAGACTTTACAACAGATTTTAATAAAGATGAAGTAACATCAATTACTTCAGTAACAATCTCTGGTCCAATTATAACAAAAGGAAATTTAAAAGAAAGATATGAGTCAGCTTTAAATTATCTTGATGATATAGTATTTAATTTTGGAAGTGTTCAAAGTTATTTATATTATATAGCAAATAATTCTGCATATATTCCATTAAAAAATACTTTGGGTATTGGTTCTAATATTAATTTAAATCCTAATTGGAGAAGCTTTAATGTAACTAAAAATCCAGAAAAAGGTGAAATAACAGTTTCTGCGACTTTTGATGATAAAGATAACATTACTCCTTCTTTAACTGAAAAAGTAACAAAATCAAATTCTTTCGAAATATCTTATGAACCTAAAATAGACCTTTTCAAACCAAGACCCACTTATAATATTAATGGTTTTTATATTGTTTATGAACTTGGAGATGCAAAAAAATTAGCAACAGTTAATATTAATTCAACGTCTGAGTTTTTAAGTGATACTGTTACTGATCGAGCAAAATCAGATACTAGAGAAACATTAAATATATTAAAGACTGTTTATGCAAATCAAAGCTATATACTCATGAATGAATCTTATAATTTTGATCAAGTTAAAGAAGGATATACAAAAAGTAGCACTTCTGCCTTAGCTTATTCTATACAAAATTCATCAAGAGACACTTCTCCTGTATTTTTACCGGCCAAAATACTATTATAATATATGAACATATCAGATTATAACAGAATACTAAATATAAACTCAATTGCCACAGGTAGTTGGAAGGTATATTATGATTTCTCTAGGATATCTGGTGATTCTGTAGTAATTAATTCTTTGTATAGTGCCGACAGTCAATATAGTGGCGGATTTGTTTATATAGACAATAACCCCGGATTTATTGTAAGTTTAAATTCTGGTGAATTTAATGATTATCTTGGGTCTGGATTCTTTTCTGGCACAGCAATATTTAGAGTGAGTAATTATTTAAATGAACAAAATTGGACAATGTTTTTAGGTTATAAAAACTTCGATTGCAATATAGAAAGAAATAAATCAACAGTTTTAATTACCAATCAAAATACTCCAGCTAGCACCTCTGGTTTCTCATTTGGATTCAACGGCGCTAATAAATTTTTCTTAGAATATAATGATATTTCTGGAAAAAATACCTATACTTCAAGCTACGAGAATAAAAATAATAGTTTAATTTCTTTAAGTAAAAATAATAATTTTTTTGAATTATCTAGTCATGATTTTGCTAATTCATCTAATACATTAGAGGCTTTTGAGCTTCCCAATTATGTTAATTCAAATATTTATTTTCTTGGAAATACTTTTAGTGGAGCTAATACTAATTATACTGGATTCAAAGGTTTTGTAGATGATTTCTTATATTTTTCTGGTTATATTGGATATGGTCAAAGAAATAATTTAGCGGGTGGAATATTTTGTTCAAGTATAACTCCAGCAAGTACAGTTTCAATAGTTACTGGATATAATAAAATATCAAGTGGTCGTTATGTTAATGCTGCTGTCATTGGTACTGGAATAACTGGATTTCAAAGAATAAGTGTTGGAACAATTCCAACTAGAAGTGGTTCAATATCAATATTTAGTCAATCTGGTGTTACAGGATTACTTTATGGTGAGCAAATTCAATTCATCACAGGAGTAACAACTGGATCAAAAAGAATATCTATAACCATACCAGAAACTATTAATTACGACGCTAATAGATTAAGTAATTATTCAAACAATAGATTAAAATTATTATATCCAATTGATTCTGGAGACTTTATTGAAATAAATACTTATACAGGCTTTTTAGATAATTATAGAAAAGTTACTCAATATGATAATACTCTTCAACAATTCCTTTTAGGATTAGAGTCAACTGGTCAAAGCATTAATCTTTTCTCTAATGGAGTTTTCCAACAATCTGGATTTAATATAAGCGGAAATATAGTAAGTGGAAATTACAATCTTTCTGGCAATAGATATGTAAATAGTAATGGATTTTTTGATCAATTTACAGATAGTATAGTTTATTTTGACACCAAGACTACTCCTCAAGTAATTAACTTTACTGGAAGCTCATATACTTATACTTTAAATAATAATTTAAATAATTCAATGTATTTAAATGGCCAAAAATTAATATCTGGATATAACTATACAATTTCAGGCCCAACAATTACATTTAATGCGAATATCAACGACTCTACTGGCAGAGTACTAGCTACATCTCGCACAAGCATTATATATAGCACATTTACTGGTAATTATGTTGTTTTAACTGGTGATCTTGTGCCATTAACTGAAGAACAAGTATATTTAAATGGTATTCTTCAAGAAGAAAATCAAAATTACGTCAAAACTAACTGCCAAAGCTTGTTAAATTCTTTGTTCTATCCTGCTCAAAAACCATATAATTATTATAATAATGAAGACACTTCATTTAATATACTATAATAGTAAATATGTGTAATTTTAATCGGTACAAGGAATAAGGTTTTATGGCTTACAAAAAAATCGAAGAGATTATTGTTAATGGCAATTCTGGAGAAATATTCGACAGCTATATATATGGTTCAAATCTTGAGCTAGGTTTTTCTGAAAGTCCCACAAAATTAACATTAAATATAGTAAAAGAAAATGGTGATTTTTCCTCTTTTCCGAATTCTTTAACAACTTCTTATTATATTAAAATTGGAGATTTAATACTTTCTAAAATGTATCTTTATTCATATGAAATCAGCAGAAGTGTTGGTCAAAAAGTAGCTACTTTGAATTTTTTTGATAATTCTTTTATATTAGATAAAATTTTTATTGGTCTTATAAATAGACATGGTTCAGCTGGATATGGCCCAAACATACCATTTGAACTTAGCGCTGCATGTGTAAAATGTGATGGGTTAAGTTCTGAAACTAGAACTAATAATATATATAGATCAATATATTCTGGATTAGAAGTTAATGTCGATTTAAATCGTGGTGGAAGTATAATTTTAGGACAAGAGCAATTCATGGAAGGCGCATGCGATATTCCAGATGTTGCTTATAATTTTACTTTATTATTGCAAGCCATATCACAAGCTGGAATTAATGTTCTTGGATTAGCTGATATTAATCCATTATATTATCAAACTTACGTTGGAACATTAAGAGAAGTTTTGTCTAATTGGTGTGCAGATTTTGGATATACTTTTTATTGGGATTTTCAAACGAATACAATAAGAGGAATAGATTTAAAATTAGAAGTAGATTATATTTCTGAAATTAAAAGCATAATATCTGCAAACAGTAGTTTAAATATTAATACAACTAACTCAAATACATTAGCTATAGAATCTTTTAATGAAAGTCAATCTCTTGAAGGAACCGTAACTCAAAAACATATATCAAGATATTTAAAACCATCAAAAGTTAAAAATTCAAATACTTCTGCAAAAAATACAAGAACATTTACTTGTATTAAACCAGAAAAAATTAAAGTAAATATTGAATCAATTACAAGAGCAGTTTTAGGAAAATATAACGATAACGCTAGAACAGTTTATTGTGCAAAAAACATGCAAACAAAAGGAAAATATATAGGTTATAGTAATTTAATAAATGTTATAACAATATCCCCTCAGCAAAAAAATAATAATATTTTCACACAAGCTTTCACTTATGGATACAATAATCCAGCTATAACAAATATGATTAACAAATACAATGGAGCACAAATTTTTATTGCAGTTTATGATCCATCTCAAAAAGAAAAATACACAAATTGGGAGAGTTCTGTAGCAAATATGATAGGAAAATATTATGAAAGTCAAAGTGAACCAGCTAGTTCAAGACAAGAATGTGGAGAAACTTTTTTTTATCAAAAAAATATTTCAGTAACTCCAGCTTCTACAGTTTATACAAATGCAAATAAATATGATTTACCATTTGCTGATGCTATAATTGGACCAGAAGGAGTAGGTGGATTAGAATGGAGTATTCCTGCGAGTTATATATTTGAAAGATCTGCCACTTATGGTACATCAATAGAAGATTATAATGCCAAAATGTTAAATGGAGATGGAAGTGATCCTTTTGAAAAATATATTCCTCAAATTTTACCAATAGAAGGTTTAGCTTATACTAGGCTCGTTGGAGCAAGAAATGAAGCTCAAAAAAATAATGATACTCAATTAGCTCAACAATTAACAAATATTATAGCTAAAATCGACAGCTTAAAAGCAGCTGGAGAATCTGGAGAGAAAAAAGTGGTTTTTGTATTTTTACCTCCATCATCTATTATGAATCAAGGACTTATTGCAACCATAGGAAGTGATACAAATAAGCTTGAATTAGCAAAAAACGAAGATGATCCACAAAAAAGTGCAGAATGCACTACTAAATGTGAAACTGATTTAGTTCAAGATGTATGTGGTAAATGCGCGGACGCACAAGAACCATATGTAGGATTAACTACTCCACCTACCTGTAGAAAACTTACATTAAGCACGGATGGAAAAAGTATAGATATTTTTATGCCAAGTGAAGCAGATTATACAGGATTTGAATCAATAGATAATAGCTTGAAATTTACTGTGCCCGGACAAAAAATAGTTCTTGGTTCAATTGATGGAATTGACGAAAATACTTTATCATTACAAGTAGCAGAATCCGACATATCAAATGACTTAAGCCCCGTTGATGGAAGTACTATTATTAATATGTTTGTGCCAGACGGAGTAACACCAAATACATTTAAAAAGGTAACGCCTGCGGAATATCACGCAGATTTAACTAAAAAAATAACTAATTCTATTACTGTACCACGAAAAAGTTTAAGTTTATCAATTATTGGATTAAATTTAAGTACTTTAGGGCAATATATTACTCCAGAAAAAGGTTTAACTAGTTTAAGTATAAATTTAAATGAAAATGGCGCAACAACTCAATTGAGTTTTGCGAACAGACCAAAAATTCTTCCAAAAAGAGAAGCTATTTCTCAAAAAATTCAACCAACAATCAAGTTAAATACATATAGGCCAAAATAATATGTTAGTTTCAGGTTATAATTATAGATCAATTTTTGAGCAAACTGGATTAAGTTTTGATCTTAATTGTTCTATTAATAATGTAATTGGCTCTGGCGCTTTTGGTTTTTCTGGCGAAGGAAATGTAATACAATTTAGTTTTCAAAGTGGAAAAATTTATGATTTTGAAAATAGATACGTAAACTCTTATCAAACAAATACAAACTTTAATATATCTGGAGATATTGAAAATACTAACTATTCTTATTATATAAATAAAACTCCAGTTTGTTTTAATGGAATAAAGAATAATTTTAAAGTTCAAAACTTTTTTTATAATGCATCAAATGCTATTTTAGATACTAGTTTAAAAATTAATAGCGCCGATTCAGTTAATTTTACATTATTATTTCCATCTACATTTCAAATAGGTAAAACATTCACGGGTCAAATAGTAAACAACAGTTCTAATTTAGGATTTAAAATATTTTCTGGGAGCTTAAGTCCAACTGGTAATTTTAGTTTAAATTCAATTGATACAACTATAAGTGGTTTAAAAAGTGGAAATATAAAACTTAATACTGTAAATGATGTTGGAGGATATTTCTTAACATTAAATTTATATACAAATTTTGGCATAATACAAAATAATTTAGTACTAACAGGTTTATTCCTTTTAGAAGATAATATTATTTTATCTACTAATCCAGATGGTGTATTACTTTCTGGAGTTAGAAATAGTTTGCAAAATGGATATGCAAATTTAAATTATTCTAAAGGAATTTATTCTGGTACAACGCTTTTGACTGGTTATGGTAATCTTCCATTAAATATCAAATTTGAATATTATAGTGGAACAACTGGAGAGTTTAAAGATGCTATAATTGGTACTGGATATGGTTATAATTTAAGTGGAACTGATACTATTTTAAGTACAGATTTAGGATTTAAAGACTTTAATTTTAGCGGATTAACTGCGATAAGTGGTCAAAATTACCAAAATATAACTTATACAGGTTTATTTCCGGCTACTGGAATCGCAAATGTTGCAGCTACTGGAATTTTTAATTATAATAATATACAATATTACTCATCAGGTTTCTTTACTGGTTTAGCGATAGGAACATTTAATTTACCTTATTATGTTCAATATTTTACTGGCGGTATAGATGTTACAAATTTAGATCCAAATACTCCCGGAACTGGTGCTATGAGCGGATATAATACAACATGGTTAACTGGAACAGTTTCTGGTACAGGATTTATATTTTCTGGAGTTGTAACTGGATCAAATTATTTATATTTAGCCAATAGAATGAGTGGTTTGTCTACTGGATATTTAAGTGGAGATTTATTTAATCGCCAAAGAACTGGTATCGTCACTTTCTCTCCGGGCTCTTATTCAAGAATACCTAGAACTGTTACTGGAGATTTTCAAATAGTTAATAGTGGTTTGCCAATTCAATTAGGATTTAGCGGCGCAGTTTATAATAGAGATAATCTTTATGGATACATTGAAAATTTAACAAATGCAGATTTAATATATGTTTCTGGTTCAAATATTGGTTTTATAACTGGTTTTAAAGAGTCAACAATACAAAGAAGAGGATTAGTTATATTTGATAGCGGCAATCCAAATAATTTTGTAAATAATCCAATTATTTTTGATATTCAAACTGGTCAAATTAATAGAATTAAAACTTATCCAGATATTAATTTAACGTTTGTGCTTGGTAGTTTTGACGCTATTAATGATGTAACTGGAAGATGGAATGGATTTCTTTTAACAGGAAACAATTTTATATTAACTGGTTGGGATCCAAAAGTTTCATACAATGGTGTTCCTAGAAATGCTTATTTAAATGACGTATTCTTAACTGGAGATAGTGTTTATATTGGTGGATATTTTAATGAAATAGATTTGAATGGAAATTTTAATACTTTAGGTAAAATAAAAATTGACAATACAAATTTAAATTTAAATTTTGGTTTGCAAGGTACTGATATTTCTATAACAAAATTTTTAAATATTGATGGAAAAATATATGCATTTGGTAATTTTAATAATTTATCAAAATCTAATTTTACAACTCAATCTCTTTGGGCAAATCCAAGAAGTTCAACCGCTGACACAATTGATGGATATTATAATAATATGTTTATTTTTAATGGCTCAAATGATACAGTTATATCTGATCCATATGATGCACATCTCAAAGACTATATTGGAGTAACAGGTTATAATCAAATTAATTTATTAAGTGGAACTGTTTACGATTCTTTATCTATTACTGGTAGAAATTATTTAGTGGGAAATTTCCAAGAAGTGGGATTAAAAAGAAGAGTAAATATTGCTGCATTTGATGAAAAAGAAAATTTATTACCTTATAGTCCAGAGGTAAACTCTTCAGCTCTTAATTTTATGTTTGAGAGTGGTACTTCTTTATTTGTTGGTGGAAATATTAGTAGTTTTGGTTCAGTTAAGTATGATAATGCCAATGACAATTACAACTCTTATGCCTTAATTAAATTAAATAATCCATTTACAATTGACAGAAGCTTTGCATCTCCATCTTTAGTTTATGGAAATAATGCTACTGCAACAACTTATGATATTGATTTCTCTGGTGGTAAAAATTATGTTGTTGGTAATTTTCAATATGTAATACCCAAAACAGGAAATCAAAATAATACATCAACTTGGATTGCTCGAAGTGGTTGCGCAGTATTTGATATTAGCGGAAATCTTTTAAATGAGTATTATAATTTTGATGGATTTAATAATCCAACTACATTAAGGACAATATTTATAACTGGAAGTACAGGTTATTTTGGTGGAAACTTTGATAGAGTTTATACTAGTGCAGGATCTTTAAATAGTGGAACTCGATATAAATTTGCAGCAATTGATTTGAATACTCAACAACTACTACCAATTACAGGAGATTTTGATCCAGAAAGTTCTTTTTCATGTATTAATAAAATTAATCATTATACTGGTGATCATATATTAGTAGTAGGAACATATGCTACATTTTATTCTGGAAGAGGATATGACTCAACCAATAATACAATTAATAGATTCTATACAGATGGAATATCAAATGATGTTAATGGATTAACCTTTTTAGATACTAAAAGACCTTCAGTTTTTCAAAGTATTAGGCCTATATCTAATAGAACAACTTCTCAAAGCACTGACAATAATTTTGAAGGATTCACAAAATTTATAACAAATAATACTACTGGTTTATTTTTATATGGAGATTTGTCATCTAGTATTGATATAAATAACCAAAACACTTCAACAATCGGCATATCTGATTATGATAATAGAATTATTCAATTAAATATTACTGGAGGTTTAATAACTGGATTTACTCCAGCAATTAATGCTAATGTTTATTCTGTATTTGTAACAGGAAATTCTGTCATAATTGGTGGAGCTTTCGGAAATGTAAATGGCACAGGTTCTGCTAAAATAGCAAATTTAACTACAGGAAATGGAGTACTAAAATTAGATAGTTATACTGGATTAAACTTAAATCAAGTAGTAAATAATATATCTTTTTACAATAATGATTTAATTACCGTTGGTAATTTTTCAACTTTTAGCGGCAATAAAAATGCAAATAAATTTTTATATCATAGTATAAGTGGTAATAAAATTTATCATTCTTTGAATTTTGTAAATGATAATGCTAATATTACTAATTTAAAACAAAATGATGGAAATATCTATTTATTAGGAAGCGCATTACAACAAGCAAAAATTACTCCATTTAATTCAATTAGAAAATTTGGTATTATTAATTTGAATAATTCTACATCAGGATTTAATATTCCAAATACTGATTTTAATAAAAATCTAATTGAAATAGATACTACGATTGAATGTTTTGCCACGGGTTCATCTGGAATATATTTAGGTGGAAACTTTAATTATGTAAACGATTCTGTAAAAACCGGATTATGTTTAATAGATTATAGTGGAAACATTTTGAATTGGTCGCCAAATATACAAGGTGGAAATGCTGAAGCAAAAACTTTAGTTGTTTCTGGAAATTATATTTATATTGGTGGAAATTATTATACAATAAATAATTTATCTATTGCATCGCTTTGTAAAGTTAGAATTGATACAGATGGATCATCAACTTCTGATGTAGATACTAATTTCTTATCTTATCTTCCTAGAAATACAAATGTATATACTCTATATCCAGATAATCAATACTTATATGTTGGCGGTGATTTTGATAGTATTGCAAATAGTTTCATAAAAGCTTTTGCAAAAATTAATTCTAGCAATGCTGCCATTTTTAATAGTTTAATAAATATACAATCTGTACCAGCTGCAGTATATAAAATAGTAAAAACTGGCGATCTACTTTTAATTGGAGGAGAATTTACTTATAATCCTAACTCACCATCATTAATAACTAACTTTATTGCTGCAAAAGATGATGGAACAATAGCTAATTATCCAACTGGTTTATTTACAGATAATGATATATATAAATATGTCAATGACATAAATATAGGTAAAAATAATAGAATCTATATTGCTGGCGATTTAGGATCAAATACTAATGTTTATAATGTTTTAGGTGGAGTTGTTAGTTTAGATTATGATAGTGGAAACAATATTTTATCAAGAAATAACTGGACTCCATCTGTAGAAAATAAATATCCTTCTAACATATATCAGAGTAAATTAACAAATGCAATTTTTATATTAGACAACTTCTCTTACGCCGGACATTTAAGACCCGGAATTTGTGAAATAAATAGTAGTGGAAGATTAAATCTTGATTTTAATCCAAGAATAAGTATAAATTTAAATCAATATATTAAACAAGCATCAATTTATAATAATACAGGAATTGCTGTAGTAGGTAGTTTTTCAAATATAAATACTAGTAGTAGTAGTTATAAAAATTTCGCAGTTATAAATACGCAAGATAATTCAATTACTAATTTAGGTTTAAATTTTTCTGGTGATACTCAATCAGTATATAATACTGGATCAAATATATATGTTGGAGGTAAATTCGCTTATTTAACTGGTAATAATTCTCATCAATACTTTAGTAATTTTATTGGGTTTAGTACCGGTAATCCTAATCAAACAACTACTTCTATATCTTTTGTGGGAAATATTAATTCTCAAACTGGCGCAAGTTATATAAATATAAATTCTATAGCTAATTTAAATAATAAATTTTTAGTCGGTGGAAATTTTGCAAGATTAAATCCATATTTAAATATCTCTGGATCTGGAGCTTTTGTAAGTGGAATTGCTTATATTCCTACAATCTTAACTGGCACAGGTAATTTAACATTAAGTAATAGTAGTGGAATTTATAATTATTATTTAAATTACTCTGGAGTTAATTACTCTTCTAATTATTCATTTAGTTATGTTACAAATCAAGGAACAACTGTAAACTCTACTCTTAATAGATCTATCAATGAAGTACTAACAACGTCTTATTTTACAACTTTTACTGGAGTAAGGAATTATTTTGAAACTGGGTCAGGAATTGTAAGTGGAATTCAAACTTTAATTAGAGATACTGGTTTATGGATAGCTACTGGAAAATTTACTGGATATATGTCTGGAAATACAAGTTCTAACGACTTTGTTTATGAGAATGGCATCATTACTACTGGAGCTTTATTTGGTTCTGGTTATAGTATATCAAACATAAGTGGAGATCCACTTTTAACAAATATTCCATTAACGGGCACTATACAAGTATCACGAACTTACGCAGTATCTACTTATACTGGAGCAGTAGTAAGTGGAACATATTTTGCATCTCAAGGAGTTTATAATTTAACTGGAATAAATGTTACAGGATCAAGAATTATTACTGGAAATTATACTGGTTTATCAACTGGTGATGTTTTACAGATAAATTATAGTGGAGATGTAATAACCCCACAAATTCAATTTATAACTAGTGGAAATTATCAACTTGTGAGTGGATCATTTGGTTTATATGATATTAATAATCCATTAGTATACGCTACAGGTATATTCACTTATACAACTGGAAATATTATAACAACTGGATACTTAACTGGAGTACCTCAATATACAAAAAGTTTTTCTGGTTCATTTAATATTTTAACTGGAATTTTTGATACTGGAATCGGTGATACAATTTATACTGGATTAGTTTATAATGAAAATACTTTATCATATACTGGATCTGGAATATTTGATACAGGAAGTTTATTTAATTTCAGATTTGATTATACTAATTATACAGATTACAGTCCATTAATTGGAAAACTAACTCTTTCTGGTATTAATAATACAGTATACTCAACTTTAATTACAGGAGTATAAAATGTCTTATAAAATAGATGATCAATTTGATTTTTATCCAGTCATTTATTCTTCAGATTCAAATATAATTATTCCCAAAGAAGAAAATTTTCATGAACCTAACTATAATCTCAATATAGTTACAGTCCAACAAAAACCAAATGGAACATCTAAACAATATCAATATAAACTGAATGAAGATTTTGCTGTATATGGAGTTTACCCAGAATCATTTAATAATTTCACACCAAAAAAACCCGGACAATGGATAGATTTTGTATATCAAAATACAGAAGATCTTTATTTATATATAGAAATTAATTTTTCTAAATTTGGAACTGAAGATGGAATAAAAACACAATACTCTGTAGCTTCAGCGAATTTAATTGTTAATCAAACTCTTCCAGATAAAGATTTCTCTGGTAGTTATGAAATTGCAACAGATAAAAGTGGAGATAAATATTATAAAATAAAAATGGGTAGAAGATTAATAGCAATATTCCCATATCAAAAAGCACCAGTTATAATTAATTCTCGTCCAGATGGAGTTTTTTTAAATGCAGGAGAACCAAATGGGTACATTAATTTTTTTTATAAACCATTTGTAAAAGCTGGTAATTTTTAATCATATGTCAACATATTTTTTAGCAAACAGTTTTGATCCTATACCAAATATTTATCCTTTTAATGTGAAAGTGTACGAACAGAATGATTCATTTTATTATAATGTAACAAGATATTCTTTCATTTATGATAGTTTAGCTGATAAATTTATAATTGATATTAAAAATAAAAATAAAAATACAAAAATTACTAGTCCTTTGCAGAATTCAACAGATAAATGTTATATATATTTAGAATGTTCAATAAGTTCAACTTTTAGAATAGGTTCAGCAACAATAAAAGAATCAAAATCTATTTTACCATTGATAGATGGAAGTGATGGAGCAGAAGGTTTTGCTCAAACATATTCTCGTGCAATTCTTGCGATAATTGGACAGAATGGAAAAGTATGTCAATGTGTTCACTCTTTATTGCAATCAAGATTAGGAATATTAAATGGTTCTCCCGCGAGCCGTTTAGTAAGTTATTCAATATGAAAATGCCAAATACTTTTGATAGTTTAGATCAAGATTTTCCATTTAAAACAAAAATAATTATAGAAAATAATAAATATTTTGCAATGGTAAGTACTTTAAGTTTAGTTTATAATTTTTATGATGATAAAGAAGTAACAATACAAAATGTTGGAAAAAAATTACCAATAACCGCAAATCAATCTGTTATTTTAACATTAAAATATTCTAATAGTGGAACAAATATAACTAACGCAAGTATATCAGTAAAAAATGATCCAAGTGATCCAATATTAGATAAAAATGATTATGCAACTCAAAGCGAGATAGCTATTGGTATTTTACAAGTTTCACAAAATATTCCAACTTTCACTCATTATATAACTAGTCCTGTCACAAAATATTGTTGTTCACAAGTTCCATCGGAGTATTATTATGCCTAAAATTTTTAGTAATAATGGATTAGCTTTCAAATTGGCTCCTTTGCCTGATTCACCACCAAAATATTTTTCTGATTATCCAAATCCAGCGCAAGCTTGGGCTAGTGTTAAAAAAGCTCAATTTAATATTAAAAAATTATTTTTTATATTATATATTGCTGATCCAGATTTAAAAGGAAGTTTAACTGGATATTATGATAGTGATCCTTTTAATCGTGGAGATCAATGTAAAAATATAATAACTAAAACTGTCGGACAAACATTTAATCCTCAAAAAGCAGAAAGGTCAAAAATAGGAACAAAAAAAAGAACTCCAACAACTCTTGATGCTATGTGTCAAAGTATTTTTGGTTTTAACTCAACTATAAAATCATCCTATAGAAGAACAAATGCAGAAGATAATCGTCCGGGAGCATCTGTTACAACCAGACATTGTGATTCTGAAAATCCAGATGCAATTACAAAATTTTATACATACACATTTAAGTTTGATCAAAGTGCATCTTGTTATCCTCAAAATATTTATATTGATCCAGATACAATGGAAACTTATATCCATGAGACTTTTGATGGCAGAGCAATAACAGTAGTTCCAAAAGGATTTGCTGAAAGTTGTTCAAAAGCTAATGGAACATTATCATTTTTTGGAGTAACTTATGATTCAGTTGTGCCAGATGGGAATGCGCTTTGTGCCGCTAAAGTTGGTCAAGGTAATATTGCTTTGAGTTGGAGTTCTTCTAATAAGATACCTTTATTACCATCAAGTTAAGCTTTTTTAATTCTTTCAATTAATTCAAATATTTTACTCTTAGGAATATCAGTTGTAGAGTTTAAATTTTCGGCATTGTCGAACTTTTCTTTGATTAATTTTTTCTTGAGTTGATCAAAAGTAATACTTTTATCTTTCATGACTTTTTCTAGTACTGCTTGAGGAGAAGTTGGATTATCATTAACGCTTGATCCTTCGTCCAGTAGTTTTGCATCTCCAAGTTCTTCTTGAGATACAATATTAATTTTCAAGAAATTTCTAACGCATCTAACAAAAGCGCGATTTTCAGCAATTGCAGCTAAGAAAAATCTAGCGAAGCTTTTTGTATTATTTACTGTAGCATCAGCAAGAGATTCAAAAACAATTTCTTTTCCACCAGTTTCATAATTCGGCAACCAAGTAATCTTACAGCTTGTTGCGAAATAACTTTCAGATGCTGCTACTACTTTATATTCAACGCTTGTATATCCACGAATTTGCGCAAGCTCTTTGATTCCACCCAAAAGAATAAGTAAATCTTTATCTTGGAGTTTTGAAACATCTGTTTCTTGAGTCTTTTGTCTATTAGGCACAAGGTGTTCAGTCTTTACCATTTTGCGCCAATTAATTGTTCCATCATCATTAAATACATAATTTAAGCTCTTATCTTCAATAAGACCATATTGGTTTCTCGTGATTAGATTAGGAGGAACTACTTGAGGAGTTTCTGCTTTCTGCTCTGAAACAACAACTGCTTCAAATAATTCTGAACTACCAATTGATATTGTATTTTCTTCTGATTTCATTTTTGGACTCATTTAAAGAGTATACCAGTTATTATATTATTGGTCAAGATTAAAAATATATAGATTACTTAGTTCTTTATTCAATTCTGGATGATTGATGTATTTATTGGACATATCTTTGGTTTCCCATTGATATTTACTATTGAATTGTCCTTCAGAAGATATTAAGATTCTTGAAGATTTAAAGTATGTATTATTACTTGCTTCGATTTTATCAGTTGGATGATCTCGTTTTACAATAAGACCATAATCCATATAATCTAATTTAAATTGATTTAATTCTTCTTCTGATAGATAAGATATAAATGCTGCATTAATTGTGTTTCTTTTTAATGTTTTTGCGAAAGTTGTATCGTTATCTTTTTCAACAAGGTAAATTAATTGTGGTATATTTTGTTTATATCTTTTAAGAAGTTCTTCATTAATAGGCTTGTTAGTAAATATAATACATTTCTTTTGTTGTAAGAATAATTCTAATACTTGCTCATTAAATACATAATCCATTCTAATAACAAGAGTATCTAATCCAATTTGCGCTGGATTTATGGGCTTATCTGGAATTACTTCTAGCGTTTTATTGATATATTCATTTCCGATATAAACAGTTTTAGGAAGATTACTATATGGAATATTAAGAAGTTTAAGAATACCTTCTGCAATAGCTTCTGGTTTAATATTATTAATGCTTTTTGGAATTTCATTAACAGAATATTGAGGCTTCTTATTTACTTTGGGACTTAATAGAACCATATCCTCTGGTTTAGTCCAGTATGGTTTAACATTATTAATATTATTATTAGAATATAATGCAACAATTTTCTTGCCATATCCAGAAGCAATATGTGCAGCAAAACTATCTGCGCCAACATGCATTATACTATTTTTAATAATATATGCTGCTTGAGAAATATTTGTTTGACCACATAAGTTTAAAGTATTATTAATAGCTTTGTCATCTTTTGCGCCAATATGAACTAATGTGATATTATTTTGTTGTAGAAAAGGTAGAATAATTGCTACTACTTCATCCCAATAATCATAATTTTTTGATGGATACTTGCTAAATGGTTGAAACGATATATATTTTTCAACATTAATTGGAAAGAAAGTATCATAAATATAAGGTTTATCTATCTTAACTCCGCAAGCTGTGGCATATCTTTCAATTAGGTGCATACATCTTCCTTTATATTAAATTGTATATTAGTTTTACCATTATGTAAATAGTCTAAAAATCTTTGTGTTCCAGCATGAGGCAAGAAAGCTACTTCAAAATAACCATTATGATCTCCTGCTCCTTCAAGCCAAAGTAATTGATCCATTTGAGGAATATATTCTAATAGTTTATAGATATGAGGATTTCCTTGTAGCATTTGAAAATATTCTGGCTTAGTAGCAACATAAAGGTTGTGATCTGGATATTGTTTCTTAATATTCTTGAATAAAGAAGTTGAGATATAAATATCACCAATACTTTCTGGCATAACATACAATACTCTCTTGCCTTTGTCGTCTTTGCCTAATAGATCTTCAAACTCAATCTTTTGATTCTTTTGATTTTCTTGAGAGGCTACTTGTCTAAAATAATTTTCAATATCTTGACGTTTTGCGCCTTTTGAAATTTCTTGCATCCAGTATTTATGACCATCATCATTATCATTAACATCTTTCATTTTTAAAATGTTATGATACATATAAGTTAACCATTCATTATCTTTTTCAATGTTTGGAATTTGATGAAATGCATCTTTCTCTTCTTCTTTAAGCGAAAAGTCATAATCTGTAAATTCTGCACTATCAATAAATTCTTGTATTCTTTTTCCTACAGTTTCTACTGAGAAGTTTTCAATAGTCCACTCGCGAGCTTTTCTACCCATTTCTCTTCTTTTTTGAATGGACATATTGTAGACTTTATTTATTTGCTTGGCGATTGAATTTGGTTTTGTAGAGGCTTTAATAAATTCTGTGCCATGCTCTCTGTACTCACTCCATTCAAGATCAAATGAACCCGCGCCTTCTTGACACATTTCTTCTCCACAAGAATAATTAGTAACAAGAGTAATTAATTCGGTAAGTTTGGCTTCTTGAATTGGAATCTCTTGTCCACCGCTAGTAAATGGATGGCAATAAACATCCATAAGATTATATACTTCATTTAATTGTTGTTCTGTTACTCCAATTCCAACATTTGTTGTAACTTGGCTTTTTTCACTTCCACAGAATCTACAATTTACATCTTGACCATGAAAAGGTTTGATTTCATAATTTCCGCAGTTTTTACAAATATATGTTGTGAGAATTTCTCTTGGATCAACTCCATATTCTGCTGCAAGCTTGTGAATATTCCATCCTTCGCCCCAATGAGTATGAAGCAATAAGAATGTATTTTTAATTTGAGGATTGCTTCGTTTCCACAAAGCATAACCTTCTAATAGATTAGGAACACTTTTTCTTAATTGATTTCTAAATACGAAACCAATAATAAATGCATCTAATGGAATTCCAAATCTATTTCTTAAATCTCGTCTTTGAGATTCTTCTAGTCTGTAAAAATTTGAATTTTCAACTGGTCCATGAACTGTTTCAACTTGGTTATGTCCAAGATCATGCAAAGCTCTTGTTGCGAAATCACTCCAAATCCAATAGTTTTTAATCTTTGGAGCTTTTTCAACTGCAGTAGGAAGAATAGGCAAAGAATCAAGAGTTGTCCATAATGCGCAAGAGATTTTATTAAACCATTTCTTATCAATAGCAAAATCAATACCCCAAATATCTTGAACTGCAATATAAGCATCTGGCTTTTCTTCTTGAATAATTCTATCAAGATAATGTGCGCCATAACTCGCTAATCTGGCTACATTTGGGTCTTTATTAAGTTGCTCAATTTCTTGAGGATTATCTGGAAGTGAACCAACTGATTTCCAAGGAGTCTTTTTTAATTCTGGATTTGAATATTGCATACCACAGCAATAATGCACGATATCATACTTACCTGTCTTATAGAGATAAGTTAATAGAGCTTTTGCTGCTCTGCCAAACCCAGTTTTGGCTAGAGAGAAATCAGATTGATAAACTATTTTCTTTTTGCGAGACACAATTACCAAAGTTCGCCATCTTCTTCGGCGTTAGATTTATTTGATTCTTGATTAGGCTTTGAGTTTTTAAACTTTTTAATAGCTTCGACTTCTTGAGTTTTGAATACTGATTGTAGAGCATGAACCAAGAACTCTCTTAGAAGTCTAGCTTCGTTAAAGTAAAAACCAAGTAGGAATGATTGTTTATTTTCTACATTCTCTTTGCTCTCTTTATTAACGCTATAAGAGAATCCAACTTGCTTATCATCTCTAATATATGGAGAGAACTTAATCTTCGTGACTTGTTTATCAGAAGAATGATAAGCTGAAAATTCTACATTCTTATCTAAAGCTTCAAGTAGACCAGCTACTTCAGTTGTAGAAAACTTTACTCTTGCACTCTTTTGAGGATTATCTTTATTGTCTGAAAATGAACCAGTCTTTGTTCCTTCGTTCCATGAACTTTGTTTGATTAATGAACTCCAGATGGAGCCTTCTTTTGAATTTACGCTAAAGCTACAAGCTGTGCCTGTATTCTTACTATTTGGTTTATAAAATGATATCATATTAGTATATTATTCCTTATTTTCTTTCTTGTCAACTATTTTCTTTAAATCATTTAATTTCATATAAATTTGTTGATCTTGGATTGCTACTAGATCACCAAATACACAATCATCTCTCTTTGAACCCTTAGCTATTACAATATTGCCTTCTTCAAATGCTTTATTATTCAATAATTTATTATTTTCAATATTATCATTAAATATTAATACGCTAATTGATGATGTTTCATCTGATATCTTTAATCTTACATATCTGGTTTTCTTTTCATTTTTAGAAACGCCAGTAAATACTTCTTCAATTTGCCCTACAAATGCTACCTTGCTATTTACTGGTTCATCTATAATATCGCTAATATATTTTAGATTTTCTCTTTTCTCTGAGAAGATTTCTTTTAAATCCTTATTGTAAGTATATCCCAAAAGTTTCTTTTCATAATACCAGTTGGCAAAACTTTCACTTTTGCTATTTTGATTATAAATTTGTAGATATGGGTCATATCTATTTTTAATAGTTTTTAATCTTGTATCTTTAATTACTGTATGATTCTTTTCGTCAGTAAATTTATTTAAATGTTTAATAATTTTGATAAGATCATAATCAAACTTCTCTGCAAATGAAATTGCATATTTCTTTTCTTTAGATGTTAAAATATTCCACAATTGAGCTTCTAATACGATCTTGCTTCTAGATTGACTAAAGCCACTTAATGCGCCAGCTTGAATAAGTGCTGATAATACTCCAATATTTAAATCTGCTTCTTCGGCTGCTTGAAAGATCTCGAATTTATTAGAATACTTATTTCTGAAACTATTTAGCTTTTGAATTGATTTATCACTAATGCCCTTGATTGAAAGCAATCCGAATCTAATATCTTTTTGTTCAATTGAGAAATCCATTTCAGATTTAATAATATGAGGTGGAAGTAATTGAATATCAAATTCATGCATTTCCTTTTGAATTTTGGAAATTTCACCAATTGGGTCTGGTTCATTTCTGCTCATCTTCAAGAGAGATAAGAAGAATTGTTGAGGATGGTTAAATTTAAGGTAAATTGTAACAGCGGCCAAAGCTGCATATGCAAGTGAATGAGATTTATTAAATGAATAGTTTGCTGAATCTTCCATGATCTTCCATAGAATTTCGCCTACTTCTTTTGGTAGTTTGTTTTCTTTAACTTTATCTTGAATCTTCTTTTGCCATGCTTTGATTTCTTCGGTTTTCTTTTTACCTACGATTCTTCTTAAAATTTCTGCTTCATCGAGAGTAAATCCAATCTTATGCGCCATTTGCATAAGCTGTTCTTGGTAAAGTGCAACTCCACCAGTTTGTTTTAAGATATCATCAAAGAATGGATGAATACTTTCATGTTCACCATAGTTTGTATACTTAGCATATTTATCTACGAATTGAAGTGCGCCGGGTCTAGCTAGAGCAAGAACACCACTAAGTTCTTCTAGATTCTTAGGCTTTACTTTTTGACATACTTTGAAATTTGTATCTGCTTCAATTTGGAATAGTCCATGAGGAGATCTTAATTCTTGCAAGTTTCTATAAATAGATTCATGTCCTAAATCAATATCTTGAACTTTGATACCAATTTTTTTACAAACGTCATCAACAACAGAAACGCTTCTTAATCCAAGAATATCAAGTTTAATGTTAAATAAGCTAACCCAATTCATATCAAAACTTGAAACTGCTTCTTTGTCGCTAGAAAACTCTGTTGGACATACTTTTTCAAGATCATTATAAGAAAGAAGAACTCCAGAAGGATGAACGCCTTTATTCTTAATTAAATCTCTGAGCTTTAATGCAATTTGGTAAGTTTCTTTATTTTCATCACACCATTCTTTAAACTTTTCAATTTCTTCATAAGCAGTTGTGATATCTTTAACTTGACCGAATACTTTTGGAATAAGTGAGGAGATGATTGTCATTTCTTCTTCTGACTTTTCTCCCACAATTTTACCACATTCTTTAATAAGTAATTTTCCGCTAAGAGTATTAAGAGTTAAGATTTTACTTGTTTTACCTTTAAATTTTGTTTCAAGATATTCAAGTACTCTATGACGATTATAATAACAAATATCCAAATCAACGTCACACATCAAAGTACCATCCAAATATGTTACTCCATCTACAACTTGCTTTTTAGCACGAATCTTGGATATAAATCTTTCGAAATAAAGGTTATATTTAACTGGGTCAATTCTAGTTACTCCAATAAGATATAAAATTAATGATCCCGCGGCTGAACCTCTACCTAATCCTACTGGAATATCATGTGTCTTACAAAAATTAATAACATCCCATACCAATAGAATATAATCAATAAAGCCCAATTCTTTTAATGTTTCAAGTTCATACTTTGCTCGATCAACATACTTCTTATATTCAGCAGAACTTTTATCTACATTTAAATCTTTAAATCCATTCAAAGCTAAAGCTCTTAAGAAATCATAATTTGATACATCTTCGCTGACATTTAAATGTCTTTTAGACTGAATATCAATTGAAAACTCTGGTAATCTAACTCCATGTAGTCCCAAATCTACATCTTGGAACTTTGATGAAAATACCTTATCTTCTAATAGATTATTCTTCATCTTCTTCCTCTTTATCTTCGTCTTTATTTATTTTATCTATTTCTTTATTAAATTCTCTAAGTCCAGTAGAAAGAATTCTCATTGAATCATCATTCTTTAATGAAAAGAATACATCTGCTTTACCATTCTTCTTACCTTTTTGAACAGTAATAAGTAAATACTCTATGCCAGAATTATCTAGCTTTTGAAGCATATCATAAATGTCGTCTAATGATGCCATATTAAATTTCAACCTGCCACTTTAATTTATTCCATACTTTTAAATTTAGGTCAAGATCGTTTATTGCATCGTGCAATTTATCATAATCATGTTCAATACCATTCTCTTTGCCTAAAAATGTTAAAGAACTTTTGACTCCTTTTTTTCTTGTATGATAGATTTTATATTGATATTCAGTAAGACTCTCTTTTGGATTGTATGGTATTCCATATTTAATTCCTCTTGCAATTGTGTTTGTATCAATAAATTTATTCACAAGATGATGCCAACTGCATCCCATATATTTATAATACTCTTTAATAAGATAAATGTCAAAACCTAAAGTATTGTGACCAACAATATAATCTGCATGATCTAGCCAATCTTTAATTGTGGCAAATACTTCTTTTGGGTCATGTCCTTCTTTTTGAACTTTCTTATGATCGTATCTTGTAATTCTAGCTGCGTCTTGACTAATCTTTAAATCTGTTTGCCACTTTAGATAATAATTCTTTTCATCAACTTTCTTATCACCTTGGACTTTAATCATAGCAATTTGCCAAGGAATATTATGACAGAAATTAAGACAAAGATTAAATGTCTCACAATCAATAAATACAAGAGTCTTATTCTTATTATATCTTAAAAGATGGTCGTCCATATTATTTTGCCTTCAAATAACTTTCAAAAGAAAATTCATTGCTACTCATATGATCTAATTCTGGTTTATTTAGAATACTTCTGTTATTGATGCATCTAAATGTCAAATAAGTCTTAAAGTCCTTCTTGTTATTATAATAGATACTTTTAGTTTTGAAAAGCTCTAGTTTATTCTCTTGCGCGAATTTTTCCATCTTATCTTTAATTATATAATCAAAAGGAAGATCATTATCTTCAATAAATACAATTGGTTTAGTAAAGTTAAACTGAGGAATACAAATCGAGTTTCTTAAAGTATTATTAAATATGAAAGAATCATAGAATGGTATACAGAGCAATAAATCATCACTCCAATTTTTAGATATAGTTTCATAATCAAGTCTTGGTTCATAATAAAAACCAGCTTTTGCCGCTGTGCTAAATAGTTTAGTTAAAAGTTCATGGCCTTGTTTATTTCTAAAGAATATAACTACTTTAGAATTCTTTTGACGAGATTCATCAGTCTTATCATTAATAGATTCTGTAACTGTAACTCTTAATCCATAATTTAATTTAATATTATTATTCTTGGTATTTGTATATGCCTCCAGAAATGATGACATATTATCTTCTACTAGGAATAGTTCTTTAAGTTTATTTTCTTTGGCAATTTGAATTATTGAATCTGGATAATCATCTGCTTCATTCTTGTCTTCTAAGGTTAATATAGACCTTCCTAAAGAATAATGCGATTTAAATAATGGTATCATTTCCTAAATATAACAGACTTTTTAATACTAATCAATCTAAAAATTCATCTTTTGAATCATCAAGAAAATCATCCTTTTTTGAACTACTTTGAAATTTTGGGCAACCTTCATAATCTCTAGTTTCTACTTTAAATCCTTTAATATCTTTAAAGTTATTTTCTAGACTAGTTTCTACTACTTCGCCTTTATCATTTACTTTAACATAATATTTATATGGATCTTTATATGGGCATTTCCAGCCACCAACTTGACACATCCATTTATTCTTTTGACTATCTACTGCAAAGTTTGCTCTTGCAGATTCTTCGTTAAATTTATTAACATAATCATTAATATGCTCAAGATAATGCTCGAATCCTTTAATCTGTTCATCTGTGAATATTAATTCTTGAATTGGTTGCTTTGGAAATCTTAAAAATAAGAATTTAACAATAGGCTTTAGCTTTGGCCATAATTTTTTGCTTGCTAGACTATACATCATAGCTTGAATATTAGCTTCAAGGTCATCACCCCTAAACTTGTATTTGGAGCTTTTATAGTCGATTATATGCATTTCTTTTTTGATTTTAATAGGCTTATCTATAAACCCTTTGATATGATATTTAGGCTCTTCATTTGTAATATCAAAATCATACTCTGGCTTGACTATTTCTCCGCCTTCTCCAAAGAAATCATTCTTAAGACCAACCAAGATCATATCATTTAATAGTTTATAATTGCTTTCATCTAGTTTAACTTTTACTGATAATTTCTTAACTAGTCGAGCTACGCCTTCATCTCCATCTATAGAATTTTTCTTTATAATTCTTTTATAATTTTTAAGATGCCTTTTATTTAATAATAATTCAAAAATTGTGTGACAAATGGTTCCTCTTAATGCTCCATCATTTTGACTTTGAGGAACTTTGGTATGATAGTTATTCCAGTAAACCCAAGAACAAGTTTCAAGAGTTTTGATTCTAGATGCAGAGAGTGTTTTTAGAGATTGTTTTTCCATTGTAGTATTTCTTCTTTATTCATCTCTCCAAAATCTTTTTTAGTTGGAAGTGCAATCTTTAATTGCTTATCGTCAAAGTATCTTTTGAGTCTTGAATGAGTTTTCTCTGCACCAATATTTCCAGCATTATTTTTATTTGAATCATTGTTAAGACTAATATAAATCTTTTTAACATCCATCTTTAATAGATAATTTAAAATACCTAAACTAAGACTTGTGCCAAATGTAACTAGAACATTTTTAATTCCAGCTTGATATAAACTTAACATATCACCAATACTCTCAACGAGGATTACTTCCTTTTGAGCTTCTATGTCTTGTGAGTTCAAGAATAATGGATAAACGAAATCATTCTTTTCACCAAGATGCTTCCATTTAATTTTGGAAAGATTTGTAATATCTCTACCAGAAAATCCTATAATATTGTTCTTAATATCAAATATAGGGAAAACGTATCTGTTTTTCATCTTGCCAGCTTTCCCAACTCCACCTTTAAATTGAGACAAGGTTTCATTATTGACACCTCTTTTGTTCCAATAAGAATGATTGTTTTCTAAATTAGATAATAAATCTAAATCAAACTTCTTTGTTGATTTAAGAAGCGGTTTTGAGACTTCTTTGGGTTGATGGAATGCAAAGTTTTTATCTTTTAACCATTCTTTAGCTTTGCTTGGATCTTCTAGTTTTAAAGTCATGCCGACCAAAGAACTAAAATCTCCACTAATATTCTCTTTAAAATCAAACCAATGACCCGTATCTTTATAAATCTTTAAAACAGTATCATTATCGCTATCTCTGTAAAGAGGTCTAGCTCTATATTCTTTACCGCAATCTTTTAATTTATATCCTAAATCAGTTAGGATTTGATAAACATTTACTTGATCCATTCTAACGCCTCGCTTATCACAGGAAACTCTTTAATAAATATCTTCTTGCATTTCTCTGCGATGACTCTATGTTCTTTTTGAGTATTTTGTTCTGTTCTTAATTCGATATAATGAATCCAGCTTCTTAATGAACCTTTCATATACATTGTTGTTTGAGTTGTTAAAGGTAATATCATTCTAGCTACTTCTTTTGCAACTCCATTTTCAATCATTGTATCATAACAATGCTGGGAAAGCGATAAAGATTCTACAAGAAGTTCGTTCACTTTATCATATGCATCTGTATTCGTTGGCATAAGATTTTCACCTACTTGTCTATTCTTATCTCCCTGCAAACGAAGTTCAATATCCTCAAACTCATTAGCGAGACTATATCTTTGACTAAATTCTTGAAAGCTAAATGATCTGTGCCTTAGAATTTGCGCAGCGATTCCGCGACTAGTTTTAATTTCAACACACATATCAACTAATTCAAATGGACTCCAATGCTTATGTTTAATTAAAAATTTTAAAAGTTTTGGAGCAGTTTCAATATTCATTTGATTTGATGGATTACTAACTCTAGCACAAAATGCAACTAAATCTTCTGCATTTTTAATTCCTTTAATTTCTGGTTTTGTGACTGATACTAAATCTACGTTCATAGTAATTCTCCATCATTAGCATTTTGATCATTCAATTCATATTGCTCTCTTTGTCTTTCTGCGACATCGAGTAATGATCCTCTTTCTTCAATATTGAAATTTGTTACTTGATAATTAAGATAATTTTGCGCCCAAGTTTCCTTGCCAGTACAATCTAATCTTCTTACTAAGTCTTGATGACCAGCAGCATCTTTTCCTTGGAATCTGGTTTTAGTTGGAATTAATTTATGTGTTCCAAATGCTTGACCATCGAGAGTAACCTCATCAAGAGTTTTTCTTCTAAAGATCGCAACGAATGATGCAAACCATTGTAGTCTATCTGATAGTGAGATTACAGAACTATCATCAACAACTTCACTAGCTTTTCTATTAAAACTTTCTCCACTTCGATTTAATTGCATTGCAGTAATGATTGGGCAATGAATTTCTTCTGAGATTCTTTTTAGTTTATCAATCTTATCACCGATTGCTTGATGCTCTGCCCAATTTGCACCAACTTTCTCACCAGTTAGTTTAATATAATCATAGGCGATCATCGCTTGATTTCCACGACCAACTTTAGAGAGATACCATCTGCGAATAATAGAACATACTTGATCAATATTTTTATTTCCTACATGATAATGAAAGTATTCATAAGTTTTTACTTTTGCCCAAGCTGCTCTTACTTTTCTGGTCATCTCTTCATTCTTGCGCCAATTACCAGTTTCAAGATACCATACTGGAACATCTGTTAATGATGCGACCATTCGTAATTGAATATCTACAGTTTGCATTTCGGTATCAAGAATAAGAGTTTTAGTTTTATTCTTTGGATTGATTGAAGTCTTAAAGCAGATATCATTTAACCAAGTTGATTTACCTTGACCCGGCCTACTTGCGATTGCATAAATATTACCATTCTTCAAGCCACCATACATTCTATTAAATTCAGAATATGGAGTGATCAGTCCAGTATCTTCTTTTGGAGCATTACCAATTTCCTCTACAAGATCTTCAACTTCAGCGAAAATATTAATTGGTACATCATTTTCTGAATAGGCTGATATTTTCTTATTATAAATTTGATCAATCTTGCCGATAATTTCATCCATTGAATCTTCAGAATTCTTATTTACATAATCTTTTAGCTTATCTGCTGTTTGAGATATTTCTCTACGAACTCTTAATTTAATTAATTCTCTACAAGCTGTCATTGTAGCTTCTTCTGTGATCTGTGAGAAGCTCAAATTATCAATATAATCAAATATATTGATCTCGTCTTTAAATGTAATACCAAGATTCTTGATCTTTTCAGCTAATAGGACTTTATCTACGTTTTCGCCCTTATGCTTAATATTTTTAAATACAGTATATATTGATGAATGAACATCGTTATAAAAATCATTTTCAGTTAAAAATACATCAATATCTGCGAATAGGTCTTGATGCCTTAATAAACCGCTTAGTACATGTCTTTCTACTTGTAAAGAGTATATCATCCAGCTTTATATGATACCAAACTAAAAATTAAAAGTCAAGTGTTTTTAATCTCTATCTTCTTCGGAATCATTAAAATCGTCTTCTTCTAAATTTTTCTTTGCTATTTGATCTGTTGTTGCTTCTAGATTTAATTGGTCTACACTTTGACTCCAAGTATTAACATAATATAAAAGTGCCATAGCATTTATTTGATTATCGAATTTTGTATATACTTGAGGTTCGCCCTTACTTGAAAAATTGAACATTATATATCCACCAAAACTACATTCGTCAATTTGTTTTAAAAGGGATTCTGGAAAATTGAATTTTTTCTTGTTTGTCACCAGCTATTTTTACACTTAAATAATCAAAATTCCACACTTTTCTTCTATATATTGTGGTGATAAATTTTTTAAATCACTCTCATATAGTTCTAGGAATTTAAATTCATTCATTTCAAGCCATTTTTCTTTTTTAACGTCTCTTTTGATACTTTGAAGGTATTTTAATCTAGAATTATCATGAAAGAATTTGTTGAAGCTCTCATGTTGATCACCTTGTATCTCAACTGCTATCTTTTTAGTTGCATTTAATATATCAACTTTAAGCATTGTTCCATAAACTGGAAACTCTTCATATACTATATGATTTTTCCAATAAGGATAAAAGAAGTGTTTAAACTTAAATTGCAGTTTGCTTCTGCATTTTCCATCCCAATCTACAAGATAATTTCTTACGTTCTTATTAACGAGTGTGCCGTTAATATTTAATAATCTCATGACGCAAGAGTTTTAATGAATTTATTATAAAAATAATCTACGATTGGTTTATTTTCTTCTAAATAAGCTCTTAGATTATCAATACCTTGATGTTGCTTCTTTAATTCTAAATTAGCATTTTTAAGTTCTTCGATAATCTCATCTGAGAAAGTAACCCATGCACCTTTTGCAGTTGCAAATTCCCAAGAAAGAATTTGATCAATAATTTCATACTCTCTCCAAACAGAAGATCCATCTTTACGACCATATTTGATTGGATATTGAACCTTCGAATTTGTAGATTCATTTGTAGACTTTTTAATTACAATCTTAACATTATGTCCAATAATTTTATTTTTAATTGGGTCATATTTGTCATTTGGTTTTTCTAGAATTAGATCTTTGTTAAACTTTGGTTCAAATTCAAGAATCCAATTAGCAAAGTGCAATAATGCATTTCCACCAGTAGCAGTAGTTTGGCGAATATCTTTATTCGCAGCATAAGGATCAAGTTTAATATCAGATCGAACTTGACTAATAAAAATAGCCATATGTCCACGTTTAGAAAGCGCAAGAGAAATCTTCTTCATTAACATTGATGAAATAACTGCTCCTCCTGCAACCTTTGTAGCTTCTGTCATGCTCTTTTGAGAGTCACCTTTAGTCATTAATCCGTCAACTGAATCAAGAATAAACATATACCTCTTATTCTCATCATTAGATTGAATCAGATCTTTCATCAATTCAGAAACTGTTTCAAAAATATTACATTCAAATACAAAGCAAGTTCCATCAACCCATTCTTTAGGGTCAGTTACGAACTTAATTCCAGAACGATCTTTAATTTCTTTACTCAATCTTCCTTCCGCTTTAAAAAGCAAAGCTCTGGAATTTTCTACTGTTTTAAGAAAGTTCTTCGTTACTTCAAGTGCTTCTGATGTTTTTCCACCTTCATTCATTCCAATAAATCTATGAAGTCCGGGGCAAAGACCACCGCTAGTAGCGATATCTAAATTCAAGCTACCAGTAGAAACCTTATAATAAATCTCATCTTCAAAATTATAATGATCTTCTTTGTTATCTTTTAAAAATGATAGTAATCTATCTGATGCACTTGGACCAGATGATTGTTCGATTTCTTCTTTAGGTTTTCTTGCCATATCTTATAAATTCTAGCAGAGTTTTAGGTTTTTTGCAAATGTTTTTATCTTCATTTACTTTATTTTCCTCTAGTTCTACTTTCTCCTTATTTAAATTTAAATTAAAACTTTCATATTCTTTTAATATAAAAGCTTTTCCCTCTGGTTTAAGAAACCAAGCTAGTGAAGGAGGTGGACTTCCTAGTTCTTTGAGATTATCCCAAAAGTCAAAAGAATTGAATCTTTTAACCAATCTTTGAGCGATTTTAATCTCTCTTGGCCAATTAATATTTCCTTTAACAAATTTTTTAACTACTAATTGACAAAGTTTATGATTTACTGTTTTCAATATCCCATCTTACCATTTTTTCAACTAGCTTGTCAAATGAAATCTTTGGTGCCCATGCCAATTCTGTTCTTGCTTTATTTGAATCTCCAAGAAGAAGTTCTACTTCTGCTGGTCTATAAAATTTTGGATTTATTTGAACAAGTACTTTGTTATCATCTGAAATATACATAACATGTTCATTTTCACCAATCCACTTGCCATTGATTCCCGCAATAGTAAATGCTTTTTCAACAAATTCTTTAATTGTATGGGTTTCATTTGAAGAAAAAACATATTCTTGTGGTATGCCATTATAATTTTTATTATAAGTATCTTGATTTAGCATCATCCATACGCCTTCTACAAAATCTTCTGCATCACTCCAATCTCTTTTTGCTTCAATATTTCCTAATTCTAAAGGAACAAATTCTTGATTGTTTTTAATCGAATTAAAAATACGAGCTACATTTTTTGTTACTTTTCTTGTAACGAACTCTTCTCCTCGTCTTGTGCCTTCATGATTAAATAGCCATCCTTGAATTGCATATAAATTATAAGAATCTCTATAAACTTTAATAAGTTGTCTTGAGGCGGCTTTGCTTGCTCCATATGGGCTTCTTGGTCTTAAGGGATGTTTTTCATCTTGTGGGGCATATAGAATATTTCCAAATTCTTCACTTGAACCAGCTTGATATAAACGACAAGAAGGTTTGTAAAGTCTAATTGCTTCCAAAATATCTAAAATACTAGTTGAGTTAGCTGCCCAAGTTTGTCTAGCAAAATCCCAGCTGCTTGCTACAAAGCTTTGAGCAGCAAAATTAATAAAATAATCTGGTTGTATTTTTTCTACTGTTCTAGCTATCGCATGAGGATCAGTTAAATCAAAATTAATCAAATGAAATCTATCAGAATTAATATGTCTAATATTTTCATGATTATAAACACTTAATCTTCTAACTCCACCAAAAATAAGATAATCAGTATTCTTGAGTAAAAAATCAACCATATGACTACCATCTTGACCAGTAACACCAGTAATAACTACTGTTTTTCTTGCATTAATTAACTTGCTTGCGTCTTCAATATTTAAAATATTTGCTGTATCTATCTTTTTGCCATGATATGTTTCTTGAAAGTTTTTGCTCATATTATATATTATTGTATATTTTTATAAAATTCAACAGTTTGTTTTAAACCTTCGTTAAAAGAAGTTTTAGGATGCCAATTCAATTCCTTGTTTATTTTGGTATTGTCTATGGCATATCTAAAGTCATGTCCTTTACGATCTTCTACAAAAGATATATAGTCTTGAGGATTAACATTTAATACTTGGCAAATATCATTAATAATCTCTAGATTTGTTTTCTCACAATTTCCACCTATATTATAGGTTTCTCCAATTTTACCATTATTTAATACAAACCATACTGCTTCACAATGATCCTCGACAAAAATCCAATCTCTTACATTTTTTCCGTTGCCATAAACTGGTATTTTTTTATTATTTAATATAGAGTTGATAACAACTGGTATAAACTTTTCATTATGTTGATTTGGGCCATAATTATTTGAGCAGTTTGAAATTGTAACTAAAAGTTTAAAAGTATGATTATAAGCTCTAACTAACATATCGCTCGCAGCTTTTGATGCTGAGTATGGTGAATTTGGAGCATAGGCTGTTGTTTCTGTAAACTTACCCTCTTCACCTAAACTACCATAAACTTCATCAGTAGAAATATGATGAAATCTAATTTCTGGAAAATCTCTAATAATTTGTAATAGATTAAATGTGCCAATTATATTAGATTCAATAAATCGTTTTGGATCAGATATTGAATTATCAACATGAGATTCGGCCGCAAAATGAACAATGTGAGTTATATTATTTTCTTTTATTATTTTTTCAAATTCTTTTTTCGAAGGAACATAACCTAATATATCTAACCAGAAATCATAAAATTTATACTTTGGATGATTTTCAAAAAATTCTATATTTTTCTTGTTAGCCGCAGAATTTGGTTTTGTTAATGTGTCTATATTGATTACGATGTTTACTTCTTTTTTATTAATTATATACTTAATAAAATTAGAGCCAATAAAACCAAGACCACCAGTTACAAGTATATTCATAAATTAATAATCTTTTCCCAATCTATAAATGGAGAAACAAATGGCATTTGACAATGCGTTGAAAGAGATGGAATTGGAGTTAAAAATTTTGTTTGATATTTTTCCGAAGTTTTTCCACAAAATGTATTATCTGATGTTCCAAAAGATAATAGATCATAATCTCTATCGAATAATTCTTTCGGCATAATCCAAGATGAACAAATAAGTGGAACTTCTCTCCAATGTAAATAAGAACTTAAAATTATTTTAGATTTTAAATTTTTATACATTCCCCAATGATCTGTTTTATTTTTTTGATTAAAGATATATTTGTCTAAATGATCATATAAAGAAATATAATAATTATTTGTGATGTATAAATTAAACAAATCTAAAGTCATTTCTGCCCAATGGTTTTGATGAAGATAATCATTTTCTAAAATATAAATTAAACAATTATCTGGTAAATTATCATTTTTAATAATTTGAGATACTAAAGATAATGATTTAGAAGAGCCATCTTTTTCATAGCTTTCTCCTTTAAAATCTTTTGTGCTTATCAGTTTAACTTTAAATGGAAATTGATTTTGATATTTTGCTGTATAATGTTCGTTATAGTCTTCTTGAGTTCCATCAAAACAAATAGTTAATTCACAAAAATTAAAATTAGTTGTTGATAATAAGTTTTTAAAAACTTTTTCATAATCAAACCATTTTGGTCTACCGCTATTTGGTTTATTTAATTTTGTTTGCCTAAGATAAATATTTATTTTATTATATTTCATTTGCATAATATATTTAAAGTTTCCTCTAAAGAATATTTTGGTTTAAATCCTAAAGATTCTAATTTATCTATATTCATATGGAAATTTTTAGCTTGTACTTGCCGATGAAATTTTGGACTTTCGATAATATTAATTTTACTTTTTGAATTTAATTTATTTTTACAATAATCAATAACATCTATCATTTTTGTACTTTCTTTACTTCCTATATTATATATTGTTTCTTTGCCATTATCTGTAATTAGTTTAATTGCGCGGCATGCGTCTTCGACATTTAAAAAATTTCTATAATTATCCCCTTCGTAAACATTAACTTCTTCGTTATTTCTTAATTTTGAAATCATATATTCCGTAGCATTCTTTTTAGGGCTAGCATTTTTATCTTTGCCAATTATATTGCATAACCTTAAAATTTTATATTTAATATTAAAAGTTTCACAATAAGATCCTAATAGTTGCTCTTGCGAAAGCTTTGCTATTGAATAAAATCCTTTGGGATTACAGCGATCAGATTCTCTATTGATTTCACAATTATTTTTGCCATAAACAAACCAACTGGATATTAAATTAAAAGAATGTTCTGGAGTTAAATTTTTAAACATTTCAGTTAACAATAAAAGGTTTGTTTTAACTTCTATCGTTGGATCTTTAAAGACTGAATAATTAGAATTCGTGCCACGAAAATAAAGTATATCTTTATATTTCGATAAAATTGAAGATCTTTCTTCTGCAAAGGATGAGTCCGAATATAAATCCATCCATTTGCTTCCTATGAAGCCAGTAGAACCAAAAACACTTATTTTATTCATATTTAATTAAAACGCTCTCAATATAAGATATGTTTTGCTCAGAAATAGTTGGCGCGCATCCAACAAAGAATACTAAATCAAGAACTTTATTAGACTCTGTATATAGTTTGTAACTATCTAAATGTTTATAACCATTATGCATTAATAAATTTCCAGCAAAATAATTTCTAGTTTGTATACCATTTGATTCAAGATAAGAAACTAGTTTTTGTTTTTGCTCTTTATTCTGGCAAATCAATGGGACTCCAAAAGGAGTCCAATCAGTTTGATCTAAAACATTGACTGATCTAATATTTTTAATATTCTGTATGAATAAATTTGAAATCTTTTGACAATTTTTACTTCTAGTTTCGCAAATAAAATCTAACTTTTTAAGTTGTTCTAAACCAATTGCTCCTTGTAGATCTAAAGGTTTTAGATTATAACCAATTCTATTGAATACATACTTATGATCTATGATAATTTCTGGAAAATCTGTAAGCCAATTAGAGAATCTCTTTCCACAAGAACCATTCGCTAACAAATTGCAAGTACCAACACAGTAGCAATCACGACCCCAAGTTCCATAACTTCGAGCTAATTGAACAATTCCTTCATGATTAGATGAAACCATTCCTCCTTCTAGAGTGGTAATTTCATGCGCAGGATAAAATGAACAAGATGAAGCTTCTGCATATTCGTTTAAGTACTTGCCATTCCATTTTGATCCTAAAGAATCACAATTATCTAAGAGTAATTTAATATTATTAGAATTTGTTATATTTAACAATTGATCCATATCTGGTGGATTACCTAATACTGGAGACAAGAAGGTTGCTACTGTTTTATTTGTTATTTTTTCTTGTATTTTATTGATATCATAATTTAATGTATTCCATTCAATATCAACAAATACTGGTTTTAGCCCATTTTGGATAATCGCTGAAACAGTAGTTGGAAATCCTACGGAAGATACAATAATCTCATCTCCATCTTTCCATTTGTAGTATTCTTTGCAAGCTGCAACTAGTAGTAGATTTGCCGAAGATCCAGAATTAGTAAAAAATGAATACTTTTGATTTATTTTTTTACTGAATTCTTTTTCAAATTTAGCGCATACTTCGCCACTTGAACTCCATTTGCCAAAAAGTAATGTTTCTATGGCAGCACAAATTTCATTATTATCAAAATATGCTCCAGAATAATATACTTTGTTTTTTAATTCTGGATTTAAATTATGAGCAAATTTAGGTAAAAAACCATATTTTTCTACCATTTGACTTATAAAATTTTTAATATCTTCTTTATATAAATTTTCCATTTAATACCTCTTTACATTTTTCTACAAATAATTCTGTGCTTCTTGGATTATCTTGTTGGCTTACATGATACATTAAGTCTGGACCATATGTATTACCTAACCCATATCTACATCCATTATCAAGATCAGTATTTTCCACTACAGAATTAGAAGGATAACATCCAGCAATAAAATATCCTTTTTCTTTAGCTAAATATGTAATTTCTTCTGCAGTATCTGATCTTTCGATTTTATCATCACATGTTGGTCTGCCTAATTCATTATAAAGTTTTGTAGGAAACCATATAAATGCTTGACTGACATAAGGATGTGGAATCATTCCATTTGGTCCCTTTTTATGATTACTTTGCCAAATTTGACCAGCAATAGTCATTTTATTTTTTACAAAATTATACATAATATCTACGCATTCTTCTTTAAGAATAATTGCGTCATGGTCACAAAACCAGTAATAATCTGGTTTTATTGAATCAATTGTTGATAATATAATTTGATCCATGCATAATCCATGAGATACATATGGGAATGGCCCAGTTAAATAATTAAAAGGTATACCAAAATGGTCTACCATAACTTTTTTATGGTAAAGCGTTACTTCTTCGCTTCTATTTTTCCCAAATAGAACTATGGGTAAAATACTCTCATTGTTGATGTGAAATAAATTAAAGTCCATTTAAATAATAATTCCTATATTGTTGATATTCATTTATTTTCTTTGGATAATGAAATCCAAAGCTTAATTTATTATTATACTCATTTAATGTAATTGGGTCAAGTGAAAATTTCATGGATTGTAGTATATTGGCTACTCCACCTTCAAGTCCATTAATTAAATGGCTATAAAATAAATCTTCTGGAACTCTATTTCCTTGAGTGCCAGCTTCTCTTAAAATAGATTGACTATAAATTTGACTTACCTTTTCGCAAGCACTTCTAGACCTAAAGCTAAATCCACCATTTCCACAATGAATTTTTGGATACCCTAAATCTTTCCAATTATTGTTTTCATATATTTCAATACTTGGCGTGTGACACCAAGCAGAACCAACGTATTTCAATTTATTATTTAAGATAAATTCTTCCCATCCTTTTTTAATTAAAAATCCATCTGGATGAAAAAATAATAAATTTTCAAATCCTTTTGGAAGATATTTCCAAATATCTTGAAGCATAAATTTAGAATATTTATCATGACTATCTTGTATTGGTATTTGAATATGTTCTATTCTAGCGTTTTTATATCTAGGATGATTATTCAATAAGTTATTAGAGTTTGGACTAAAAACAAAAATAGGATAATTATATTCAGAAAATATTTTGAAACTATGAATTACAGCAAAATCTTCTAGAGTATTTATATCTCTGTCTCTACCCTCAAAATATATACCACAAAAATGATTAGATGGTTGTTTTAAGTCAATATTTTGAGTTAAAGTATCATAGCATATTTTACCAAGTAGCTCAAAATCTTCTTGGCTACGATTTTTTGATATAAAAATCATTTAACTAATGATGGAAAATTATTTTCTTTTTCTTTAGGAATTAGAAGTAAATCTTGGATCCAATAGTTTGGTAATTTATCAAAAGTTTTTAATGTATAATAATCGACACCAAAATAATTTTTACTTACTAAAAATTGCAATAAATCTTGCTCTGTGGTTGGAAACCATTCGATGTGTACAATAGGTCTAAATTGATCAATATATTTTTGCATGAAAAATAATATAGGGACATCAAATCCTTCTGTATCTAATTTAACAAAATTTAAATTTTTTAAATTTAAGGTGTCTAAAAACTTTTCTAGATCAATCGTTCTTACAAATCTTTTAAGAGGATATGTGCCAACGTGATCTGTTTTATATCTTGATCCACCAACATCACCTTGATAGTTAAATTGATCAATTCCATCGTGATTTGAGGCTGCATAATTATAATTTTCTGTATTTAAAGATTTATTTAAAGCAGTATTAATTTGAAGTCTTTGCCATGCTGGACCGCATTCAAAATTAATACATCTTCCATTTTTCCCAGCCAATAAAGCTAATGGCAACGAAGTATCTCCATCATATGCTCCAATATCTATTACTTCTGATCCATCTGGAATAAACTCTGCTACTTTTGTTACAAATTCAAAAAAACCTTTCATATATGGATCATTTTCCATATTTTCTAAAGAACGATGAGGAGCATAATGTAGATATTTTATATTATGATTGAAATCTCTAAATTGAAAATTAAATTCTTCAACATAATTTACTTCTTGTACATTCTCGATTTTTGTTATTTTTGTATTGTATTTATTCATAATTTTATATAAGTTTATTTATAGAATCCTTTATTAATTCAAAATCAATGTCTTGAATATTATAATTTTCTAAATATATTGCATTTGGATTTCTTGGTGCCCTATTTATTATAGGAGCATAGACTGGATAAGATAAGCAGGAATAAAGCGCTAAAACTTTAGCTTTATAACCAGAAGTTATCCAATTCATGCCTGTATCTGTTGTTAATAAAAACTTACAAGATAATGCAATTTTTATATCATCAAATATACTTCCACCAATTGGTTCATATGTAGTATTTAATCTTGGATGATCTTTTAATCCTAATTGAATAGTTTTTAACCCTAAAGAATGTATATAATCAATTATTTTATTTGCAAAATCTTTTGGAATGTCTCTAATCTCTCCAACGCTAGAAAAACATGTTAAAGCTACGCAATCTTTATATTTTTCATCTAACTCAAACCATCTATTAAAAGATATTTGTAAATTTTTAGGCGGAATAAGATCATGCATCATGCAAACTGCCTCAGTGTGATGATATTTAATGTACCAGTTATCGTATTTATGTTGAGGCATTGGGTTAAATACTTTGTCAAACTTTTTATCTAGAATATATTGTTTATCGTTTTGGCTAGGCCAATTATCATAATTTTCCCAAATCTTAATCTCATCAATTAATTCATTTTTTTCAAAAATTGGCGCAATTGACTGATATTTTTTATTAATTCCAAATGTCAAATGAGATTCTGGATGGGCTTCTTTGAAGGCTCTACAAGCTATCATATTCATTCCTAGATCCCCAATTTGCCCTTGATTAAATCCTATAGCTTTCATTTAATTTTCGTAATATATACTAGGCAATTCTTGCTTTATTTTCAAATAAAAGTCCTTATCAAATTCTAGTTTGCTTTCATCATAATTCCATTTATAACCACAATATCCAAAATGTTTTATTTGATATTCATATTTATCTTTGCCATTTTCATGTAACCAAGTCATGTGTTTTATATGTGCAACATCTTTAGGCACTTCTAATTTAGTCAAATCTTTATAATTAAATTTATTATTTTTAAGATCTTTATATAAAATATCATTATCCCAATAAAAAGAATCAATACTTAAGTCATTAAATTTTGTTTTAAATATTCTGGACGGGCAAAAGCCGTCTATCCATTGTTTTCCATCGAATATATAATTTTTAAAATTAATTGTATACCAAAAATAGTTATCGTTTAATTTTATAAAATTTATTATATTTTGTATATCTTGTATGGTATAAAATTCATCCCCATCAACAAGCCAAATTAAATCGCATTCTTTAACTTTAAGATATTGCAAGCAAAGATCTCTTGCGGTATGTTCTTTTATATATAATGGATTTGTGAAAACATGGTCTATTTTTTTATTTTTATAAAGTTCTATTAGAGCTTCTGTTGTTCCATCATTTTCTTTATTAATTTCAAAGTATTCAAAAAATGGTAGTGAAACAGCGGAAATTTCACTGATGAGTCCTTGTTCTTTGGCTTGAGTAAAAGAATTCAAGCTATCATTTAAATATTTTAAACAATTATAAGCGCAATAAATAATTCCTATTTTCATAAATTAATCGTCTTTGATTTTGAATTGTCTGTTATATTTTAGTATAGTCCCTAGATAATTTTCAGGAAAACCAGATCCACCAGCGAGATAGTCTTTAAAAGAAAATGTATATCTTAGCTGGCTTCCGTCTGGTTGGAAACGAACAACGTCATTCATGAAATCTTGCCCTAAAACTTCTATTTGAAATAATTCGCTTAACCTAAATTCTAGTTCTACCATATCTATAAAATATTCTTCTGGAATTACTTCTTTATTTTTAATTTTAGTCATATACTTAACCATATCATCTAAGGTAGATATATCTAAGTTAAGCTTATATTTACAATACATTTGGAATTTTCTTCTTAGTGTTTCATGATGATTTACAATTTCTTGTCCATATTTACCATAAACTAATTGAATATCATTACCTAAATAATAACAAAGATAATATTTTGATCCATTTATTGATCCAAAATACTTTGGCGTATCTTTCCTCTTGTTGATGATATATTTGTCTTTATCATCCATTGTAATGATTCGACCACCTATATTAGTTAATCCCCAATGAACTGCTCCATGAAATTCCATATATGGATTATATTTAAAAATATATGGTCTTTGGTCCCAATAAAGTGCGCCTATATCATTTTTTTCAAAATCATTTAATATTGTTGGTAATTCTGAAATAAATTGATCCGTCATTGATTCTGGTGAATCCAAATAAACACAGTATTGTCCATTTTTAATTCCACCATAAAAAAGAAGATGATTCATTAAAAATCCATGATTAGGAGTCCAATTTTGAGTTATTACTTTGCCGTTGCCTTTATTGGCTTCTAATAATTCTATTGTTCCATCATTACTTGGCAAATTAACAAGAGATACAATTCCATCAAAAGTAGGATAAATATTCTTTATCATTAAAGAGATATGTTCCTTACGCTCTTGAGTCATTGTTAGCAAAAGAGGTTTTAGCATATTTTATATTATATGTTTTATTTATAAGCTATGCAATATTTATTTTAAAGCGTTAAATGCATTTATAATGTTTTGAGCGATTGTTGATTTATCAAAAAAATTGATATAATTTTGTGCATGGTTTTTTGTTATATTTAAATAATAACTATAATTGTTTTCAATATCCAACACTTTACCCGCGATTGAATAAGCATTTGGATCACATGTTAATTTAAAATCCCAAAATTCTAATGCTGTTTCGTTGTCATTACATAGTATTGGTATACAATTACATATAGAAGCTTCTATTGGTGGTAAACCTATTCCTTCAATAAAACTTGGAAATATAATATATTTTGATCTATTGTATAGTTCATTTAAAGTAGAATCATCTACAATACCCTCGTATATTCCGAAAGATGGGTTGTCTGGTCCAACAATAGTCAATTTATTTATATCAAATTTTGTAAGATTAAAAAAATCTTTTATTAAGGAAAATCTTTTATTAGGATCATTAGCGCGACCAACATATAAAAATGGTATATCTTTTTTAGAGTTAAGATTACTTACTTGTTTAATAGCATCATAAATTATATAACTATCTAAACCTAAATAATTTTTAATGTTATTTTTAACTGTTTGACTATTGCTTAGAATAAAATCTGCCCTAACAAGCTTTTCTTTAGTTTTATTTAAATCAAAAAACTCAGTGTTAAATAAATGAATTGGTAAATCTAAAACTTTTTGAAAATATTTAGCGTTAGGGTTTTTTTGTTTAAATTCGTAAGCTTTATCTATTTCTGTGAAATCATGAGAATATATAAAATCTGGATTCTCTTCAACAATTTGATGTCCTAAAGAAATTAAAGCGTCTTCTATTCTTGAGATTTGGTCAAGGTTCTGATTTCTCCATCCAAATGTTTTAATTTTTAAAGACATTTATTTATTATAGCCTATTTTTATTTCTGTTACTTCTGTATCAAAAAAGGTTTTCTGTAAATTTATTTTGCTTGTGTATCTTTCATAATTCGCAGAATCTACTTGTTTAGCTAGACCATCTGCTTTTTGAGCTTTATCTACTAAATCAAAAACTTTTTTATTTGTTACAACTAAATGTTTATACTCTTTACTTTTTAATATAGTTTCCATTTTCTCTTGTCCAATTTGTGATTCTATCTCGTTATATAACCTGAGATAATTATCATTTTTTTTATTTAAAAATAAATTTTTAACTTCTAAAATTGCAAGCATATCAAAAGCATAACCGTAATCTAAAGAAATTTTTAACATTTTATTCTTCAAAAAATGGATCCTTGCCATTTCTACCTTGATGATGTTTTCCATCTGAAATTCCAAGATGAATAAATTCTATATTCGTTTTTACTAATCTTGGGTGATTTTCTGGATCTGGTCTAGGACACCATAATTTAAGAAAATCTATATCTACTTGATCCGCAGAATAACTATCTTTATATAAATTATTTATTCCATGATATCTTGCTATATCACTATTTAAATTTACACATTGAAAAAATCCACATCCAGTTCCATCTATTGATTCAAAGCATTCTTTAGTTTTGATTCCATTGATAAAATCATTATAATTTTTATGTGTTGGTATAAATATTCTATAAGAACCATAAAATTTGTTTATATCTATCGTATTAATATCTAATAATTCCCTAAAGTTGTTTGGCATGATGATATCTGAATCTAAAAATACAACCCAATCTTTAAATTTTAAATTATGTATAGCGAAATTTATTGCTCCACCTTTATTAAATTTAGAATTATTTTTATAAAAATCTGGATATATTAAACAATTAACATCTTCTTTTTTACATAAATTTTGTGTTCCGCTGTCGTCTAAAGATGTAACAATAATGGTATTATCAAAATGCTTCTTATTTAAAGGTAATGTTATTTCTAAAAAATCTGAATAATTTTTACAAACAATAATTAATTCTATTTTTTTATTCATTTTGGATGAAGAGCTAAAAATCCTTGGGCAATTGTTATTACTTGTGAAGTATGAGTGTTTTTAAATAATTCAATTGCTTTATTTAAAATAGTTCTATATTCTGCTGGAACAGCATTTGGTCCAAGTCTAGCTACAGAATCTTCATAACGATCTTGTTGATCATATAACATCGCATCATCTAGAAGAATAAAATCCTTTGCTCCTTTATCTATTCTAAGTTCCTTGATAATTTTTAATTCATTTAAAGCTGGTAGTCTAGTTTCTGGATCACCATCAGAATGCTTGGTAAGTGGTTTATGCCCAAGATTGTAATCGCTATTTGCAAAGTGACTATCTAGCCAAAAGAAAATTGGATCATTTAATGATAATCTTGGAAGTATTGATTTTAATAAATCTGGCCCTTCAGCATGAAAAATATTTACTCGACCATCAAAAGAAAATGTTCTTTTAGAATGATCCGCTAGTTCCTTATCAATGTCGCATGAAATGAGTAATTTTTGTCCATACTCAGGCTGTATCATTCTCATTAAACCTGATCCTAATCCTGTGCCAGTTTCAAAAAAGATTCTGGTGTTATATTTGAAAATCCAATCAATTGTTTGAATATCTCTTAATGCGCTCATAGTTCTCCTTATTATCTATTTATAGTCGCCCAGCTTTCATGTGATTGAAAAACTATCTCTAACGAGCAAGATGCTATTGCATTTTGAACTGAACTCCAGCTCAAATCATGTCCAGCGATAATTCCATTTTTCTTAACTTTTAATTTCCATGAATTTATATCTTTTATTACGGCATCTTCTTGATGATTGCCATCTATATAAACAAAATCTAATGACTCATTTTCAAAATTATTTAATGCTTCTTGCCCAGTTTTCTTAATATGGGTTATATTATTAATATTGATAGTTCTATTTTTGAAAACTTTCTCGACTTCATTAAAGTCAATACTAGAAGCTAAGTCATTTTGATCATAACCATTCTTCCAAGGGTCAATTGTGTAAACTTTTTTAAAAAATTCGCTCATTATAACTGCATTTTCTCCAGCAAAAGTTCCAATTTCTACGCCTAAATCCATATCTATTTTTCCTTTGGCCCATTGATATAAATCACGAACTTCTTTAATTGAATGTTCTGGTCGCATTGTAGGTATACTCATATTTATTGCCCCCAAATTTTGACTGGAATTTCTTTATGAGGGCGAATGATATAGTTTTTTAATTGTGATAAAGCTTGATATCTGAAATCGTTATCTGAACCACATAAATGTACTAATAAATCTCCAGATCTATAATTATCTTTTTCAAACCAAAAATGAAAATGAGAATTAAATTTTCTTGTGTTGCAAATTTGAGTGATTTGTTGATATTCAGGATTAACTTTTAAAAGTTTAATAATTGCATCTTGCTCCCAATATCCGTTCCAATAAAACTCTTTTTGATCATAAATCTCATTTAAAAATTTTATAGTTTTTTGATCATTTTTATAAAACATTGAACCAGTATTAATTCTATCTATAGAGCCATCATTACTTGTTAGCATTACGCAATAATCATTATTTATAATATCTTCTATTTTAATTGAATGATTCATTATCATTGTATCTATATCCATTGTCCAAACCCAATCGTATTTAGCAATATTATCAATTGTATATTTTATTTTGCCCCAAGGTGCGCCTTTAGAAGGATCCTGCCACTCTTGGATAATACAATCATATCCATGTGTTTCACAATATTCTTTAATTACTGGGCCTACTACATCTTGTAGTTCTTTAAAAGAATTACCATTATGGCATCTATTATCATAAGTCGATACTACTAAAATTTTCATATTTATAAATTATATATTAAATAATAAATATCGTCAATTAAATTGCGTATTTAATATATCATATGTATTTTTTAATCCTTGTTTTAAACCAATTGTTTTAATCTTTAGATTACTTTGTCCAGCATAAATTTTTAATTCGTTATTTGATTCAATTATAATTGGTACTTTATACGAGTCTAATACGTTTATCATATCTGCAATATCTTTAAGAGTATATTTTTCTATATAAGAACAATTAACTTCTTTATCTAAGATATCATTATTTATATAATAATCCACTAATGATAACAAATCTTTCATATAAAAAAAATCCATAATTTTATTGTTATAAATTTTTATTGGTTGTTTTTTAATGTATTGTAAAATGTTATGTTTTATAAACCTTGTATTTAATTCATTTTCATCAAAAACTGCAAAAATTCTTATATTATAAAAATTAGATTCTTTTTGAATTATATTGTTTATTATGTTTTTACTTTTACCATAAAATGTTTGTGCTGCGTAAATTTCTGCTCCAGAACCAAAAGATATAAATTTTTTAAATTTATCTTTATTAATTAGAAGATTATTAAACATTTTTAAATTAGAGTCTGCAATTGATTGATCTTCAATTTTTAATCTAGATCCACCTTTTATAGCCGTATGTATAACTATATCAAAAGCCTTGTCCCTAAACCATTTATTTACAGTTTTGGTATCTTCTAAATTAAAATCTTTTGCTGTTATATTTGTTATATTATAAAGTTTATAGAATGCACTATATATTGATTTAGCTATATATCCATCACCACCAGTAATTAAAATTTTCATTAATTTAATTAATTTTTTAAAAATTAATATTTTTAACTTATTTTAAAATATTATTTTTCTCTTGAAAAATCAGAAAATTCTACAAGAATTGTGATAATTCCATCATTTCTATTTAAAGCTTTTTGATATGCTGGAAGAATATCTTCTGGCTCATTTAATTCTATAATTTCTGTATTATTTGTCATTAATCTAAATGCTTCTGAGAAATTTCCTTTATGTTGGCATTGTGGATCTATTGGTCTTTCTCCTCCAACTGCAACGCGAATTATTAATTTTGGAAGAGATTTGCTATTTGACATTTCTTTAATTTTATCTGAATGATTAACTATTTGATCGGTTGCCATCAATAAAAAATTCCATCTTGGATAAGTTGATATAGGAATAATTCCTTCTATTGCCATTCCATTTGCTAAACCTGCTTGAAGATATTCTGCTACTGGTAATTCTATTTTTTTATTAGATGGTATATGAGATAATGAGTCGTATAATCCTGTTCCCTCATATTCTATAGATTGTCCTAAAAAAAGAGTATCTGGATGTTCGGCAAGCATGCTCATAGCTTTTTTAAGCTCATCAAAATATTTCATAAAATTAAAATTGTACTCTTTTTCCTGCTCCAGCATGTGGATATTTTTTATTATCGTATTGATAGTATATTAATTTTTTTTGGAATAACAATGTCCCATTATAATCACTTTTAAGATAATATGGTTTTTCTCTGCCCCAAATTTTTTCAGTTGGGGAACATACGGATTTTTTATTATCTTCAATTATAAATGTAATAGGAAGATCGTGATTTAAACTATATTTATAAGCTTCATGGAAAGAGCCAGTTTCAGCAGACATATCTCCAACCCAACACCAAACTTTATTTGTTTTATTTTTCAGCTTAATTGACATTGCGATTCCAGCTGCGATAGGCGGAATTCCTCCTACTATTGAACTACAAATAAATTTATATTCTGGTAAATTAGCGACCATAGATTTACCTTCCATAATATTTTGTTTTAAAATTTCTCTAGGTATTCCCTTAAGAAGACCTTGATAATGATTTCTCCAAGCGCAACATACCCAATCATTTTCAATATCAATTTTTTTAAAGATTTCCATCATAAAATCTTCATTTCCATGATAAAGATGAACTGGAGATTTAATTTTTGCAGAATTAAATAAATCAGCTATTTCTTGCTCAAAATCTATTAAGTATTCTTTTATCATGTCAATATTTAAATAAAAATATATCTTTCCAAGTATTATAACCATTTTTTATTAATTCTAAAAGCTTTTTTCTGTCAATTAATGTTGTTTCTGGATTCTTTATATTTGCTGTAACAAGATTAACTATATCTATATATTGAGTATTGATATCAATGCACTCTTCATAGTCTTCTTTCCATCTGCTCATCCAAGGAATTCTATTGAATTGAGGATCAAGAACTAATCTTGGAATACCCATTTGATAGGCAATATGACTTGGTCCATTACAAGTAAATATACCATAACAACTTTTCTTTAGATATTCCAAAGAATCACAAAAACTAGGGTTATTATCAATTAATACATTTGATGGAAAATTAACATTGAAATTACCAAGATTATCAATAGGTTTATCCCAAGCTTTAATTAAAGGAAAATATATCGTATAGTCTGGCAAAAATTCGGCTAATTGTTTTAATAGGATAGGTATATTATAATAAACATAACCTTCTGTGGTACTGCATAACCCGCAATAGATCATCTTTTGTTTATTGGGAAAATGTTTTACTAGAGATCTTGTTTTTTTAATTAAAGAGATGTTTAAATCATACTTCTTATAGTCTAGTGCTAATGGATTCCTATAAAGCAGATCTGGAACATTATATGTAATATTATTTGACTCATAATAATCTTGTATTTCTTTTATTAACGATTCGTCAGAAATTATGGCGTTTTCATGAGAATATCTTTCATCTATTTTATAAAGATCAAATTCACTATGAAAAATACTATATAATGGCTCAAAAACGCTTTGCCTCGTAGAGACAAGATTAATATGAGGTATGCACTTTTGCTTTAATAGATAAGATATTTGCAATGATAGGATACAGTCTCCTAGACCATGTCCACCTATATTTATTAAGTTAGAATCCACCTAAGTATTATAGGGGAATTTTATAAAAAAGTCAATCAGGAAGTATTTAAACCAATGTCAAAAGATATTTTAATCTATTTAAACTGCCAAGTATCTCATCTCGTGTATTTAATAAATCTGAATCTCGAGTTTCATCAAGCATATCATTTAATCCAATCAAAAATTCAATATATGAATCTGTTGCGGTACTAAAATTCAAATCAGAATAATTTGACATTTCAAGATTAAATTTAGAAGCGGCGATTACTCTGCCATATTTACCCATGTATGTTTCAATAAAAGTATCTATGCTTTGATCTAAAAGTTCATAAATCTTTCCAAAACTTTTATGTTGTGAAAATGAAGTTGTTTGCCAATGAAATATTTGATATTGCTTTTGCATTTGTAGCATTGTTGTTTGAATAAGTTCGCCTTTGCCATCTGTTTCTGCTTTAGTTTCAGTTTTAACTTCTTCTACTTGTTGTACTGAACCACAATTTGGCTTACCACAAGAAGCTGAATTTTCTTCTACTTTTACTTCTGGTGCTGGAGCAGTTACTGCTGTATTTGTTGGTGCTTCAACTTTAGTCTCAACCTTTGGAGTTTCTTGCGGTTTGTTCATATTTTTAATATCTTCTGTAAAATCTATTTCTATTTCGTTTGCTTTGCTTTTCTTTTTAGGATTCTGAAAGGTATTCAAGCAGATTGCTACTTTTTGATCTTGAGGTCTTTTAGGTTCACCTTCTTTATTTAAAAAATGCATGCAACGACCCATATAATCTGCTTGTTTTTCGTTGTCTTTTTTTGAAGGTATAGGCATATATACCATTACACATATTTTAATCTAGTGTAAGAAAGAATATGACCTTATCTACTACTTTAGTTTGTTTTGCTGTATTGGTATATATATATTATTTAGTAGAGAGAGTTAAGTAAAAATTAATAAATTTGATATTTTTGGTTTAAATAAGTTTCAACTTGCTGGCGTTCTTGAGTTGTTAAATCTCTATTGTAAACAATTACTTCGGCTATTTTAGAATTGAATGGGTCGTTGAAAGATCCACCTTCAAATATAGCTCCACCAACTCTCATATTTGTAATATCTGCATTGAATTCTGCTGAAAACGATTGCTCATTACTTCCGTTAAGCAAAAAAGAACCATTACTTCCATTTGTTTTTGTTGTTGAAATATACCAAGTATTGTTAGATGTTGGAAGACTAGCTAGAAATGTATCATCTTGGGGACTATAACACCACATATCATCTGTCCCATCTTTCCGCAGAAGTGGCAAAAGGTTTCTTGGAGTTTGGTAATCATTGTAGTCTATATTACTTTGTGAAAATGGTCTTGCATAAGTAGTCAAATTTGCTGATACAAACTTAAAAACAATAAATACAGTTTGCTGTGTAAAATTGGTTGAGGAAAATGATGCCGTTAAATATCTGCTTCCTGCAAAATCTATTACTGGTTTGCCATTTAATTCACTGCTAATAAATGTGGGTTCAGATCCAGAATCTGCAATCATATTGTTATTATTTCCACTCTGATCTGCCCAAGATGTTACTTTATCACCGAATGGATAAGTTCTTCCAGCTCCAGCATTATATAATAATCCTACTTCCGTTGCGGTTAAAGTTTTATTCCAAATACCAACTTCATCCAGAGATTGAGTTCCACCATATTCTTTGCCATAAGAAAGAACAGATCCATTTAAAGCGAATCCGTGCCAATCTGGGTGTTCATTACCAGAGCTAATTACTCCAGTTAAAGTTCCAACTAAAGAACCATTAATATAAAGTTTCATTGTTTGATTACCTAAATCATAAGTTCCAGCTACATGATACCAAGTGTCAGAATTTAAAGTAGAGTTCTGTTGTATAGTTTGAAAACTATTACCATCATTTTCATTTCCTGTTGCAATAGCAAACATAATTCCCGCCAATCTTTCATATGGATCATCTGGAGCAATATTTTCAAAATAAAATCCAAGACTACCAAAAGCACTACCTAGTATTACAAATGGAGTATTACCATCTGGAATTTTAATCCAAAAAGAACAGCTAAAATTTTGAGGATTTGTTGTTTGATTTAATATTTGCTCATTTGTAAATAATCCTTTTGAGCCCTCTTCAAAATAAAAACTATTATTAATTATTCCAGATGAGCTTGCATATCCATACTCACTAGCATTAAATGTATAATTTCCAAGATCTGCTGGTATATCAGATAATCCACCATCATTATCACATTTCCAATATGCAAGAAGATTAGACATTAGAGTCGATTGTTCTGTTATATTTACTCCACCATCTGCTTTTAACCAAAGAAATAATCCACCTAAACTTGATGGAAGAAAAGGTGTTCTTGGAATTTTGAAGGTTGTATTTTTTTTAAGATTTAAGTTTGCTTGTTTTTTAATACTAAAAGCCATAAATTATATTACACTACTCTTTTAAATAATTTTTGATATCTTTAATTAACTTTTGCCTCTTATTGCGTTCTAGTACTGTAATGAAAGTAGCTAATGATATTGGAAAAAATATCCTAAGAAAAAACTGAAGGTGATCTTCTTTACTTAATAAATCAAAGTAATTAATATAAAGGTCACTTAGCCCCCAAACCGTAAAAAGCATCGCTGGCACAAATGATATAAAAAACAACCTATCATAAGATTTTAAATCTTTCCACCAGTTCTTAATTTTAATTGCCATATATGGGCTTACACCATATTAAATAGGAGTTGCTTCTTTAGGGTTTGGATTTGAATTTACTGGCGGAACATTCTTTTCATTTTGCTGTTGCTGTATAGCTTGTTGAACTTTTTGACTTTGCTGTTGTTGTTCTTGGTTTTGATTAAAGTCTTTCATCTTTTGAGCTTGATCGTTATTAGCGGCAGTTTCTTCTTTCGCTAAATCTGATACTTCATCTTTCTTTTCTTCTTTTGGCGCTTCTTCTTTTTTATTATCTAATTCTTTTGATTCAACTTCTACTGATCCACCACCAGCTGGAACATCATAACTTTTGCCCATGATATCAAAAGATATTGGAACTGAATGTCCAGAGCTAGTTAAGGTTATCTTGCCATTTTTATCTTTGTTGATTGATATTTTGATTTTATCCTCGGCATAAGAAGTTTGAATTAAAATTATGGCTAATAGTATATATATTAATTTTTGCATAAATTTGTCCTTAATCTTATTTGTTTCATCATGTATCCAACCATAACATAGTATTGATTTGTATCTATAACTGGTTTTGGTTTTTCTTGTAAACTCAATATCCAAGGTTGACTATTCTCACCTATTGGTTCTGCTCTACATACAAAAGATGATCCTTCATCAACTGGAACATATTCAAAATCAAGACCAAGATTATGTTGTTTTATAGGTCCAACATTTTTTGTATAGAAAAACGCACAAACGGCACCGATTGGAAATAACATAAAATAAAACAATAACTCTGATCTTATAAATGATTTCATTTTTCAATTTGACCAGATGCAGTTTGTATATCTAATTTATTTGTTGTTTCTTTTAAGGCTATTGAACCTAAAGCTGTTATAATTAATAAAACTATAAGAGCTATAGAATAATGAGTTTTCCTTTGAGTTGCCTTTTGTATTCTATATTGTTGAAAATTATTTATAAAATCTTCGGTATCTTTTTTAGATGGAAGACTTTTTTCATAACTATGCAACAATAAATTTTTCAATTGATTATCCATTTCTTTTAGATATTCTACGACAAGCAAGTAAAGAAATCAAACCAATTCCAAATAATTGTATCGCAGATGGTTCTGGAACATTAGCAACAACGCTAACTATTCCATCTGTTGTAAATGAACTAGTATTCCAACTTAGATCACTTGAATTTAAAGTTGGTAATGCAACATCTAGTTTTGTTATATCAAAATTTGTAGCATCAATACTTCCAAAGTTAAATAGATCATATGAATCTCCACTAGAGAAATTATAAGTATCTAATACTTCAAATGTAAAGTTTGTACTTGCTCCAAGAGTTAATAAATTAGTAACATTGATGGCATCATAGGTAACTCCTCTTGTAGTGGGCGCGCCTATTTGAAATGCAAATGTTCCATTACTTCCATTTAAATCATAAGCGGTAAGCAGACCCGGACTATTGCCCGGAGCCACAATACCACCATTTAAAGTCAAGCCTTGTACGCTACCAGAGCCACCTAATGTACCTCCTGTATTTACTATAACATCTCCTGCAGTTCCATTTATTGAAAGTAAACTTCCATTAATTGTAGTACTTCCAATAGTACCACCTAAATTTACTGTAGCAGTTCCAGCGTTTACAATAGTTGTTCCAGCTGTACCAGAAA